ATTGGAACAAAACAGATTGAAGCAGAACCTATGACAAGAGGTGATGCGTGGGGAAAACATCTTCTTAGAGAAAAACCGTCAACGGAAAATTTTGATGATGAGGGATATCATGTCCGTTATGAAGATGGATATGAAAGCTGGAATCCTAAAGATGTATTTGAAAAGGCATACAATGTAGCTGATACACCTCTTGACCGTATGTATATCGAATATAATGAATTGATGGACAAACATAATAAGTTAGTCCTGTTTCTTGGCCGAAAAGATGCTGTTGAAATAGCTGGTGAAAATCAGGTTGATTTAATGGAGTTGCAAAAAATACAGATGCACGACTACCTTATTACCCTGAAAAAACGTATCGACTTAATGAAGAAATAAATATTGCCATACGGTGGTTTAATGTCTGCCGTATGGCTCAAAACAGATGAGAAATGAAGAAAAAGAAGCTATATATCAGTCTGCCAATTAGTGGCTTCTCACTTAACGCCGTTGCTTTGGAAGCAAAAAGTTACAAGCTAATGTGGGAAGAGGAAGGTTTTGAGGTTGTGACACCTTTCGATTTATCCACAGATAGCGAAAAACCATACTCCTATCACATGGGTAAGGATATAGAAGGGCTATTGGAATGTGATGCTGTTTATTTTGCGCCTGGTTGGGTTGACTCAAAGGGGTGTAATCTTGAATACGCTGCCGCTAAAATTTATGGAAAAACAATTTATACATAACGATATAGAAATGAGCCTTGGGCGGCTTTGTAAAACCCATAGAAACAATGATGAAAAGAATAATTACTGTCCAAGATATGATTAACGAATTAATGTTAGTTGTTAATAAGGATGCTGAAATAAATATTGTAATGAATACAGGAGATTATCAAACTGAATACATTCCAGATTTATATGATTTTTCCGTCATTGATTTTACTGATGTACATCCTGATGATGGAAACTCGGAAAATAAAGTGGTAATAGAAATGTTTCGTTAAAAGAGAAATAAATAACACTCAAAACATAAAAGAAATGAATACAACTTTTGAAAAATCGGCTAATAGTACCGATGAATGGTACACACCGAAAGAAATTATAGACGCATTGGGTGAATTTGATTTAGACCCATGTGCCCCAGTAGCCCCCCCTATAAAACGGCAAATGTCATGTACAACAAAAATGACGATGGATTAAAACAGGAATGGAAAGGTCGCGTTTGGTTGAACCCATCTTATTCCCGTCCTCTTATAGAATGTTTCGTTAAACGGATGGCAGAACATGGAAACGGCATTGCTTTACTTTTCAATCGTTGCGATTCAAAGATGTTTCAGGATGTGATATTCGAGAAGGCAACGGCAATGAAATTCTTGCGTAACCGAATCAGATTCTTCCGTCCAGACGGAACTCGTGGAGATTCTCCCGGCTGTGGTAGTATTCTCATCGCTTTTGGTGAGGATAATGCGGAGGTAATAAAAACTTGTGATATTGCAGGTAAGTACGTTAGAATAAATTAGAGCAAAACAAATTAGAAAGGAACTAATATGGGAAAGAATATCAAAGGTCTTGCTGGTTCAACCATCTTCACTCAAAAGATGGTTGAACAAATGAATGGCATAAACAAAAACAATAAAGGGAAAGCATCCCCAATTTATATACCAACTAAAAAACGGAAGTAATGGAAGCTAAATTTAGGATTGGAGAAAAAGTAAAAATAGTCAATCATCCATATAAATCTAAGATTGGCAAAGAGGTTGAGATAATTAACCTCCATCATTCTTATTTTAATCTACAAAAGGGATATATGGATGAATGGTTATACAATGTATGGGATGGTGCGAAATCTTTAGGATGGGGGCACCTGAGTGCGACTTGGTAATTAATAAACCTTCATAACAAATTAAAAATGAATGGAATCCACCTGTGTGAAAGATGTAAATATTGCACGCATTCACCCAATTTATTTCAGCCATATTATTGGTGTTCGTGGTTTGGGAAAGAAGTAAAAACACCGATTAACAGATGTGATAAAATAACCCTCAAAAAAGTAAAAATGAACAAAGAAGAATTTCAGACAAAGAAAAATGATATTGATTCAAAAATAAGGGAATTGAAAAATCAGAAAATTCAGTTGGAAAAGGAATACATTGAATCCAACCAAGTATTCCCTGTTGGAAGCAAGGTCTGTATAACGGTCCCAGCTCATGAAAGGAACAATGAAAGTATATTGGTTCCCGAAGCGAAGAAGTTAGCCTATATTGCAGATTATGAGATTGATGATAACGGAGAGGTTGTACCCTCTTTAAGACAGTTGGATTACAATGGGGGCATGTCAGCAATACCTTTATTTGTTAATTTAAAGAAGGCTATGATTAAATTGGTATGAAAGAAATAATAGATGAACAAATGGTTATGGATGAAAAAGAACAATTAGCCATTACTAGAATACAAAAATTCAGTAAGATAGCTAAAACAATGGGGTTGGAAGTACATTTGGGTTTTTCGGGAGGAAAAGATAGTCAGGTATGTTATGACCTTTGCAAACGTGCCGGGATACCGTTCAAAGCCTTTTTCAACCATGCCTTTGAAAATAATATTACATTAAGGTTCATAAAAGAAAACTATCCCGATGTAATATGGAGGCGTGATTATAAATTCGGGTTTATACAAAATATATGGAAAAACCACAAATCCATCCTTCCTACTGTACAAATAGCTTATTGTTGCAAGGATTATAAGCACAATCCTAAATATGTGGATGCGTGCAGTATTACGGGAGTAAGGAAAGCTGAAAGTAGGAGTAGGAGTAATAGGACGGCATTTGAAGCGAAAAACAAAACGACTTTAAAGAAAAATAAAGAATTGTTTGATTCCTATTTTGAAGAACATTGTCAGTCTATTGGTGCCGCTTCCATCATACAATTAAAGCCTATTATAGATTGGACGGATAAGGATGTATGGGATTATATCCATAAATATTCATTACCTATAAATCCCGAATATGATTATTGCAAAAGAGTTGGATGTATTGTTTGCCCGAAAGCAAATTTCAATAGCAATTACATAGGACTTATGAAATATCCAAAACTTATTGATGCCTTTATTTCTGCAAGAGAAATGAAGAATGACATTGATTGGTTTATTGATATTGATAAAACTGATTATTCCAATGATAAATGTTATTATATATGTCGGTGGTTAAATCATTCCTTCATGCCGTTCACAAAGAAGCAGGAAGAAAGGTATAAACAGGTAAGAGAAATATATGATAAATTACATAACAAATAATTATGGCTATTATAGGAATTGACTTTGACGGAACAGTCGTGACACACGACTTTCCTAAAATCGGCAAGGATATAGGTGCCGTGCCTGTATTGAGAAAATTGGTTGATAACGGACACAAACTTATCCTGTTTACCATGAGAAGTGATATTGATGAGGTGACTTCCGATGATTACAACATACATAAACAGGGAGGGAAATACCTGTCGGAAGCCGTACAATGGTTTATGGACAACAACATTCCCTTATTCGGTATAAACGAGAATCCTGAACAGCATACATGGACACTATCGCCCAAACCTTATTGTCACATATACATTGATGATGCGGCATTGGGATGTCCGTTGAAATATAATGTAAACCTGTCAAACAGACCGTTTGTTGATTGGATGGAAGTAGAAAACACTCTTATAAAAAGAAAACTTATATGAACAATTTTAAATTATATATCGCCCGTGACGAAGGCAAATGGGATGAAGATGTACAAAAGGCAGGAGAACTGAACCTGTTCTATGATACCCCAGAACTTCTGTTTGATATAGACAAACGAATATCATATTGGGGTAATTCCCGAAAGATAGCGAATATTCCCTCTTACATGTATCCGCAAGTCAAGAATAAGGAGTGTTATGTTTTCAACAATCTTGAATTATACCAAAGTTTTTAATTTATGATTTACTACAAGATAACCTACAAGGAAAGTGATTTGTACAAGAAACTGTATGAACAAAGAACAATGGAACTTGAAGCACATAAACAGAATCAAGTGACACTTGCAAAACTCATACCCTACAAATGGGATATCTATTCGGGCCATCGTGACAATTCTTTCAGTAGAATTCCACGATACTTCGGATTCAAGTTTGAGAATCCCGAAGAAGTGGATATGAAAGTGTGGAAACGTGATCCAAACCATCCCGAAATATTCATTCCCAACAAGAGAACGAAAGCGGGAAAGGAAATGCAAAAGGCTATTTCCAATCTCAAATGTTTCAGCTTCATGAAGATCATGGATATACTTGATATAAAGGACTATTGCGGACGCTATGTCATCCCTACCCTTGAAATAGCAGGTGATACTATCCTTGTGTCAGTAGATGATAAACATAAACTCACACAACAAGATGCGATAATGATAACAATGGACGAGTTTTTCAATATCCTTCGTTCGGAAGGATTTACCATAGAATAATTGATTATCTTTAAAATAAAAACGCATTATGGAAATAAAGGCAAAATTCAATATCGGTGATACCATCTACTTTATGTATGACAACAAAGTATGTAATTCACCTGTCTGTTCGATATCTGTATGGATTGGAAGTCAATCAAAAGAAATTGAATATTCCGTAGGTTGGAACAAGGACAAGATATCAATAACAGAGGATAAGTCCTACGCTACCAAAGAAGAACTGATTGCATCCCTGTAAAAATGAGGGTATTTTCTTATCTTTGAGCAATAGAAAGATATTTTATCTCTAATTGCGCAATGGAAGATAAGAATAAAAAATTAATCAGAATTAATGACTGTGGCCCCTATTTCCTGAAAGGTGGCGGTAACATTTATGACACCACCATATTCAAGCAGTTTTTTGAATCGGATGATTCACGTGTGCTTGGATGGGCGGAGAACGTATATGACAAGCTGGAGAATGCCAACATTCTTCCAGCTTTCATACGTAAAAAGGATAATGAGGATTTTCGTGCATTATGGTTTACCGTGGCGAAAATGTTTGCCTTCATAACCATATATGCACGACAATTCAATGAGATTGGCACGAACAAGATTCTGTTTGAAGCGTTTATCAATAACAAGGGTCTTGTTACCAATCTTGTCGATTCACAGGAACAGATGGAATACCTGTTCAACAACTACCTGGAAGAATATGCCAAGCGTGGCAAACTCGATATTGTCGGCATGTCGGGCGATATTCTCGGTGAGTTCCTGCGTCTTATACGATATTCCGACAAGGACGAGTTCATATTCGCTTTATTGCAGTCCGAAAACACGGGATGGTGTCTTGGATGGTCCTCTCCTACATGGGAGAAAACGCAGCTTGTCGCAAACGTCACCAAGGCATACGAGTTCACAAAGGATATTGTAGATATATCCAAATATCCGCTTCTTGGAAGCAGCTTCGTATATCCTGTACAGGACCGTAACGGGAACGATGATATTGTAAACGGTATCACATTTACAGGGCAGCAGCCTGTCGGCATAGACGGAACGCAGGACCTGTCCAAACTGATTGTGGTTGACCCGAACCTTTCCTACGAAATAAGTTTCTTTCTGAAAAAGGCTTCCGATGCACCGTCACTTGTCAAATTCGGTGTTGTTGGATATAATGAGGACAAGACACAGACGTTCGAGATGCAGGTCATGGAAAACGGTGGATGGGCCGCACAGGGAAGCAATATGTTCCATACGGATGAATACCTTGAACTTCCCAATGATAACATGTATTATTATATACGTGGCATCCTTTTCTCTACAAACGAAAGATATTACAACGCTCCTGCACTTACATTCCCTTCGGGAAGGGCACTGTCGCTTCCATCTGATGTAAGATACATAGCCGTACAGATTATCCAGGAACGTTCATCCGTTGACGATACCTATGTATATCTGTATGATTTCAAGGTAAAGCCATTGTATCTTCCTTTCTCACAGGGATATTTTGGTGAAAAGAACATCATAGCGACTTATTTCAAGAATAACTCCTATCAGTCAAAGGATTCTCTTGACGAATATACCAAGAACTTCCTTGTATCGTACAAGAACGTATTAGGAAGTGAGATAATCCCGTTCTATGAAGGAGAGAAGGTCTACAATATCTGTTTCAAGGTATTCTCAACCAAGTACATCTACTTGCAGGATGCCACGATAGACATATTCGGTCAGTCATTCAAGACGGATGTAAACGGTGAATGTGTCATACAGCTTCCCAAAGGTGAGTTCGTATATACGGTAACGGCCAAGGAAGAACAGTTCCAGCCCTATAACTCCGTTCTTAATGTCAATCAGGACACGGTACAGTACGTTCAGATATTGGGTGATTCGTTCCAATGGACAGTGACATTCCAGGTAACGGGTGTTGATGATGCCCCGTTACAGGGTGCCACCATCACCATGAACAATCAGACACAGATAACAAGCACAAGAGGTATCGCATTTTTCAATGTGTTCAAGGGCGATTATTCCTACAAGGTATCGGCAGACGGTTACTATGATCTGGAAAAGAATATCAATGTACAGGCTGACACGTTGGAGAATGTGCAAATGGAGGAAGTTCCATACAAGAACGTTTCATTCCGTGTGCGTGATGGCGTTGAACCCGTTGTGGGTGCCACCGTTGTTGTGAATGTGGATGATGTGGATCAGACGGGAACAACCAATGTAACGGGTGTTGCAACAGGATTTGTAATGAAGCCCGGCGCATATTCCTATGTCATATCCAAATCGGGGTACATAACCCAAAGGGCCGAATTTACCATACAGGACAATGCGGTCATTGATGTTAACATACAGAAGATTCCCAAATACAACGTTACATTCAATGTAACCTACAATGACCTTCCGCTTGAAAATGCCTTTGTCACATTCAATAGCGTAACGCTTAGTACGAACAAGCAAGGGCAGGTTACGTTCTCCGAAATAAACGGTACATACAACTATACCGTTTCCAAGGATGATTTCCTTGACGAAACAGGGCAGGTTACCGTCAATGGTGCCGATACTTCCAAGACGGTTGCCATACAGCCTAAAATGTACAACCTTTCATTCCATGTCGTGAATGGCGTGAATCCCGTTGTGGGTGCATCCATCATGGTAGGAACGGAAACAAATGTAACGGATGATAAGGGGGATGCCGTATTCATCCGTCCGTCCGCAACGTACAACTGGACCGTTACCGCTCCGGGAATGTACAAGAAACAGGGGTTCACTACCATAAACAAGAAAGATACACTTGAAACGGTTGATATGATGTTCGTTACCTATGATATCACATTCGTGGTACGTTCAGCAGGACAGCCGTTAAGAGGTGCTTCGGTAATACTTGATTCACAGGAACTTGTAACGAATACCAACGGACAGGTTGTATTCAACAAACGTGCAGGAGAATATGAATATTCGGTATCTGCGGAAGGGTTTACAGGACAGGACGGAAAGATAACTGTTACAAATGCCAACGTACAGCAGAATATCGAACTTACCATGATAACAGGTAATCTCACCGTCAAGGTGGTAAATGAAAATAATGTTGCCATTCCCAATGCAACTGTTACAGTCAACAATGAAACCAAATCAACCAATGTAGAAGGTGTTGCAGGGATATGGACACTTCCACCCAAGCAATACAACTATGTTGTTGCAGCACCCAACTATAACGATAAATCGGGAGTTGTGACTGTATCAAAGGATGGAACGGATCTTACCGTACAAATGAAACTCTCCGTTGCCCCTACCTATGACATTACATTCAACGTATATTCGTCAGGGGCATCCATATCCAATGCACAGATATACATAGGAGAGGAACTTGTCGCCATCACCAATTCATCGGGTAATGCCATGATAAAGCGTGAAGCAGGACAATATACCTATCGTGTGGTTGCCAACTATTTCGAGCCTTATTCGGGAACGATAACCGTTGTGACCTCACAACAGGTCAACGTGAACCTTATCCGTCTTACATCCACCGTAAAATTCGTTGTAAAGGATATCGATACGTCAGACTTCATCACCAATGCCGTTGTATTGTTCAACAATGAGGTTCAGAACACTGATTCATCGGGAGAAGCTACGTTCCTGAATGTCGTGCAAGGACAATCTTTAAGCTATGTAATTACAAAACTTCCTCCGTACAAGAACGCACAGGGCACTATCCTTATAAATGAGATGGAAATGACCAAAGAGGTTTACATGGGTGAAATCACCTATTCCACATTCTTCAATATCAAGGACCCGTCTGGAAATGCAATGAAGAACGTTTCGTGTCAGATAGGAAGTTTCAGTGCCATAACAGGTGAGGACGGTACTGCGGTGATTGATGGATTAAAGAATGGCAATTACGAATACAAATGCTTTACCAACGGTTATGAATCACTTTCGGGAGAGGTTGTCATATTCAATCAGAACGCTTATCTCAACCTTATCATGTACAAATTAAAGGCGAATATCCTTGTTACCGTCAATGATACTCTCGGACAGCCTGTATCAGGTGCTTCCGTTACATCGGGAGATATTCATGGTGTAACGGATAGTACAGGACGTACTACATTGAGCGTTGATGAAGGTACATATACGTTCAATGTATCGCAAGACAGCTTCCTTAACGAAACATTCAACATAACCGTGGGCTCTGGCGATGCAGTGGAACAGACGGTGACATTCCAGGACTGTTGTTCCATTGATATACAGTTGTTGCAGCCCGGACGTATCACACTTCCTATTCGTGACAATTTTTCGGGAACACCGGGAGCATTAAGGGTAAAATGGGGTGATGGTTCGACAACATCAGCCATATCATACCATGACTATGCAGAGAACGGTGTGTACCGTATTGTTTTCAACTACAACAATACGGATAACGTTCTTTATTGGTCCTCTGATTTTTATGCGAACGCATTATTCAAATCCTCACTTCTTCGTGTCGTGTCATGGTTCCTGTCCAAGTCCACTGTCATGGAGAAAGGCGGGTTCAAGGATTGTACCGCATTTATGAGCCAACAGAAGTGGAACCGTTTCAATATCCGTGGTACTGCGGAAGAAATGTATATGGGATGTACGTCCCTTACAGGATATCCGGCAGGAAACCTGGGATTTGCAACCTCATGCAAGCGTATATTCCGTGAATCGGGGATGGCTTCTACTGTAAACCTTAGTGACGTGTTTCAAGATGTAACGGCTCCTGATTTTTCAGAAGCGTTCTACGGATGTAACATAATAGGGTTGACAGGTTCATTCCCACAGACCATATCCCTCTGCATAAGCATCTTTGAAAGCTGTCTTTCACTTGTCAACGTTGCAGTGGACATATTTACAGGATGCAAGCCTTCAATCGTTACAAGGGCCTTTGCCCTTTCGCGTGTTGAAAGTACGGTAAGCATGAATATAGCGACATCGGGTGACGCTTCCTATTGTTATTACGGATGCACTTCACTTTCCCGTATGGTGACACGAACCATTTCATCTACGGGAAACGTGAATCTTGCACATATATTCGACAGTTGCCCGTCACTTGCATCAACCGTGAATGCAGATATATTCGATTGTTCCACAACCAATTTCTCCCATGCGTTCTATGGATGTACCAAACTGAACAGTCTTGAAAACATCATACCGTCACAGGGGATTACAGGAACAGCCGATTACGCATTCTCTCTTACAGGCATCGTTACCATACCGTACAACATATTCACGGGAATACTAGGTAAGGATACGCTTCCCGTAACGTTTGCACATGGGTTTGAGGGATGCAGTGTCCTTACCTATATAGGAGGAAGTGACATTGATAACAACGACTGGACACGCTCACCGTTCTATGATACGAATATTACGGATATGAGTTACTGTTTCCGTAACTGTAAGATTCTCAAACAGAATCCCATGATGTTCAATGCTTCCGACAGTGTGACGGACCACTCCTATCTTAACATGCCTATATGGACTTGTACCAAATGGGATTATGCTTTCGAAGGATGCACGATGTTCGGTGACAATATAAATTCCTCTCCTACGCTTAGAATAGAAGGAGCGGAATACAAGATGTGGAACGTACATAATATACAGGGCAGTCATGCGCCCGCAGAAGCGGTGGGATGCTTCCGTAACTGTGCTGCACTTACAGACTTCTCTGTGATACCGTCAACATGGAAATAAACAATTAAAACATATTAGAATATGAACAGAATCAATTTCAACAGAAACATTTTCCTTGAAAAAGAGGAACTTGTAAACTTCCAAAAATTCCTCATGGGAACACCCATGTTCAAGGCGTTGCTCACCGCAACGGCATCATTCGGACTTGTAACAAATGATCCGTCAAAATTTGATGCAGAACTCTCTTCCGCTGGCATTAAGGTAAATGACCCGTTCCTGGTGGAGAAAGGTTCGCAAACAGGTACGTTGAAGGTAAATTCGGGAATGGCGGTTGACCCGTCAGGAAACATCATTAACCTCGAATCCTTCGTTGACAATATATCCATTCCAAGTGACGGTAACTATTATTGGTTGGCCGTAAAATACGTGGAGCGTAACTTTGAGGACGGATATGTGTCTATAAATCAGAAGGGTGCCGTTACAGGAACAGTCGATTTTAGCGGCAAGGTAAGAGGACAATCGAGCAAGACACCCGTATCCATACGGTTTGTCAAGGATGATGGTTCAGAACCGTTGAACAAGGGTACATACGAGATTGTGCAGATTGTGGATTCAAACAACCTTATCCTCACATCCAACATCACGTTTGAAGCGGAAACCAACCTGCGTGTGATAGTGTTGGGTACATTGCCGCTTGGAAAGGTGTTCACAGATGATCAGTTGAACGGTCTGTACACCTATTCGCACTATCAGTTCGACATGATACGGGAGGAAGAAACATCGGTTGCCCCTGCAAAGGATGATAATCAGTTCTTCATTTCACGTGTCAAGAACGCTTCGGGAATTGTTACGATAGACAATTCAATCCAACGTGAATACTGGACATTGGCCAATTTCGTTTCACAGAACAAGGGATAGGAGGTTGACATGAAACTCTATTATACCACAACTGAAAAAAGCATGGCGGAGCAACAGAATCCGTCAAAATCACTCGGAGGATATCAATCGTCCTCCGAAGTATTGAATGACGTGATGGGAAACCTGTTTTCCGATATATCGCTCAATATGATGAAAGACGGCAAATCCACGTTCCGGGCCATTGTCCTTATGAATGATTCGGATGCCGAATTGAAGAATGCCACATTATGGTTTTCCAATGGCAGCGAGAACAAGGAAGCACCAGTACAGGGATTGTTCTTCATAGGTGCTGTCGAGATGTACAAGAATGAAAAGGACGAATGGATAACATCATCCATCCCCAATGAATCATCCCGTCCTTACAGCATCAGCTTCTCGGAAGCGACAGAGGAATATCCCGTTACGATAGGCGATCTGCCGTCAGATGCCCATATCTGCCTGTGGATAGAAAGAAAGATTGATAAGGAAGCATGCAAGACCGATTACGATACGGTTGCGGAACAGATTCCTGAAAATCCCCACAGATGGAGAGAGGTTGAAAAGGAAACCGAAGAGAAGATTGAACTAAACATCGTCTGGGATGATTAAATAACACCTTTTCTTTCATTTTCCATGGCCCGGCATTGATTCATATATTGGATTGTGCCGGGCTTTTTATTTCGACAATAACCTATTTAAAACCAATGAATTGTACGTGAAATAGGAGGTGATTTTTAAACACCCAAAATGTCAATTTTCTCTATATAATGGTATGAACTTACACCAATGTCCGCACTGGACATTTTCAGTGCCAAGCCCTGAAACTTGCGACATTCATACGGTGTAAGTTCATTACCGTTTTGCAGGAAAACGGAAGGTAGAACCTTAAACCTGTTTCCGTATGGACGGAATAGGAACTTCGGTTTTTGGTGGTAGGGCTTACTCCTATTGCATACAATATAATATAGGTATGGGATGGATGATGGAGATCCTCCTACTGAATAACGATAAAAAGAAGAATAAAAAGAATTTTCTCCGTGTCGCCCGACATGTCCAGTTTTCTTATAACTCCAAATATAACCCAGCGAAATACGTATGTTAAAAAATCGTAGAGTTTTCGTTTGAAGGTGGACTGCATTTGGAAACATGGGTTGAATAGTGTATCTTTGCAGTGAAAGATAACGCATATTAGTTTTTTTGAATATACAAAGAAAAGAGAATTGCTTGTGAAAGTCGTTCTCTTTTTTTATTTTTGCATTCAGAAATTCAAAAATAACTAATATGAAAAAGATTAATATAACATATCATTTTTTTTTAGTAACAAACTTCTTCCTAACTTACCCAACAAGGAAGGGTAATAAAGGAAATTCAAATAACTACCTAACACGCGATTACTTCTATGGTAATCGTTCCTGCCTGGAAGATTCAATCAAAGCATATACTCAACTTGGGAACCGTGCCATAAAAGATACCGTCAAATGGTTTTTGGATCGTGGTCTTATTGAACGCATGGAAAGTGAAAGAACAGGTAAATATTTCCGTATAAACATCAGTAAAATACATAATTTGTGCGATAAATTATTTGAAAATAGTGCATATATATTGGTTCACACTCCTATTGATAGGGTTTTTGTAAAATATATGGCTGTCTGTGGGGCAAGTGAGTTTAGTGTGATAGATTGGTTTTTCTATCTGTGGATCCTTAGAAAAGATAATTTCCTAAAAAGCGAAAAGAATGTCAAGGGGTATGCCGGATTCTACATGTCACCGAAAACCATAGCAAGACAAATGAGAAATGAAGGTCTTGTGTGGGTAACTGATTCAATTATAAAGTATTTCTTTGAAAAAATGGAGAAGTTTGCAGATGGTGAATTTTACCGTGAATCAATTGGAAGGCAATATTCTCGCCAATGGTATAAGACAATCGAGAAATATCCCGCACATAAATTTAGAGAGATTCATGGAAATAAGATGATAACCAATATTCCTTCTAAAAAATTCATGCTATCATTGATTTATAAAAAGACACGGCAAGGTGATTCCCGTAAGGGCGACATTGCATTACAGAAAAGCAAGGGTGTCAGTTGTAAGGAAAACAAACTTGTAAATCGTCATACAAAATTATGTAAATTACTGAAAACCAAAAACTTGTCTGATATAAAGGATTCCGCTGATTACTATTGGAAAGTGTTGAGTGCTCCTTCCTATCGTATGAAAAAGAAAAAGGTTTTTTTGGAAAGGAGCCTTGATATACTTGAATCCCGTTACGAACGTAAACAGGAGGAAAGACTTGCTGAAATGCTTGAAAATCATTCCTATGCAGACAAGTTCTTCGGTTTAAGCAAGTTCAAGTTCAAGCTAAAGTATCGCAACTACTATACAGGAAAAGAAGAAACTTATACCGTGTTCAAGGATGATGACGGTATTCTGAAAGAAACGTTCCCCGATGCAAGATGTATCGGGCGCAGACACTATAAAATCATAGACGGTAGACGTGTCCTAGTACGAAAGGTATTTAAATGTGACGTATCGGGTGGCTATATCATAGATAGGGAGGAATACATATCCCGTTCCGTTCTGAATGACTTTAAATTCGTTCACTATACACTTTATGGAAAGAAAAAGAATAGGGCAACATATAATTTTGAGAAGGAGTTTGTGGCATGATTTCAATAGAGGATTTCAAGAAGATAACCGAATACCTGTTTGAATGGTGTTCCCCCACGGGATTCAGCAAGGAATGGTCACGCAAGGAAGATGAAAGAATAGAGAAGTTTCTGGGAACGTGCAATATTGACAGCACGATTCTTTTATTCGAGTTCATGTCATGGGTATTCCTGGAGAGGAATAGGATAAGGAAAGGAAGTTTACCCTCTATTACACACCTTACAGGAGTAAGAGCTGCACAAAGATATTTTGCCGATACGGAAGAAGCAAGGAAAATAAGGTACTTCAATCAAAAGGATATATATAAGAGAGGATGGACCAATCCTATAAGGGAAATATCTGAAAATGTGTTCAACAAGGAGTATTTCAAGAAACTTAGAGATAGATTCCGTTCAACGGGAAGGCTCGCTCTATGTGCCGAATATTTACCGTATATATTTGATTCAAAGGATTGTAGGGGATGTGAACTTGCAAGTATCTGCCAAAAGATGTTGTAAAACATAAAAGTCTTTTTATAAAAAAGTGCTTAGTTTTTATGGGATTCTCAAAATGAATCCCTATTTTTGTTTCCGAATTAAAAACTTATAGTTATGGAAACATTTAATCAATCGGTAAAACTTGTGAATCCCGTGGATGATTTTCCTGCAATGGCGGAGGAATTGTACGGACTTAATTTCATGGGAGAAGTTAATGTAGGAAACATAGAGGTATTTTGCGTGAACCACGAATGTGAATCTCTTCTTTTTCATTTGACAAATTATGTAAGACTTGATGATAGGTCTATTACGTATGATATAGTCCAGTCTTTACCCCATGTGGTATTTTCACATAATGAAGATCACTTTGTTGTGGCAGCCATTCCTAGCATACATGCCATGGTAAAGAACAATATGACATTACGAGAATTTTGCAGAATGAATACGTGTACCGTTCCTTCCGATAAGGATATAAAGCGATACACGTTCCGTGTGCAGGCTGACCCTGAAACGCTTTATTTCCTTTACCGTCTTGTTGGGTTTTCAATTGGAGTAGGAGAGATAATGAAAAAACCGTTCCCGTGCGAGTATGTGACCCTTAACGGGTTGCAGATAAGGGATCTTCAACTTTCATACGAGAGAGGGTTCTATGTTTCTTCTTTTAATTTAGAGAACATTATTCTGAAAATGAATGAAATCGTTTTCAGGAACAGTGAACGTGTGGAATGGGAAGAATAACAAAAGAAGTCCGTCCGTGTAAGTCTTGTGGCGATTCCTATCTGATATACGATCATAATAAATGGCTGTGCCGGGATTGTGCAAGAAAGAGGAAACAGGACAGAGTAAAGGAACTTTCGGGAAGAAGCGATTTTAATGACCTTAGAGATGTTTTTAGAGAGATATGGAATGAACGTCCACACTACTGTCAAAACTGTGGGAAATGGCTGGGAAACGAGCCGAAAGCCGTATTTTTCAGTCATATAAAGTCACGTGGCGCACATCCCGAACTTGCATACGAAAAATCAAATATATTGTTATATTGTTCCGAATGTCACCATAGGTGGGATTTTGGAGATAGGACGGAAATGAAAGGAAATAAGGAATGAACAGTGTAATAGGAAGAATATATGCAGGATATCCTGTAAACAAATTACCCGATAGGGATATATAGCAGTACGTTATTGAATATGAAAACAGTTATGGGAAACTGTCAAAGATGTTTGTGTCACAGAAAGGTTCTTATCCCGAAGATACACATCATCCTATAAGATTCAGATTTGATTTGATGATAGAAGCAATTCCCAAACAGAACCCTAGTGAATTTGGTCCACGGCATTTCACAAACGTTCATGTGACAAATGCGGTGCCGCTGTATAGTATAGAAGAGATTGAATATGAAAAGCGGTTTATTAAATCAAGAAAGTCATGAAATACATATTAGTAAGATTGGAGAATAACAATCAGCCTAAATGGAAACCTAAAGAGGTAAGGAAACTTAGGGTGATACGGGAAACGGAAGAGTTTTATGTGGTGGACGATGGAGAACCAGAACCTTCCCTATATTCAAAATCAATTGTCAAACTCGAAAACGTAATAGAGGAATGAGAATCAGAATACCAATGGTGTCACCCGATTTGAGTAATTGGGAGGACCCGAAGAAAAGACAGACAATAGTGATGAAAGTAATCGGAACAACCGAAGATGCCTTCCTAGTGATAGACGGATGGGATAATGAAACGTACCATTATCCTAAAGACATGGTATCGGAAGGAGATATTATATTGGAGGAAGGGGATGAATATGGAACCGTTTGAGATTCTTGAAAAACTTAGGGATGTACTTGATTCATTCAATTGCGAAACGGTCGTAAAGGCCCTGGACGATTACTTTGAAACAGGGAACACGGATGGATTGGAAGAGAAGATAGATGATTTGATAGAAACGACTTCCATACACAAGTTTTTCTATTCATTCCAAACACGTGATGGAGAGTACACAATCAAGAAACGTCTTATTGAAGCATTCATAAAACGACTTGACGAAAGCGGCAATCCTATCATTGAAATAAATCCGATAGAGGATTCCGCGGCACAGTTCAAAAACAATCCTATCAAGAATCTGGTGATGATATACAGCAATGAAGAATCAAGGGATTGTGAGTATGAGAAATTAAAGATAATGATGTTATAAACATGAAAAGAGTATTAGTATTAGAAAAAGCAACCACATCGGGAATCGTTCAGTATTTGAACGAGAACTTTACAAAGAAGAACGGGCAGGAATTTAATCGTAATGACCTTACATGGTTTATCAAGGACGGACGTTTGCCACGATACCTTGGTAATTTCGAGATAGTAAAGAACAATGAAAACAAATACTGCACACTGAATGTATATGACATTTGGCAGATAATTGAAGAGGATTAATTATGCAAACAGCACAGAAATATGTAATTTTTTTTGATATTGAGTCAGGGGGTATTCCGTCAAAAGATAAACTTGCTTTCTATGATATTCCCCTTATAGAAATATCATTCGTGGTAGTTGATATGCTGAAACTGGAAATAGTGGATAAGGTGGAAATCACATTCCCGTACATGTATTTTGACAACCTGGAATATTCCATGCAGGCACAGGAAGTCCATGGTATCACTCCTGAAATGCAAAAATCAAAGGCTGTTACATTGAAGGAAGCGCATAAACAGATAAAAGACCTGTTTGCCGAATACAAGAATCCTAGATTGAAATGTACGTTATGCGGACACAATTCGGTAGGATTTGATACTCCGTTCCTAAAAAATTTCTTTGAACACATGAATGACAATTTGGACAATTATGTATTGTTCAACGTAGATACAATGATGTTGGCACAATGGGCGGCTTTGGAACAGGAGAACTATAAATTGGGGACGTGTACCAATTTGTATGGAATAGAACTTGTGGACGCTCACCGCGCTTCTACTGATACAGAAGCAACAGCGAAATTGGGAATTGAGTTTATCAAGAAGTTACGCGGAGAAGGTGCTTCCGTTTCGGAAGGAGGAAAGAAAATCCGTTATCGTGAATCGTTTCAAATCGAAAAATAATGAATGTACTAAGTTTGTTTGATGGAATGTCGGGAGGTCAAATTGCACTTACCGAACTTGATATTCCAATAGATAAATACTATGCTTCGGAGATTGACAAATATGCCATGCAGTTTACCATACAGAACTTTCCTAATACGATACAGGTAGGTGACATAAGGGAACTTGATATAAACAAACTCGATAAGATAGATTTGCTAATCGGAGGAAGCCCGTGTCAGTCATTGTCTATGGCCGGGAAAAGAAAAGGTCTTTCAACAAAGGAGGGGGTAGATATTTTTGATTTGGAAATGTACCTTGAACTGAAGGAAAACGGTTTTGAATTTGAAGGACAATCCTATTTGTTTTGGGAATACATTCGTATTTATAACGATCTTCTTGAACGTGGCGACAATCCTAAATTCTTTCTTGAAAATGTAGAGATGGGAAAGAAGTGGGAGAGCGTGTTCAATGATATATTGGGAAGAAAGGGTATTCATATCAATTCTGCACTTGTATCGGCACAAAACAGAAGGCGCATATACTGGACGGATATCCATGACAATATTCCACAGCCGGAAGATAGGGGAATACTTTTAAAGGATATCCTTGAAGAAGAGGTTGATGAAAAATATTTCTTGTCTGACAAGATGATTGAATGCTTGAAGGGCAGGGTAAAGACGGGAAATGATCCGACATGTGTTGCGATGACAGCCTGCCTTACTCCAAAAAGAACCGAATATGAAAAAAAGATAAGAAAGGAATATGAAGCCGGGATTGTAAAGGAACAGATAAAGAACATCCAACGGCTTGAACCTAGGGAAGATGGAAAAACCAATTGCCTTACAACAGTACAAAAGGATAACCTGATAATTGTTTCGGGAACGATACGTACATTCGGAGGAAAACACTTCCGTGAAATTAAATCGGGTAAATCATGTACACTGATGGCAAGGGCTAGAAATGACGGAAACGCACAACCATGTGTTCAAATTGGTGCAAAAATTAGACGTCTTACCCCAACCGAGTGTGCACGGCTTCAAACCGTTCCTGAACGATATATATGGGATGGAATATCTGACACACAGCGTTACAAGATGCTTGGAAACGGATGGAACATAGAAACAATTAAACATATATTTAAATATTTAAGACGATGAATGTATTGAGTTTATGTGACGGGATAGCTTGCGGACGTATTGCACTGGAAAGAATGGGATATACAGTGGAAAGATATTATGCAAGCGAAATAAATGCTCCTTCCATTAAAGTGGCATTAAACAATTATCCTGATATTGTTGAATTGGGTGATCTAAAAAATTGGAAAGAATGGGATATACAGTGGAAAGATATTGATTTATTGATTGGAGGAACACCATGCCAGGATTTTTCACAGTTAGGGAAAGAAAAACTCAATTTTGACGGAGAGCGTTCAGGATTGTTTTTCAAATATGTTGATATACTTAATCATATCAGACAATTCAATCCTAATGTAAAATTCCTATTGGAAAACGTGAAGATGAAATCCGAATGGGCTAACATCATATCACAATATTTGGATGTTGATTATGTGTATATCAACAGTTCGGATTTTTCTGCACAAATGAGAGGAAGATACTACTGGTGCAACTGGAAAATACCTGCATGGAAGGACAAGGGGATATTGTTCAAGGACATCATCACGGACGGGTATGTGGAGAAAGACAAGTCGTGGTGTATGCTTGAATCATGGAACAGGTTTGCCAAGAACCCCGAATCACTGTTGAGAAGGTATAGGAAATCTCTTACACCATTGATATTCAATTCACCTGACTGTAATCCGAAAAATGGCTTTAGAACACCTAATATTACGGAAGCGGAAAGATTGCAGACCGTTCCAGAAGGTTATACCAAATCAGTGGAACCACATATAGGAATGGGATTGCTTGGAGATGGATGGACCGTGGATGTGATATGCCACATATTTAAAGGATTGAAAATATGATTGATTCTATTGATAAAAACGTAACCCTTACATCCTTGCAGGAAAGAAGGTTGTTTGATACGGTGGAAACCATCATATCCAAACTTCCCACAAAGGCAATAGATGAACTCACGACAGGGTATATGGGTGACATTGATGCTCTGATTCATTCGATGATGATGTCGGCAGAGAAAGCCATGTTCATAGGAAAAACCATTGATTCGGAAAGTTTGGATTACTTGGATAATCTAAAAGCGTCCATGGATTTACAGTTGAAAAAGATGTCGTTCAACTATTTCTGTACAACCGTGCTCTCCAACTTCCGCATGAACTGGCGTAATCTGGAACAGGGATCTCTGATGCAGCTATATCCTTGGAGTAGTTATCTTGCATCACGCGGAAGTGGAAAGTGCTTGGAACCAGGTACTTACGTTGTTATGGCTGATGGAAGTACAAAAATGATACAGGACATTAAGGTAGGTGATAAGGTGATGGGAATTGATTCAACACCAAGAACGGTACTTGAATTACATCATGGCATCGCTCCTATGTATAAGGTGAAACAATCCTATGCAATGGATTATGCAGTGAATGAAGGGCATCTTATTTGTGCAAGATATCTTAGAAGGGTTGAGGTAAGTAAAAAACCGCATAAATCCTATTCTGAAATAATATATAAGGAAATTCCTGTGCAAGATATCCCGAAACACCCTGGATATAGCCAAAAGAAAATTTCCGGGTACAGAGTTGAAGGATGGGATTTGCCTGAAAAGGAACTTCCGTTGGAACCATATTTTTTAGGGATATGGTTGGGGGATGGGTATTCACATAATTCTTGTATATCAAAACCCGATATTGAAATATATGAATATCTATGTGAATATGCTGAAAGACTTGGATTGAGTGTTGCCAGTTATAGAAATGGTTGTTACAAAAGAGGGTCGTTAAGGTCACAGATATATGATCCAAAAATTCCTAGGTATAGGGGAAGGAGTAAAAAATCAGATACCGTGTTGCCTTTAACAAAGATATTGAAGGATATGGGGCTTTTAAATAACAAGCATATTCCTGATATATACATGAGGGCATCCCGACAACAACGACTGGAATTGCTGGCAGGATTACTAGATACAGATGGTTGTTGTGATGCAGACAGGGCAAAGAGATTGGGTTTACCAAAAACAGGCAGGTCTTTTGAGTATTCATCCAAAGATGAAAAACTTGCTTATCAAGTACAACAACTTGCATGGTCACTTGGATTCAGATGTAAGACTGTAAAAAGAGAGTGTAAGAATATAAAAGTAAAGTCGAAGAAAAGAGGTGAATACATACTGAAAGATTATGTTTTTTATCGTATGAATATATCGGGTAAATTACATAATCTTCCCACCAGAATCAAAAGGAAACAGGTTCAGTATGTGGAACAGGTTCAAGATCCACAAGTATCTTCCTTGACTGTACATCCTGTGGGGGAAGGTGAATATTATGGATTTGCCTGTGACGGTGATCACAAGTTTTTACTTGCTGATGGAACTGTTGCACATAACAGTTATCAGTATTGTTATGCCTTTCCTTTATGGCGGTTATACGGCTATGATGTGCCACATTCATGGGATGATCCAAGGTATATGGTGTTCAACAATAATTACAAGGAAACCTCTCTCATATCATCTTCTATCCAGTTATGTAAGGCACACATGACAAAGATTATCAATGAGATAGATAACAACGAAATCATAAAGGAGAAGTTGAATCCTAATAATCGGGCCAAGATTGGTGAAATGGGCGTTCAGACTGAAACAGGTGCGATAATCCATATCAGAGGTGCCAGTTCTGCAATCCGTGGTTTGCATACCGGGGCATGTGTAGTGGACGATATGCCGGATGAATCAAGTCTTTACAGTGAAGAAGCACGGCAGAAGATAAAGGAACTTATCAAAGGTACGATTGAACCGACAGTGGAACCGTTCGGATATTTCATTATATCGGGAACACCGTTTTCCAATGCTGAATCGGACTTGTATAAGGTGATAAAAGCCGACAAGCGTTTCAAGTGTTTTGAATATCCTATAATTTTCCCCGATGGCAGACCGCTTGCCCCCGACAGATATACATTTGAGGACCTTATAAGAAAGAAGGAAGAACTTGGAACAACCGTATTTGCACGTGAGTACCTTGTTATTCCTATTGACGATAGTTCGTCTATATTTCCATACGATATCCTTAAACGTACTACGATAGGGATGGAAAATGTGGATTATGCAACGACTGTCGATAATTTCCCTATTAAAATGACACGGGTTGTTATAGGTGTGGATTTTGCCATATCAGGTAATATCGGAGCAGACTTTACCGTTTACTCTGTTGTTGGCATGGATGCAATGAAAAACTACTACCTAATCTATTACGAACGCCTTAAAGGTGCAAGTCACAATGAACAGGTGGATAAGATAGTGGTATTGGATCAGATGTTCAGACCTAACAAGGTGGTATGTGAATCCAACGGATTCCAATCCATTCTTGCAGGATTGGCAAGGGAACGTGGATTAATGAATATAGATACATTTACTACGACAGAAGGAAACAAGAAGGATTTACATAACGGATGGGCCAGTCTTGCAGCACTCTTTGAAAGAGGTCAGTTCAAGATACCATACAAGGCAGGGACAACAAAAGAGAAAACGGATTATCTGTTTTCCGAGTTTTCTTCCATTACATTCCGCTCTGACAAAGGGAAACTTGAAGCAGGGTCCGGTCATGATGATTGCGTGTCCTCTATATTCATTGCCTATCAGTCATTGAAAGAAGGTAAGGGAAGTGAACCTGTGGTAACAATGCTTTAATTTTAATTTTTATGGAAAAACTAAGTGCCAATTTCATACCCGAACTGTTTAAGATGGTATTTATGGACAAGGATGTGTTGTTCCTGTGCAAAAGATACCTGAAATATCAGTTCATCCCTAAAGAGATGCCGGGATATAAGGTTCTTCTAAGGGAAGCGGTTGCAATATATGACGATAAGAACATTATTCCCTCATTAGGGTTCATATCGCAGAAGTTCAGTGACAATGATGCTGTCCAGGAAGCTGTGGACGAGATAAAGGAAACAGATAAGCCTGATAAGGAATTGATAATAAGCCAGCTTGAAGCGTATGTAAAAAAGATACGCTTCAAGGAAATGGTAAACAAAATCCATGACCTGTACGAAGAAAACAAGGTCGAAGAAGCAATATTCACGGCAACGGAAGAATCAAAGGAGATACACGAAATATCCCTTAGAAATGCCGTAGGAAATTTCAAGAAGGTATTCCGTGGATTTGAGGAACGCATGAAACAGAACAGGGAGTTCAGGGAAAAGGATTCTACGGGAAACAAAGTGACGTTCGGGATAGATGTACTTGATGAAATTTCCTATGGAGGAATAGACAAGGGTGATACCGTACTGTGGATTCTGCGTTCGGGAGAAGGAAAGTCAACCGTTCTGAAATGGCATGGATACAGGGCCTGTATGGATGGGAAGAAAGTCTTGCACATACAGCTTGAAGGAGGTGTAAGTGCATGTCTTTCCAAATATGATCAAATCGTTACAGGGCATCCGTACATGAAAGTAAGAAAAGGTGAACTTTCCGAAAAGGAGATGGATTTGTTCAGAAAGACCGCAAGGGATGTGGAAACTCTTCTAGGTTCGGATATAGAGGTGTACGGGTTCGAGAAATATGGGGAAGCGTCCATGATGGAAGTACGCAATATTGTACTTGAATATTACAAGGCACATGGGTATTTCCCCGATGAACTCATACTCGATTCACTTGATCTTGCCATAACAGGAGAGAATGCACAGGTAGATACCAATCCTAATTTTCTGAAATACAGGTTACAAAAAAACGCACAGCGATTCAAGGATATATGCAATGAGTTCCATATAGCCGGAATAACAGCCACACAGGCTTCCAATGTTCCTGTTGAAATATGGAACAGTCCAGACAGGGTAATTGATCGTTCATATACGGAAGGTGACAAGACGCTTGTAAAAACATTCTCCTATGTGTTTACAGGAAACAGGACGCAGGCGGAACGTGACAATAACAGATTGCGTATCTATACGGATAAGTTACGTGACTTTAAACAGGTAGGGAAAACATATCTGATAGCCACCAATTATGACAAGGGGGCGTTCTATAATGCCAAGGAAACCATTGCCATGTCCGGCTATCTGAATCCCATTGAGATTCAGAAGGTACAGAAGAAAGAGAAATTGAAAAAGGAAAACCGTGTAAAGAATGATGTATAGGATATGGCTAAGATTGATGTCGATGAACTTAAAGCCGAACTGAATCTTACCCCTTTTGGAGCACAGGGGTGGATGCAGAACAAGAATGAGCCATGCGCATTTTGTGGCAGGGGTGGCAAATGGGGGTTGCTGATAAACAAGGAGGATAATGTGATGGTGTATCACTGTTGGTACTGCAACACAAAAACCTCTCTATTCAGCTATCTGAAAAAGATAAACCGGACAGATCTTTGGCACAAGGATTTTCAGAATACCTTGAAAAAAGACAGCCTTCCTATGTTTAATGATGAAAATGATGATGAGGATGAAGATGGTGAACTTCCCGAAATGGAACTTCCTAAAAGACTTGAACTGCTTCCTGTTGATAGTGACCCTTATCTGAAAAGACGTGGATTCACGGAACACCATTACAGGTTGTTTGAACCGTCTGTAACCAATTTTATTCTTGAAAGAAAATTAAGGGATTATATCATATTCAAGATAAAGATGAATAACAGGGTAGTTGCATGGTTGGCACGTTCAAGAAAATCAAAGGAATTTCATATACAGAATCTAAAGGATGCAAAGCAGGGAAAAGCAAGGTTGCAGTTAAGATACGAGAACAGCAAGACTAATTTCCGAAAGATAATAGGTGCATACGACAATATAACCGACAATACACAATGTGTTATTGTGGTGGAAGGACTGTTTGACTATATCAATGTAGATAATAAGCTGCATTTACAGGATTCGGAAGCCGTAAGATGTTGTTTTACGTTCGGAAATTCCATATCAAGGGAACAGGTTGCCTTATTGAAAAAGAAGGCGGGAGTGAAGGAGATAGTTATCATGTATGACCCTGATGTGACGGAAAATATTGCTTCGGCTGCAATCACTGTATCACGTAGTTTTGAAACATGGATAGCGTTATTGAAAAATAAGAAAATAGATCCAGGAGATGCAACTGAAAATGAACTTTGGGATGCACTTGATAATCTTGCTACTCCGTTTGATTTTTTCAGTAGATTGATTTAACTTTGGGGAGATGTCTAACTTTAATTATTGCAATAAAAATGAGCGAAGATATTGAAAAAATGAACCGTCTTTCAGTGGGTGAGTTCATTGAACTTCTACAAATGGAATTTATATCAAGAAAAATGAGAAGCATTTTCTATGATGATCCGAAAGTCAAGTCTATCAATGCAGAGATAGCGAAGAAAAAGAGAGAAAAGATAGTGGATATGTCCAAGAAAATGGGCTGTCTTACAATCTTTGACCGTGAAACGCTTCTTGAAGAAATGTACTACAAGAAATTCCTCAATCCTTATGGGCTTCCTAATCTGACCTATGGGAACAAGGGTGATTTAGTAAGATGGTATGACAAGAAATCATTCGTAAAACGTGGTCATTGGGTAACGTTCAGAGGAAAACCATATAAGGTTGTCGATAATGATGCGGAAATGGAAGAGGTTTGCATTATACATGACAAACGAAAGATTTATGTTCCATATAATTTCGTAACCTTGCTTACATTGGAGGAATTTGATTGTGACGAACTTTTAAAATAACATACGGTGGAAGAAAAGAAAGATGAAAGATTTCTAGCACATTCAATTGTGCTAGGGTTCATTCCTAGTGGCAGTTCCCGTGGTTTTTCAGCCATAATAGTAACTGTTGCAGGATGTAATTTGAGATGTAAGTATTGTTCGCGCTATTCTGTCAGCAGAACAGGTGAGAATACTCTTGATGAAGAATATGTTCTTGAAATGATGCAAAAGCATCCTAATATCAAGAGAGTATTCATAACAGGGGGTGAGCCATGTATGCGAAGAAACATGAAACATTTCATTGAAACCATAACTGAAAAAGGTTATGAGGTTATAATGGAAACAAATGGTTCAATGTGGCCACAAGGCTTCTATAAGGCAGCACATGGATTATCCAAAGTTGTAATCCGTCCTAAGATGTCATACAATAGGCCTTCCATGTATGAGGACACCAAGATTCATGAAAAAGAAAATAATTCATGGAACTATTTTGATTACTTTATGCACTATTCAAAATCGTATGAGTTCCATTATGAAGTAGGATGTGAAATGGATGTGGAAGCTGTCAAGAAGCATATCAAGACCTATGAAATACCTAATGAAAAGGTGTGGCTATCATCCCGTAAGGATATTGATATGGAAGCGATGGAGAAGATAAATGAAATGTTGGAAACAGCCTGTCTTGAAATGGGCTGGAACCTTGATAAATAAAAACTTTATAATTTTGAACAAAATGGAAAGATTTGAAAAGATTGAAACTTTTTCGAAGTATGAAAAACTTGCAGAAGTAACATGCACCTATCCCGATTCACTGATAGTGGTATGTGTAACATTGGGTTTGTGTGGCGAAACAGGAGAAATGTTTGAAAAGATTCAGGTAGAACAGGAAAATGATGAAGAATTGAAGAAGGAAGCAGGAGATATTTTGTGGTATCTTGCAATGATTCATAAGAAAATGGAATTGCCGGAAGTAAACGAATGGCTGGAAATCACAGACCTTACAACAGATGCGTTGTTTGACCCTATCGTATCTATGGGTAAGATAGCCGAACAGGTAAAAAAGCATATCCGTGACAATTGGGATGGAAATCTGCCTATTGTATTATCGGACAGTCGTAAGGAAGTTGTTTTTGAGGAATGGAAGAAAGTGTTGAAAGCCGTTACCTATATTGTGGCAAAAACGACAGGAACATCTATCAAGGAGGTTGCAGCAATGAATATAAACAAGCTGTATGACCGTATGGAACGCAACAAGATTCACGGGGAGGGTGACAATAGATGAAAAGATTGAGATACACCAAGGTAAACATTATCGGAGCACAGAATACAGGAAAAACAACTCTCATAAACGCATTGGCAGAGGATAAGGATATAAAAGCCAGTGGACTTAATATCATGACAGGTATGTTACGTAGAATGGCTTCCGAAGGGAAAATAAACATCTCTGTTGACGGTGATCCCGATTCACAAAGAATTATGTTTTCCTATTACTCCGAACTTCTTGAACAGGGGAACAATTTCATTTCCGACAGATGTGTTGTTGACGTGATCGCATATACATCCGAAATGTGCGACATGGAAGAAGAAGGTACAAGAAAGATGAAATTCTCCATGGAAGAACAGTATGAACGCAGGGAATTGCTCAAACAGGTGAAATACCTTAATCCATGTCTTAACATCTATCTTCCTATTGATGATGGGATAGAGGTTGTAAATGATGGGGTACGCTGCATTGATGAGGAACACAGAAAACACATTGATACAAAGATAAAGTGGATATTGACAAACAACTTTATTCCATATCGTACTGTAAGAGGATCGGTTGAAGAACGTGTACAACTTGTAAAGGGATTGTTGTTCATTTAATGTGTTGATACATAGGGATAAAACAAAAACTAAAAAACTTTTTATAAAAATTTTCGTAGTTTTTCTTGCATACTTAGAATTTTTATCCCTATATTTGCATTGTCGAAATGAGATTTATGATATAACGTAACTCATTGGATTATATTACAAATTAATTATTAATCATTAAAATTAAAAACAAAATGGCTGTATCATTTTTAGACGCACGAAGAGCGGCTGCAAAACTAGAGATTGAAAATTACGAAACATTAAGTCCGAAAGACAAACTGATTGCTGCCGTAAGCGATGTATTGGGAGAAGATGTATCGGTTATGGATTCCGATCAGTTGAAAAAAGCTGTCGAAAACTACATCGAAAACGGTGCACAGGGCGGCAACGAACCCGAACCCGTGGAAGATGATGGACCACAGGATGAGATTCCTACCCCGGAAGAACCCGCAGAAGAGGACGAATTACCAGCAAAGGAAGAAGAGGAAACTGCCCCGAAACCTGCAAGAACAAAGGTATCGTCACGTACAAGAAAGGTAAATGAAGAAAAACAGACTGTGAACATCATTAGAAAGGAAGAGGAAAAACCGACACCCGAACCCGAACATAAACTGGAGGAAAATCCCGATGAACCGAAACGTTGCTGTGACCAGCATGAATCACTGACAGTATCCGAAAACGGTTCGCTGAAACCTGGTGCAATGGCAATCATGGGTGTAGCCAAGTTCCTTGACAGCCTTTCAAAATCGTTGATGGAACTCAACCATGACCTTTCCATCGGAAACCTTTCAAAATAAAAATGTAAAACATATAAGGTAATACAGGTACGGGAGAGATAATTAACCATAATAGTCAGCACAAAAGTTTACCAAAAACCAAAACCCGTGCCTGTATTTCTTTTTCAATAAAACCTATTTTCGTGAACGAATTAATTCAATATCTGAAAGATCATTTTATTCCTTTCTCACATATCAGTGATAGGGTTGTGGAAATAGGATGTGAAACGTATGAATTATCCCTTCCTAATGAAAGCAACTCGTTTTTTGACCGTGACTTTCACTGGGATACTGCATACACCGAATGTGATAATTATATCTATTCCTTTGGCGGTGTATGGTATTGGTTAAAAAAGGGGAGTGAGAATGATGTGAAACTTAACAAGGTACTGTATCTTTCGGAACCCGAAATAGAAGAAGATTTTAGAGAATCAGCTTTTCTTGGTGTTCATGGAAACATGCAGCTTCTTGATGGTATGCACTCCTATGATGAATGGTGCATTAAGGCAAAATGGCTTAGCATAACCGTTTTAGGTATTTGTGAGAAAGGACATCTTTCGGGTGCATTCAAGTTTCAAGAAGCATGTCAGAAGTATGGAATAAAGCCTGTATTCGGAATGGAAGTTCCTGTTCTCGATGAAGAAAGAGATATTCGCTTTACAATCAAGGTATATGCAAGGGATGAAGATGGATGGAGAATGCTCCTTGAACTGAATCGCTTATGTAATGTAATCCATAAGGAATATTGTACATTGAATGAGTTTGTTTCATTGGCGAAATCTGAATCCTATAAGGAGCATACATTTACAGTGGCAGATCCTAAAACTGTTGAATGTCAATATCTGTTGGATTATGTATTGGGCAAAGATGAAATGTACGTTCAGTTTGATACAGTGGAATATGAACAGGATGATAGGGATAAATGGTATCTTGAAAATCTGAAAATGTTCTATTCCAAGAAATGCAGGTTTATAGCCATTTGTGACGCCTATTATCTTGAACCCGAATATGCCTATATACGTGAAAAGATAAATTCAATTCTCAAAATAACGAACTATAAATCATCCAATCAATATTTCAAGAACTTCCAGGAATATTTCCTTGAAATGCAGGCATTGTTTGGGAACGATGATTCTATGTTTGATTTATGGGATGATGCGATAGGAAATCTTCGCTATGTATCAGAGAACTGTAACTTTGTCATTGATTCAAAATCAAGGCATCTTCCATGGTATATAATGACCGAAGAAGAAAAGAAACGGTGGAGGACCAATGACGAGATGTTTGTAGACCTTATCTATGAGGGATTGGAGAATCATCCCGAACTGATAGAGGAATACGGAGAGGAAGCTGTTTTTGCACGTATAGATGAAGAAATAGATGTTATCCGTTTCGGTGGTGTAGTGGATTACTTCCTTATACTTCGTGACATTGTGAATTGGGCACGGTCACAAAACATTCTTGTAGGGCCAGGTCGTGGTTCGTGTGCAGGAAGTGCTGTGGTGTACCTACTTGGATTGACAAAGGTAAATCCATTGAAATACGAATTGTTCTTTTCACGTTTCCTAAACAAAGGACGTATTCAGAAATCCTTACCTGATATTGATACCGACTTTCCTACTAACAGACGGCAGGAAGTTAAACGGTATATGGAAGAACGTTTTGGAACAAAACAGGTATGTGCCGTAGGAACATATACAACATTGCAGTTGAAAGCTGCAATAAATGATATGGGAGATAAATACGGTGTCGCTATTCCTGAAAGAAAACGTATTTCCAAGATGTTGGGAGAGGAAAAGGAAAAGACCGTAGAGGACTTGTTCAGAACAGCATTGAAAAAAGCCGAGTTCCGTGCTTTCATGCGAAAGAATACGGAAATGTTCAATGACCTGTTTGTAATACTTGGAGCACCAAAGGCACGCTCTATTCATGCCTGTGCGGAAATGATATTCCCACAAGACAGAACAATGTTTGAATGGTCCCCATTACGACTTGAATCGGACACAAATCAAATGGTATGTGAATGGGAAGGCGGAGAACTTGATCATGCAGGATTCCTGAAAGAGGATATTCTTGGTCTTAATCAGTTGGACAAGATACATGATATTCTTGAACTTATCAAACAGAACACAGGAACAGCTATTGACCCGTACAAGGATATTCCATTGAATGAGCCAGAAGTGATGAAATACTTTGGAAACGGATGGAATGGTGATGTATTCCAATTCACAGCCAAAGGAATGAACGGTTATGCACAGATAATGAAGCCCAATTCAGTAGAGGAATTATCTGCATGTACGGCACTGTATCGCCCTGGACCGCTTGAAAACGGTATTCATTATTCCTATGTAAAACGTAAAAACGGTAATGAAGAAGTGGAATACCTTACGGGAACCGAATCCTTCCTGAAAGACACCTACGGACTGTTGCTGTATCAGGAAAACGTGATGCAAGCATCTATAACACTTGCAGGATTTACATCTATGGAAGCGGATGATCTTCGTAAAGCTATGGGTAAGAAGAAGGCAGATGTAATGGCAGAATTGAAGGCAAAATTTGTTGATGGGTATATAAGCAAATGGGGTGTAACAAAAGAATATGCAGAGGACTATTTTTCTATGATGGAAGAGTTTGCAAAGTATTCGTTTAATAAAGCCCACGCAGTTTCCTATTCAATAATTTCTTACATTTGCCAATGGCTGAAAGTTCATTATCCTATGGAATTTTGGTCAGTAACCTTTACATGGGCCAAGATGGACGAATACCCTTTATATATCAATGAGATTGAAAAGACGGGTAATATCGGTATCAAGACGGTAAATATCAATCATTCAAGAAGTCATATCGTATCCGACAAGGAAACAAATTCAATGTACTGGTCACTCAATTCTGTTAAACAGATAGGAGAACAGGCATTGAATCAGTTGAATGAGGAAAGGGATAAGAACGGGGAATATTTTTCTCTGGAGGAATTTCTTGACCGTCATAATTTCAAGAACAGCAAAGTTACCAAGTCAGCCATAGAGAACCTCATCTATTGTGGTGCATTTGATGAACTTGAACACGTTGAGCATCCTAGTGAAAGATACTTCCTACTTGACATATACCGTACCAAATGTAAGGTAAAGGTTGACAAGAGCAAGGATAAACTATCTTTGGGATACGATAAGGGGAAACATGAAGAAGATTGGTGGTGGATGCTCATGCAACGCAATCTTTGTGGATTCGGAGAGTTTGATCATGAAACGCTTTCATTGCACCTTGATAAATGTACACCCTATTTCTCACCTTCAAAATTGCAGGAATATAACGGCTACGGATATAGTGATGTAAAAGTAGGCGGCTATGTGATGGAGGTAGAGGAAAAGAAAACCAAGAACGGTTTTATGGGTTTTATCAAACTTGATTGCAATTATGATTTTGTCCATGTAGTGGTAGGATGTGAGTTGTATGAGGAAATGTCTGAATACTTCAAAAATTCTAAAGATTGCCTGTTGTATTTAACAGGGTATCCTACTTACAGTAAATTTGATGATTGTAACATTATTCAGATAACAAGACGTTCCCAGTTTGTTCGATTAAAATTGGATTAGAGATATGAAGAAAGTTATACACCTAGATGATGATAGTGTTTTGGTATTGCAGTCCAGCGATTTTGAGGAATGGTTGGACATGGATGATCTGACAACTATCAATTATCAGAATCTGTTTGGAGATGCAGTAACATGCTCTGCATTGCTTAACAAGATAGGGCAATTGCGTGCTGATGCGGAAGCCAATGCGTCCACTATGAAAATGAAATACGATATAGTGATGGCAGAGGAAAGACGCAGATACCGTAAGATGGCTTCCAAGGGAAAGGGATTCGTATTGATTGACGGTGAGAAAATAAAGCTGACTGAAAAGGGGTTGGAGGACATTCTTACCTTATCATCCGATACACAGTTCTTCCTAAAGGAATACATACAGGCAAAAAAGGAGTTTGAATATCTCAACTCCCTCTATTTCTCTATTCAGTCTAAGGATAAGAAATTAAGTAACTTTTTAAGCAAGGTTACTCCCAAGGAGTTCCTGGATGAAATCATAGAAGGAAAGATTAATACATTTGAAATCAAAAGATTAGATAAGTAGATTTGAAGTTTTAATTTAGTTTTTAATGTTTAAAATTTTAGTATTATGGCAATTAACAGAAATCAGTTTAAGAGAACAGAAGTTTCAAAAGTGAAAGATGAAGCGCGCAAAGCGGAAAAGACAATGTATCGTAACAGCGACAATGAGTATGTGAATTTTGCTAAAGTGGAAGATGGAAAGAACGTGTTCCGTGTGCTTCCGTCCAAGACAGGCCGTGCATACATACCCTGTAAGACTACCAAACTGAAAGTATATCAGGAAATCAAAGGTAAGGACGGAGCGGGAACAGGTAAATATGAATGGAAGGACAAGAATGTTTTCACGTCCGACATTCATGGAAATGCGGCATTTGGTGACAAGGACCTTTTGTCCACTTACATAAATTATGTGTATGAACTTGCCAATGAAATAGAGGATAAGGATGAGAAATCACGTTTCCTCAATCCTATTACGGGATATAGAAAAGGAAAAGGTGGCCCGTGGGTATGGGGTATCAAACCTGTCTTGAACTATATCTGTTATGTATTGCAAGGTAGCGACATCTACAAATTGCAGCTTACATCCAAACAGATTAAGGAAATGACCGATATTTCCATTGACCTTACGGAAGGTGACGGATTGTCAACCGATGTATTCTCTGATCCAGAAGAAGGTTATCCGTTGTGTATCAACAAACAGAAAGACGAGAACAACAAGACTGTCATGAAGGTCAGCGCACAGCAAATGACACGACAGGACAAGAGCCTTGAAGATTTTTTTGAAAAGAATCGTGTTCCTGACACTGTTCTTGAAAAACTGTTGAAACTTCCTACTCTTGAAGATTTGTATGAAAACGTATATACCAAACGTGAATTTGATTGGACGCTCGATGCACTGAAAGAGTTTGACCGTCAGAACGAATACAATATCTTTGAGAATGACGATTTCTTGGCAGAAGTGGAGGAACTGGAAGCAATATGCCCGGAATACAAGGGAAAGCAGGAAAGTTCTGATGATGAAGAAAAGGAAGAGAAAGTACCGTCACGCAGTGCAGGAAGAGATAAGGATGCTTCTGATGCAGGAAGCTCATATCCTACTCCCATGAAGATGCGCAAGTTCCTGAATGAATATATCGAAAATGAATACGGAGATGGTTATGAATTGCCTGACAATTTGAAGTTGGATGAACTGAAACATTGGTACGATCTTGCCAAGGCAGAAGAAATGCTTCCGTTTGACGAATAATAAACCGCTCTTTTATTTTATGAAAACAACAACAATGATAATAGGAGCACTTTGTGTGCTCCTATTTCTTTCAGTGTGGGAAGTAAAGCATTTGAGAGAAAGGGAAGCGAATTATTCAGAGCATTTAAGCCTTTATATTGATTCTTTGAATACTTATCGGATTAATTACCCATCTTCCGATTTTGAATTGCTTAAAAGGGAGAATAAGCTACTCTATGACGAATTAAAAGACGCCAAGGGCAATATTACGGAAGTGGTACGATGGAAAACACGGATTCAGTATGTGGATTCGGGAAAGGTAAGAGAGATAATGCCGGATGATTCCTTATTTCGCTTCAAGAAAGAATCCGATACAATATCCTATAAACTTGATATAACCGCTCCTTCTGTGGCGAATTACAATCTGGATTTTAAACTGAACAATCAGTTTACCATTGTAAAAAGAGAAGATGGAAAGGGAAACAATCAACTTGACATCACTTCCGGCATGAACGGAAACATTACGGATGTTACTGCATGGAGCAAAAGGAAAAAGGAGTTACCCATCTCATTCGGAATAGGTGTGGGAGCAGGATATGGATTAATAAACAACAAACCCGATATTTTTGTCGGAGCAACAATAACCTATAAGATATGGAAGTAAAACCGATAGCAATCATAAGTACCGATTGGCACTTGAAGCCAGATAACTGTGAACTTATAAACAACCTTCTGCAAGACGAACTTGAACTTGCAAAGGATATGGAAGTAGATACGCATATATGGTTGGGGGATATATTTGATTCCCGTATAAGTCAAAAGGAATGTGTGTTGAATACGTTTGGAAACATACTCGATTCCTATCATAACAACAAGCAGAAGATGTTTGTCATTCCTGGAAACCATGATAAAACCGATTACACGTCAAAAAATTCGTTTCTTGACCCGTACAAATACCATCCGTCATTTGTTCTGTTACGTGATGGGGTAATCAAGGAAATAGGAGGACTGAAAATGGCTTTCATGCCGTTTCTTTCTGATAAGGAATGGCTGGATGAATTTGAGAATATAAAGGATAAGAAAGCTGATATCTTGTTTACCCACATGGCTTTTGACGGAAGCTGCAACAATGATGGAAGCAAGGTGGACAGCAAGTTGACCCCTACTGTATTGAAAAAGTATAAATTTGTCCTAAGTGGCCACTATCACAATATGCAATATGTCACACAATCAATAATCCATCTTGGATCATTGTGTCAGAACAACTTTGGTGAAGATGATAAAAAAGGGTTTTATATCCTGTATAGTGATGGTACAACAGAACTTATAAAATCCGAGCGTTCATCATTCAAGAAAATAACCGTGGACTTGGATACCATGTCACCAGATGAAGTGGAGGAACAGATAACCCTATTTCATGCTTCCAAAAGAAACGACAATGATCGTATCAGAATAGAGGTCACAGGAACACAGGACAAAGTTTCCGCATTTGATAGGACAAAGTATTCCGCAATGGGGATTGATGTAAAGCCCAAGATAAAGGAAGTTGAGGAAGTTATAGATGCGGAAGATAAGGTTAACGAAATAAAGGTTTTGACAAAAACGGATATTATGGACAGATTTGCTTCATTCTGCAAGGAAAAGAAATATAATGCAGACGAAGCAAGTGATATATTACAAAAAGCATTGGGAGATTGATATTATGGCTATAAAGGATTTGATTGCAACAATAGAAAAGAGATTTGGAAAGGAAGCTATTTCCGGCAACCATGTAGCGGTAGATTGCATACACAGTGGTTCATATTCCCTTGATGCAGTTCTTGGTGGCGGTTATCCCAAAGGAAGAATCGTGGAGGTGTTCGGTGGGGAATCATGTCTTGACGGCCGTACACGTGTAAAAGTGAAATACGTGCATCATGGTGACAATGCTGTAATGGGATATTATAACAAGTCATTGAAGGTGCTCCACGGATGCTTCTGTGACCAAAGACGTAATTTTGACATTTACATCATGGGGATAGAGGAAGTTTTCGGTGAAATAAAGTGGCACCCTGTGGAAGATGTGATATATGTGGGTAAACGCCCTGTCTATGAACTTGTGACAAAGAAAGGCCATGTGATAACGGCCACGGATGATCATAAATTCTATGTGGGTGACGGACAGTATAAGGAATTGAAGGAATTTACCAAGGGAAACCCTCTATTCGTTTACAAGCATGACACAAAACTTCGTCTGAAATATATAGAGGTAGACCGTGTTGAATCCATAGAACCCGTAGGAGATGGGAAAGTGTATGACGTGAAATGCGGTGGGAAATGGCATAATTTCATAGCTGATGATTTTGTCGTACACAATTGTGGAAAAACAACGGCTGCACTTCATTTGGTTGCAGAAGTTCAGAAAACAGGAAAGGCAGTGGGATATGTGGATGTGGAACAGGCACTTGACCCGTTCTATGCAGAGAAATTGGGTGTGGATATGTCTGCCGAAAAATTCATCCTGTCACAGCCTGACAGTGCGGAAGAAGCACTTGAAATCATCCGTACCATGTGTGAGGAACAGGAAATAGGTCTTGTCGTTCTTGATTCGGTTGCAGGACTTACACCTACTGCACAGGCACAGGGTGAAGCGGGAGATCAGAAAGTGGCCCTTGTCGCAAGGCTTATGTCCTCACAGTTGAATATTCTGAAAAACATAATCAAGCGTAACAACAACATCCTATTGTGTATCAATCAGACACGTGACACCATAGGAGGATTCGGATTCGGAGGAAACTCCACCAAGACACCCGGAGGACAGGCATTGAAATTCTATGCGTCACAACGGTTGGAGTTCAGTCGTATCGGTTCGGAAAAGGATGGAGATGAGATAACGGGAAACCTTACAAGGGTAAAGGTGAAGAAAAACAAGATTGCACCACCGTTCAAGAAATGTGAGTTTGTTATCCGATTCGGAAAAGGCATTGACAAGGTGCAGGAGATAATAGACCTGGGTCTTGATTATGGCATTCTGAAAAAGAAAGGTGCTTTCTTCTATTACGGTGATCAGCGTATAGGACAGGGAGAGAAGAATACCCGTAAATTCCTGGAGGAAGATGAATCATTGAGAATCGAAATAGGGGAAGCAGTAATCAAAAAAGCGAAAGAAGAACTGAATAAGGAACCCGATAAAAATACCGAAGAAAATGAGAATAACTAGTTTGTATATAAAGAACTTCTGTTCAATAGAAGAAGCTACCATTGACTTTAAAAATATCCCTATGGCAATCATAGGGATAAACAATACGGATGAAGGGCAGCAATCCAATGGTGCCGGAAAATCAGCCATACTTCATGCCCTGTTCTATGCGATTTACGGTGACAACCTAAGAAAGAATCTGGACAGGAAGCTGGTAAGACGTGGAACGGACAAGGCGGAAGTTGAGGTGTCAATAGTATGTCCTGCAAGAAATGTGGAAATGATTGTAAGAAGAACCATTCCTATCAAGGGTTCGGCAACTCTATCCATTACATTCAATGGAGTGGAGAAACCTTATGGTACAATCAATGAGGGGAACAAGATAATATCCGCATGGTTGGGTATAACGGCCGAAGATGCAAAGACCTATTACATCATATCCAAGGAAAATTATAAGTCATTCTTTACTTCATCCAATACGGATAAATTGGCGTTGATAAGCCGTTTTATCAATTTCAATGACATAGACAAGACAAAAGAGATTATTGACGGCAAGGTAAGGAAATTGGAAATGGAAATCCGTTCTCTCGAAAACAAGATTGTTGCATCCGAAAGTAAGATGGAAGTTTACAGCGAACAACTTGACAATATGTCCGTAGATCATCTAAAAGAACAGCGTGAACAGGAATTATTCCTAATAGAAAACAGGATTCTGTCGGATAAAAAGAAGATAGAATTATCCCAAATAAAAATAGAGGAACTAAAGCAGGCGATAGAAGATAAGAAAACGTTGAAGCTATCCTTAAACGAAAACATAAAAAACGCTGAATCAGAACTTATTAATGAAAGAAATAAACTTGAAGAAGCGTCCGCATTTGTTGAAACACAGAAGGAGATAGCCGATGAGATTCAAAAGGAAGTTGACGGAGTTAAATCGGAGAAGTCGGGAAAGACTGATGATAAGTACAAGATAGAATCCCAAATTGCCAAATACAAGTCAATGCTTACACGTCTTAATACAACTCTTGAAGGTGCAATAATCTGTCCTGAATGCGGCCATAGGTTCCTATTGGAAGAAGGAACCACATTGAAGGAAACGGAAAAGAGAAAGAAAGAGGTATTGAAATCCATAAACGAATATTCGGAAAAGATGGACAAGATCATTTCGTCAATTTCCGAATACGATTCCATTCTTTCCGAATATTCTACTGCAATTTCAGAGATAAGAACTGATTTGAACAATGCAAAGACAAGATTCAAGACAATAGAGGATAAAATCTCACAGAAAGAACAGAATCTTTCCTATTGGAAACGTGAACATGATTCAGCCGACAGTGTGATAGAAAGAATGATCATGCAGATTGAAAACCACAACAAGGATATTGATGTGTACAATGATTCAATCAAACGTCACGTACAGGAATTGGATGATTTGAGAGAGAAGCCGCTTGATAATCTGGCTGACCTTCAAAAACCCATAATTGAGAATATAAACCAAGAGGAAAGACTGATTGAAAAAATTAAAAATGATATATTTGCATTGAATGTTGAACGTGAAAATACCGAAAGATGGTATGCGCGTTTCAAGGAGTTCAAGATGTATCTTGCTGTGGAGCAGATAAAGAATATTCAGGCGGAAGCGAACGATACATTGGATGCCATGGATTCTGATTTGAGAATCATAATAGAAGCGTTCAAACTTGATTCCAAAGGGAAGATGAAAGAGGAACTGACACCCTATATTTTCCGTGATGAGATGGAAACATATTGGTATTATTCGGGTGGAGAGCGTGCAAGAGCGGAAATAGCCATGATTCTTGCGGTACAATCCATGATTAATACTACCAATCCGTGGGGAGGACTTCACTTTCTATATGTGGATGAAGTGCTGGATGCTTCCGATCCGATGGGAATAGAGAATATTATCCGTTCGTTGGAGTTCCTGAAACAGCCCTGTCTGATTACCACACAGATAAGTCGTGTTCGTGACAATATACGGAGTATCGTGGTTACGAAGGATAATGGAATTGCTAATGTAAAATTTGAATGATAATGGCAAAGGAAGTAAAGAAATTCATAGGCATAGACATCGGTTCAAAAGGGTTTGTGTCGGTAATAGATGAGGATGAGGATATACTTGAACAATTTTGGTTGTTCGACAATCCGAGTAATTGCGAATGTACCGAATTGGTAAACAAACTTATGCGTCTTGCCAAATATGAAGGGAATTGTCATGTGGTAATGGAGGATTTGCATGCACTCTTTGGAGCGTCCGCATCTTCTACATTCAAATTGGGAGGACTTGCAATGGCTACGGAAGCCGTTGTTGCCGCTCTTGGACTACCCTATACAAAGGTACAGGCCAAGAAATGGCAGAAAGACATATTCCAAGGAATACACGTCTATAAAACCTCCAGTACAGGAAAAACAAAACTCCTTGACACCAAAAGATGCTCTATCATGGCGTGCAAACGTGTGTTTCCCGGAATTGACCTAAGACGCACGGGAAAATGTAAGAATGATGATGATAACAAGGCTGATTCATTGTGTATGGCCCTGTACGCCAAGCGTAAGATAGGATAAACTTTTACATAATATGAAGAAACTGCAAAAAATCTATACCAACTTCGACAATCTTCGTGGAAGCATGGTTTACAATTACGAGAGAGGGCTGACACCCGAATCATTCAAGGAGGTAATGAAAGAAGCCGGATATGATCTGATAGTTCAAGACGGAAGTGACTATGAAATAGATGATTATATCGCTGTCCTTGGAAGAAACGCTGTTGTGGTGAACGTGATGAAAGTTGTGGGTATCAAATGGAAAGACAAAAAGGAAACGATTGTAGACTATTATACAGTTGAGAGAGTGCATAAGGTTGACTTTTTGGAAGATATAGGAGGTAGTCATGGCTAAGGTTGAGAAAACGGTGTATTGGTGTGACAATCCTGATTGTCCTGAATACAAGAAAGAACATTATGCAGGTTCAACACGATGGGGATACAGTTCCACAGGTGAAAAGAAATGGTTGGACCAGCCGGATTGCTCTCATTGTCGTAAACCTGTTTCCTATGAAGATAGATTGGAAGAAGTACCCGACATATCGCTTGCTCCGGGTGAGGGATTCAGTGGATCTCCATTCTCTTCACTTGATGATGCAGGGAAAAAGCAGGTTCTTCATAAAAGGTACAAGGAAGCCTACAAGAGAGAAGAGGGTGCAGCAAGGAAAGAAGCGGTAAAAAAAGCAATCATAAAAGATACGATGAATTACAGATACCGTTAATGACTGGTTTTAAGGGAGTTGGGCAACTAACTCCCTATTTTTATGTTATAAAACATAAAAACATTTTTATAAAAAGTGAGGTGATTAGGGCATGAATAAACAGAAAACGGTTATCTTTGCATCCGATAACCTATAATTTTGAATTAAAAATGTACGAAATCAACTATCACAATGTGAAAGAAGCGGTGAAGCATATAGGCAAACCACTGCTTCTTGTTTTCTTTCCCGATCAACCTTGTGTGTTCAGTATCGAGAAAGGAGTGTTCAATTATGAAAGACGGGATTTCCCTATCAATGAATTGCAGGACGTGAAGAACGTGACTTCACTTATTCAGAGCGGAACATGGATAAATTCCATGGAGTTCCTGCGCATTGAACTGACGTTGGATGTGGAAACGATTCAGTTCAACAATCTTATCAAGTGGATAAAGGTGGAAAAGACAAGTTACGATTACAGATATCCGTCACAGCCATGACAGAAAAGGAACTTGAAATGAAAATCCGCTCCCTTAACGATAGTTATAGGGAGGGAGATCCACAGGTAAGCGATGATACATTTGACAATCTTGTGGGGCAATTAAGGCAGATGAATCCTGGCAATCCATGGTTTTCAAAGGGAATACAGGATAAAGTTCCGGCAACAAGAAAGGAGAAACTTCCTATCCCCATGTTTTCATTGGAAAAAGTGAAAACGCCACAGGAAGTTGTAAAATGGATAATGTCATGCGGCCTTAAAGATGATGATGTACTTGTCATTACAGCGAAATATGACGGTATATCTCTTTGTGTAAATGAAAAGGAAGGCAACGCATGGACACGTGGTGACGGAACCTATGGGCAGAACTGTACAGGTCATTTTGAGATGATGGGAAACAGTGCGTGGGATATATATGAGGGTGATGATGAATGTGATGAAGTTACCTATACATTCGGTGAAGCCATATTCGAGCAGGAAAACTTCTTACGTGAAATAAAGCCTGGAACAAACTACAAAGCTGCCCGGAATGCAGTAGGAGGTATCTTGAATGCGGAAGAACTTTCGGTGTTCCTAGGAGATGTGAAGTATATCCGTTATGGAACAGACAGGGAAGAGTGGAGCAAGGAAAGTCAGCTTGACTATATAAATGAAAGTATATTCGGTGGAATAAAGACTTCCTATGTCACAGTAAATGCAGTGGATATCCTTAAATCCGATGCAGAGGAACTTTCCAAATACTTCGATCATCTATACAGGACACTTGCACCGCAATTCAAATGTGACGGTATTGTCATAGAAGTCAACCGTTCCACAACAAGACAGAATCTTGGCAGGCTTCCTAATGGGAATCCACGATATGCGATTGCATACAAAGATCCTCAATGGTCAGAACGCGAAGAAACGATTCTCCATGATATAGAATGGGAAGTGTCAAAAGACGGTGTTTTGTGTCCTGTCGGACTGATAGAGCCTGTTGACTTATGCGGTGCAACCGTTGAAAGATGTACCCTCTACAATGCAAGGTATGTGAAGGAAAACCATTGCTGTCAAGGTGCGGAAGTTGTGATATGCCGTTCGGGAGATGTTATTCCCAAACACTTGCAAACATTACATTTCAATTCGGGAACAGACCCTATCCCCAGTGTATGCCCTATATGCAGCGAAAAGACCGTATGGGATTCAAAAGGCATAACACTTCGTTGTTCCAATCCCGAATGTGACGGAAAGGCACTCTCTGAAATCGTCTATTTCTTCTCTATAATGAAAGTAGAGGATTTTGGCAGACCTACCATAAAGAAGTTCTTTGATTATGGATTGAAATCCGTTTCCGATATCGTGGAAGCGTCTGCGGACAGGATGATGAAGATTAACGGAATAGGAAACGAAACAATATCATCCCTTAGAAAACAGTTCAACAACATCCTGGATAATTCGCAATCATGGTCGCAACTTACAACGGCCCTCAACTGTTATCATGGACAGATAGGAGAGAAAACGTGCCAGAATATCATTGATGCGATGGGAATAAAGACTACGGATGATATGGATAATCTCTATGAAAAGTGCCTAAGAGAACCTGATATGGTGGAAAGTTCATTGGTACAGATAAAGGGTGTCGGCAATGAAATTGCGGTGGCATTCAGAAAAGGGGTTGTGGAGTTCTATCACCGTGATGATTTTCTGTTGTGGAACGTGGGGATATACATGAAGGAAAAGTCAAATATGCCTACTTTTGTGATGTCCGGCTTCCGTGACAAGGAACTTTCGGAAGAAGCGTACAAAAGAGGATGGGAAGAAGTTTCTTCGCTCACAAAAACAACAGACTTGCTTGTCACGTTAGAAAGGGATTCAAATTCGTCCAAAGCGCAACGGGCGAGAAAATACGGAACACGTATTATGTCGAAAGAAGAATTTATGGAAATGATTTATGCCGATAAGGGATGAATTGTGGGTAGATATCCCACGCTTTGACAGAGATGCTATAACAAAGAAGTTTATTAAAGGGAACCAGGCCGCAAAAGGCAGAAGGGTGACGGATGCCCAGAGGGCCATAAACAGGAAAAGTCTTGCAAAGACAAGAAGGAAATGTATCAGAGAAGGAAAATATATTGGTATGAGAAACAGGATAAAATCAGTAATAGCCATTAATATCCATACCAAGAAATTCCTAAGATTCGATGCCTGTGTCGATTGTGAGAAATGTCTTGGTATGGTAAAGCGTTCGTGCGGAAACTTCTGTAACGGAAAGGTAGGGAAAGACGGTCACAGATGGAAAGACTGGCTTCTCTACTGGGAGAAAGATACGGCTTGGTTCGATAAAGTTTGAATTGAAAAATGAAACCTGACAAGTATTTTTATAGGGAGGGCAATTGGTATCATTTCGGACTTCCCTATACCACACAAATGACCTTCTATCTTAGTGACGTGCTTAAATGTAAGCTGAACAACGCCAACAAGGAATGGTATGTGGAAGCTACGATAACCAACATACAGAGAATAAAACAGTTCATTCAGAAAGAAGGTCTTGTAGAGGGCAGATTCACACCTCCATCCGACATAGAACTTCGTCCGCACAGGGATGAATATACGGAGGAAGAAGTAGGAATGATGTCACGGACAATGGGATTGAACAAGAATCCGCGTCCGTATCAGGTGGAAGCCATCACCTATCAGATAAACCACGGAAACAGTATCTGCGGCCTTGGATGCGGATGCGGCAAGACACTTACCGAAATCTATTATGCCGAGATATGCGGGGAGTTTCCTGTACTTGTGATATGTCCGTCCACCGTCAAGGCGGGATGGAAACGTGAATGGAACGAGATAAATCCCAATCGTACCGTATCAATCATTGATGCCACAGATAAGGAACATGATTTTTCTGCCGATGTGATAGTGATAAACTATGAATATCTCTATGCAAGGGGCGAGAAAGCCAAGAAGAAAGGTATTCAGTTACGGTTTGACAAGGAGTTCAAGAAAAAGAAATTCCAACTGGCAATCATTGACGAGATACACTTCTGTAAGTCGGGTGATGCGATGCGCTCCAAGGCCGTGAAAAAGATTGTTTCAAAGATTCCCGTCGCACAGGGGTTGTCGGGAACAATGGTGCAATCACGTCCAAAGGAACTTATATCAATCCTTAAGATATTAGGACGGTTCACCGATTTGTTTCCCGATTTGCAGTTCTATTATGACAGGTACTGTAACCGTAAAATGACCTTTTTCGGACAGAACATAGACGGTCACAGTAATACGGAGGAACTTAACAAGGTCCTTTCCCATTACTGTTACATATCCAAGGAAAAACGGGATATATTGAAAGACCTTCCTCCTATTACGGACACATACGTTGAATGTGACTTCAAGAACATGAGGGAATATAGGAAGGCTGAAAATGACCTTATATCCTATCTGTCGGGAATAGACAGTGAAAGGGCCGAAAGTGCCATGGGAGCACAAAGTCTTGTTCTTCTGTCCGTGCTGAAAGAAATCTCCCTAAACGGGAAAATGGATTTTATTGTAAAGTTCTTGCAGGAATGGGCGGAAGCGAATGCAGATTCCAAGATGCTTGTGTTTGGAATACGAAAAGAACCTTTGAAAAGGTTGTGGGTGGAATTTATGAAATCCTCTGTAATCATAACAGGTGATGATAATCTGCAAACCAAACAGAAGAAAATAGAAGAGTTCGGTGACAAACAGTTCCTGTTTGCCAATATACAGACAATCGGAACAGGTGTTGACGGATTGCAGAAAGTATGTGATACAATGGCTTTCATTGAATATCCCGATACCCCCGATATGATGGAACAGGCAAAATCACGTCTTGAACGATCCGGGCAGAAAAACAATATCACCGTATTGCATCTAATGTGTTCCGAAACCATTGACAAGATGCAATGGGATATGTTGCAGAAGAAAGCTATGGTGGCCGATTCTATCAACAAAGGAAGTTTTGAGGGTACGGAGTTCAAGGACTTCAATCAGTGTATAATTGACAGGATAAGGAGGAGATCGGATGATTGAAAGGTATGTATGGGATATTTACACGGACGGTTCATGCAATTCAAAGAGCCGTCTTGGCGGATGTGGTGTCTACATGGTAAATAAGACCACAGGAGAAGAGATTTTTTTTCGGGAAGGGTATTGTAACACCACAACTCCAAGAATGGAAATGAGGGCAATTGTAAACGCTTTGGAGTTGCTTCCAAAGGGTAATCCTATCAAGGCCAGGATAGTATGCGATTCTGAATTTGTAGTAAAGTTCATGAATCATCATATATCACGATGTCTTAATGATGGAAAGAATATTACAACGGATTACAGCAATTCCGATTTGTGGAATGAAATCCTGTTGCAGTTACGAAACCATCCGCTTGCAAAAGTAGGGATAATGTGGCTTAAGGGAGGTTCACACCAAAAGGATGAGGTAAGTGATGATGCAGTGGGGAACAATATAGCGGACGGACTTGCCAATTATAAGAAATTTAATGATAACGAAAGAATTAGGGATTTATGATTGTATTAAAAGAAGGCGAATGTGGCGGCAAACGGTTCCGTGCCACATTTGAGGAACATATTTATTTTGACTACATTGCAGGACATGAATATGCGTGCATTACAAAGGTACAGGTTCAGAGAAAGTTCCTTTGGTTCAAGTGGTTTATTACCATTAAGGAATGGAATGTTTTCCTGCAAGGCAATGAATCTATCGAATGTGATGCAGACAATGATGTAGAGTTCATTAAGAACGAAGCAATAGAATTGTTTGATAAAATAGTCAACCCTTATGGCGCATAATCTGTTTGAATACCAGTTCATCCTGTATTTCGGATTTCCTGCCAAACCGTCCATGAAAAGGATAATGGAAGAACTTCTGTCGGATAACATAATAGCTGTCAGATTCGGAAGGACTTCCATAAAGGTAAGTGCATTTATGGAACAGCCAGGACAAGAGAAAGTGATAGAGAATAAGATTATGGATTATTGCCATAGGAAAGAATGGAATATTGAGAAAGCAAAAGTATTCAGTAGTAAATTCATAAGAAAACCAGCATGAAAAAGACGAAACTTTACATCCCCATATTCACGAAAGAGGGGAAAATCGGTACAAGCGTGGTATGTGCCAATGATATCAAGGAACTTGAAGAGATAATGCCGGACGGGGAAATACTGTCGCTCCATCTTCAAGCGGAAAGAATGAAAATGGAAGAAAACAGTGAATACGTTCCACAGCCCATGAAACTGATGATGGACAAGGATAAGTTTGCATCCATCATGAAAGAAGTAAGGAGAAAGGCACCACATAATCCCCTTACGCATCTTGCATTGAAAGTGCAGGGTAGCATGGATTCCCTTCCTATTTGTCTGATTTTTCCAAGTAAATAAAAAGAGGTTATGAATAAACAATGTTTTGCCAAAGGTACACTTATCGCTACATTAATAGACGGTAATATGAAAATGGTTCCCGTAGAGGAACTTGACACAAAGGATTATGTACAGGTATATGCACTTGACAGAAACGGTGAACTTGTCACAATAGAGGGTTCGGCTTTCCCTACTTATGCGGGTTCTGAAATCATTGATATGGAATTTGACAATGGATTCCATTTTATCTGTACGGAAGATCAGCCGTTACGGCTGGAACACATGGACACCTACTGCCCTGCCTTTGTTTGTGAGGGGGAATGTATTGAAACATGGGGTATTCCAGGCGATGGGGAAAGCAATCATTTGAGAGTGAAATCAATAACCCATCATTCAGATATGCAAATGTATGACTTTGCAGCCAAGGAACTTGATGATCATTCTATTCTTGTAGGAAATGAGGATGGAATTTGTATCTCAATATTTGTATAATCCAAACACAATCCATATATTTGCACTGTCCGAATAGGTAGAAGTATTTGGGCAAAGAGTTAGTTAACGGTTGTCCTTAATGTAGGAACAGTAGCTGATTATAATAAAAGTCGGATGATGGACCACAGGTAAATGCTTGTGGTCCATTTATTTGTATAATACTAAAAAACTTTTTATAAAAATTTTCGTAGTTTTTCTTTGTGAATTTAAAATAACTTCCTATCTTTGCAGCGTTCCAAGAGAGGAATAATATACATTTCAAAATTTGTTTATTGTTATTTCATAAATGAGTTTAATAATAATTGTTCGTTTAGTACGTTCGTTTACGGTATGTGACATATAGAAACGAATGCAAACATTTGCAAATCGAATGTTTTAGTAATGTGTTACGTTCAATAGAAGGGATGTTGTGAAACATGTACTTCTTTTACTTTGATAATCTTTATCTTAACATCAACATAAATTCTAGTTTAATCACAATGCCGTCATTGAAGGGTGACGTGAGGTGAAAGTCCTCTGTTTTATAGACGATGATGGGGGATTGGTTTTCAATCTCCCATTGTTGTATATATGAAATGGAAAAGCTACCTTTGTGACAATATAACGCAACGAATTATTAACCAATAAAAATTTGAACAACATGCAACAGGAATTTAATCCACAGGCAGCCATGCAACAGAATGGCGGTCAGCAACAGCAACAGAATCCCGAAGAAAAGTTCTTCAACGAAATCATTCAGAAATGGAAACAGTCCAAAGGTGGCACTGTATCATTCGATGCGGAAGCCGGATTCCGTGACGGACTGGGAAGCGGCATCAAGCTGGCGGCAGTAAACCAGCAGGTGTTGATGCACGATCAAAAACTTTTCCCTCTCTATTCAATGCTAGTATCCAAGCATCTTGACGAAATAGAGGAAGCGGAGAAGAACGACAAGTCAGGGGATACAACGACAAGTATTGCTGAAAAATGTATGAAAACCGCCACACATCTTGCAAAGGTATATGGTGACGTGTTCAATACGGAAGTACGTGAACTTGTGGAAGAAGCCAAGAAAGGAATGTAATTATGACTGATAAGGAGCGTAAGGATTTGCTAAGGGATGCACCCGATTTTGTGCAGCTTGCAGAACCCTATCTGCAAATGAAATACCTAGATTACGAAATGGCAAGACAGAATCTTGACAACTGTCCTGACAGGTATTTTATCTGTACGAATGATCAGGGAGCAAATGTCCGTGTGGACTTGAAATCCCCCAACGTGAAAGGACTTCTTGCCAACAAGGGTTGTTCCAAGGAGGATATAGATGATGCGCTGGAGATAAAGAAGGAAATTATTACGCCCCTTACGATACGATGCAACGAAGCATATAAGACATATTGTGCCGCTTTCGACTTAAGCAACAGCAAGAAGGGGACAAAGGATTCCTCTCTTGCCCCATTGCTCCTGGACCTGTTCGGCTCTTACAATTCCATTACGGACGTACAGAAGGTATGCCGTAAACGTCATGGATATATCATGTCGGAAGGTGAACTGAAAACATTCTATAACAAGAACAGGCACCTTATAGAGCAACGTAGAACCAAATACACTATTGAATCCAAGAATTACAAGGTTGCTACCGAAGCTGGCAGACTTGAAATGCTCAATGATATGCTTACCGATTTCAAGATAAAGTACGATAACTTCATTGAGTTGAACAAGGATAAGGATGCCGTGGCAATGTCAAGGGAGATTCGGGCCATCCTTGAACAAGCACGCAAGGAAGTGAAAGGAAATGAACTCAAACTTACCGTTGACGGACGTATCGACATCAATGCCACGCTTCATGGTAAGGAGAATATATCCCGTATCATGCGTGATATCCCTATTAATTCCCTTGTCGTGGGTATGGTGGCCGCAAAACAGGGGATGAACCCTGTGATACTGATGTCACAGCTTTCTTCCTCCTATTACAAGGACTTCAACGGATTTGGAAGCAATATCCTTGATTCAAATGATGTGGTATTGCCTGGGGAACTTATCAAGTCTGCAAATTGGGATGATTTGAGGGAGAAAAACAAGGCGTTCCTGTCTGAAATGAAAAGTAAGCCCGAATACGAATATACCGATTTTGAGGAACAGTCTGCGGCTGAAAGAAACAGGGAGAAACTTCTCGAAAGAATAAAGGCACTAAAAGAACGGCAATCCTCTATTGAGGACTGATTGTGTGTTCATAAATTGATTTTCCATTCATTCTGAATCCTGCCAGTTGTGAAATTGACAGGATTTTCCTATTTTTGATGCAGATAGAATTTAAAAAATCAATAAATTATGTATCCAAATAGAGTTACATTATCTAACGATAAGGGGCATACGAGTATTGTAAGTATAGCCCGTGCAAAGGCAATAGGAACATTGCAGGAGGACTTTTCAATAGGGGGGGGGTACATTCCTGATCATACCCCTTACAGCAGGAACAATCAAAGTTCATTTTGTCGGTGAATCCGCTTTGGAGGACACCTACACCATATCGGAAGCAGAAGTGAACGCTTCCATGGGATATCCGATCCCCTATCTCGTTGACAAGGTTTTCAAGGACGGAACGACTGCCCAATTCAATATCGGTTATTAAATAGGGGGGGGTATAAGATGAGATGGCAGCAAGAAAGAAATCGTTTTATATCATTCCGGGAGCGTATTCTATGATTGGAATCGGAACTATTTTCAGACGAAGGGCAGGAAGCGGTGGACCGCTTCCGCCTGATTATGCGAAATGGGTGAAAGAACACATGGTGTTTTGGTATGATATGTCAAAGCCTGTAGATGTTTATGCGGTAAATTTTAATGACTGGAGATCGCATCCCTCTGTAAATGCTGATGTAATTATAACAAGCACCTCATTTGTCATAACTAGATTTGTTACACTGAACGATACAGTAAAATGCTACATTCCTGACCAAACAAAGAATTTTCCTGGAATGAAAGTAACTGTTGAGGGTCTTTTGGAGGGGCAGGAATTATACTGGGGATATAGTGCTAATGTAAAATTAGTTAATATTACATCAGACGGAACCTATGATATTCCGCCATTGAAAACCGTAAAGGGTAATCTGTCATTCAGAAACGGCAATATTGTCGGTGCTTGTAACATCACCATCACCCAGCTACCGTCAGGACAATCCGTTCCCACAAACGAGATACTAAAAGCCAATCCATACCTGCAAGACCATAGCGGAAACAACAGACCGCTTAAATTGAACAATTTCCTGTTCGCGGCAATGAGCGGTGTGGGAGGGTATGACATTTCTAGCACCAATATTCTACCCGATAGAGCAAATGTTACTGTTACAGATAACAGAATTATTCATATTACTAAAAAACTATCCACTACGGATAACATGGTAAACATAGTTCCGGCAAACTCTAACCCAACGCATAAGTTTAAGGTTACAGGTCTTTCTGATGGCAGACAAGTTAGTTTGGTAAACAGAAATGGCGGATTTTATACTTTTGACAACGGGGAACATGAGGTGACATTAACCTATCCCGAAGGAACCACTTCATTGTATAACGCCATAGGAGTTACAGGAAGTGCAGGAGATATGGATGTAACAATAGAGTTTATACCTAGATATCCCAACGCCCTAGTAACTGATGGGGTAGATGATTATGGGCAAATACAGAACTTGCAACAGGGCGTTAAGGTGTTGTTTACTACTATTAATCCGTTTGTTGATGGAAAGTTTATCTATGACCAAAGACTGAATACTACTGAACCTTGGCTGTTTGCCGTATTCAATGACAAAGGTAGTATTGCTTATAATAGTAGGAACTCAAACGGCAAGACCTATATTGATGGAACACTGAATGAATCTACAATAGTTTCCGCTTTGTTAAACAAAAAGCAAATAATCACCATAGTAAACAATGATGTGACAGGTGATAAAACTAAAACTCCTATATTCTTTAGCAATACTGACCATAATAGCGGATGGATTAGTTCAGCTTTCTACAACTCCATAGGATTCGATTCAGTTCCCACCAAGGAAACTGACGGATTCACCGAGCAGGATTTAATTAATTATGTACTTGAAAATTTGATAACAAAATGAGATACGTTATAGTAACAATAAAATGGTGTATGGAACATGGGATTGTTCCGCCCATCCACGCAAGAAGAAGTGTTGACGGAACAATGATCCTGTTACACGAGGATTTTGTCGCACCCGTATTGGGAGATGAAGAGATTTCTTCTTACCTTTACGACAGTAATGAATTAAGTGAAATTTTAAACAGTGAAGTATGGAACTTGAACTTAGACGAATAGCAAGAAAGGAAACCTATACAATAGGAAAACTCTCCATTGACGGGGAGGACTTTTGCGATACGATAGAGGATAAGGATAGAGGGCTTTCACAAGACATGCCCGAACATAAAATCAAGGAAATAAAGGTGTACGGACAAACTGCAATCCCTACTGGAAGATATAAGGTGGACATGGACACCGTTTCCTTGCGTTTTAAGGAAAGATCGTGGGCAAAACCATACGATGGTAAACTGCCACGATTGATTGGCGTACCAGGCTTTGAGGGTGTTCTTATACATGTCGGAAATACGGCACAGGATAGTTCCGGCTGCGTGCTTGTGGGAGTAAACTCTATTGTAGGAAGGGTAATGAACAGTACGGCAACATTCCATAACCTTATGAAAAGATTGCTTGCTACAAAAGACGATATCTATATCTCCATCAAATAACTTTACCATATCTTATTTTTGTTTTTTAGTTGAAATGGGGTGCTTCGTAATGGAGTGCTCCATTTTATTTAAATTATTTGCTATTTTATTTGGTGAAAATTTAAATAATATCTATATTTGCACCACAAAATTAAAATCAAATTTAAACAATCGTAGAATTACCCTATTATGAGAAGTTATAATATTACAAATGGGAAATTTGACATAGACAGACTTCACAGCATTTTCCTTAACGGTCTTGACGGGGAAAATGATGATGCGGTGTATTTTGGAAGAAGAGCCGGATATTCCACCCTGTTTGCCTTCCAGTTGATAGGCATTGCGGAACTTGACCTGTACAACTTTAAAAAGCAGGATAATCCTATATGGATTGCCACCGACAAACCTATATCATGGGTTGAAAATATAAGAGCGGTCATAAGATATGTATGTGAACGTGAAGGAATTTCGTTTATTGAATCACCGAATAAATCCATGTTCCGTTTCGCAATAAAAAGTACCATATTTGATTTTATGAGATATGACAATCCTAATGACATAGACACTGCAAAAGGACCGAAAATATACCCTATTACCGATAATGACTGTTGTTTCCAATGGTATGATGCAATGGATGGGAATATAGACAAGCGTATTTTTGACAGCGTTACGAAGGCTTATTCGGCAAATGGAATGGGTTTTTATTTCAAAAATCTATAAACTAGAGATATATGTATAAACTGATTAATCCGCAGGGCAATGAAAAGTGTTTCAAGTCTGTGTATGAACTTGATGATTTTTATGGGAGGGTTCATACACACAAAAATTTTCAGGTTATGGTCTATAAGAAATTCGTTGCCCGGAAGTTTCAATCATAATGGAAAGGAGGTGGTGAACACGCTAGTAATCAAAAAATTCCTGTCCGAAAAAGGTTATAGAATCGTTCGGACATAAACCAAAACATTTATCTTTGAATCCGTGATATATGATATGGGAATCGGATACCCTGTTATTATTTACAATATTAACCCGTTATACTTTTAATTATATTTTTGGACGGGGATTCATTTGTCCTGTCATATTCACGGATTTATCGTTTAATTTAAAATTTTGATAACATAATGAGAACAACAGGAGCAAACGGACTGGAAATGTTTAATGAGGTTTTGCCTGCATTGATAACATTCGGGGATATGGCTTCCACACCGGAAGAATTTGAGAAGAATTTCGATACCATGATGGACAAATACGAGCATCTTAAGGATGATGTGAAGTTCGTAAAGGTGTACAATGAAGATGATGTGGAAAAGAAATATCCCACATACAAACTGTGGATTCGCCCGGCAGAAATTATATTTAGTGAATAACGGCCATGATATACAAGAATTTTTCCTATAAAAAGGGTAACGCTTTCATAGATCACATGAAGAACAACAGTGTCCTGTACACTCTTGAACTTTGTCGTGACAACAATATCTTCTTTGAGGATGAAACGGAAAAGATAGAGGAAATGCTTGAAATGCCACGTGAGGACATTATTGTCCTGATACCGGGAAAGAACATATCTTCCGTGGCACTAGGAAAGATAAGTGAGGTTTTTACAAGCAAGGAAAGCGTTCTGATACGTCCTATCGGTCTGTTTTATGGAATGAGGGTGGACATTGAGGAAATAACCACGAAATCTTTGTGGATGAAAATGCCCAATTTCCTGTTTGATACGGCACTTTTTATATCGTGGCAGGGTCTTACTAGGGTGATGAGGAAAACGGGCATAAATGACCTTGATGTTTATCTCCCGTGACATTAAGGAAGTGTTTCCGTTCCTATTGAGGAAGTAATGAGGAAACGGTTGAGGAAGTGTTTGAGGAAGTGACAAAAATATTTTTGAGGAAGTTGATGAGGAAGTTGGGGAAAAGATGATGATGTGAATGATGAATGAGGAAGTGAAACAAAATATACTGATAAAGTATTTGAGGAAGTGAAATAAATTATTAACCATAAAAATTTGAGGAAAATGAATTTAGAATGTAAAATCAACTATTACGTGAACAATGTGGATGGTGAATCGGTAAAGACATCAAAGACCGTCCTTGTAATGGACCCTGCAAACTATACGGAAGCTGAAACGCTTGCGATGAAACATACTTCCGTGATAGAAAAAGAAGAAGAAGTGTCAAGCGATACAGGCGAGTTCTGGGTATTCCCGATACGTGAGATGAAAATAAACACGTATCTTCCCAAGTCCGAGAAGGGTGGGGGAGAAGCTGATGGGGCATGGTATCTGTGCACCTGTGAATATATGGAAGAGGTGAAGGGCAAAATGAAATCGCGGACACACAAGGTCCTGTGCTTCGCTTCCGATTCATCTCTTGCCTCTGAAAAGGCGATTGAATCTGCCAAGGAGATTATCGGGGTAGGGAAGGAGTGCACCTGTAAGGCAATCAAGAAAACCGAAGTCAAGGAAATCATTATGGCGGAGGCGGGGTTGAACCAAACGGGAGGCCAGGAATAGCAGATCTCCCCTCTCCTATCGAAAATTTGTGCAACACCCTCTCCTGCCCCTGGGGGGGTGCACCAGTCGGGCACCTCATGTGTCCGACTTTTTTACTATCAATCGTCTAGGACCAGGACCAGGACTAGGACCAGGACTAGGATCTCTATCACAAACGCCCTATATATAATAAGGTGTAATATACATGTACGCAATATATACCGTATCAAAAACCGAAATTTTTGATAGTTCATAACTCACTCAATTTCAACGTTTTACCTATCATTAAACATTTATTAACAAAAATAATTTCCCGAAATAGTTGTTATTTCGGTTTTTATCCTTACCTTTGCAATGTGATTGAAAAAACGATTAACGAACAATTAAAAAACACTTACAATTATGGAAACAAAGAGAATATCACAAAAAGCCGTGGTAGTGATAGACGATTGTAAACAAAAAACCGAAACCAATTGCGAACAAGTTTACGACGTGGTTTTTAATGATGACACAGCAAGCAATTGTAAGTATATAAATGGTACTTACGAATATTGTATGCAATGGATTGAAGCAAACAGGAACGACAATACAACCTATTTTGGCGATTACAAGGGCGGTACCGTGTCAGTTGTAGAAGTGAATACAGGAAATTATGTTTACACTGAAAATATTTAGCATTATGAAAAAACAGAATGTAGAAAAAGAATTATATCCTATCCTTGAAAACGAAAGTATTAAGATAGGAACGTTTAAAGCTAGTAGAAGCATTGACACATTGAATATTATAAAGGAAAATATCAAGTTTTGGAAAAGCTATGACGGGCACAAGTTACCCGAAAAACAGGTTAAACGAGTGTATTATAACGGCACCAGGACACAAAACATAATAAAACTATACAGAGACACGCCCGAATTGATTAAGTTTGTAAGAAAGCACGCAAACGACTATAATACGTTAAAACGAAAGGACGTACCTAGCTGCATAACTATTGATCGTAGGCGGAAAGAACGTTATTTTTCCGTATATATCGAAAAGTTTGGAGAAATAAGTTTTAAAGAAGTTTTGAATGTTTTTCCATTACTTCCAAAATCATATTTAAATAACATTTAAAAAATCATACAATAATGAAAGCAAAAAATATCAATGTAATATTAAGACGAGCGACCAAACGCTCCAATACATTAAACAGAATGAAAGATTACAATTTCCCAATAGAAGTTGAAACGCTTACCATATCAGAGAATGCCCCCGAAAGTATTAAGTTAACAGGTTATACCCCTATATCTAGGGGGTGGAAAGAATTAAGCAATAACGACTTAATGTTACTTAATAACAGTAAATTATACCCTAAATGTAAATTATATAATATTTGGGTGAAAACTGCCACATTAGGAGGAAGAAAACGTATTTGGACGCAAAAAATTAAACGTAAATAACTCACTCAATTTCAACGTTTTACCTATCATTAAACATTTATTAACAAAAATAATTTCCCGAAATAGTTGTTATTTCGGTTTTTATCCTTACCTTTGCAATGTGATTGAAAAAACGATTAACGAACAATTAAAAATACTTATAATTATGGAAACAAAGAATTTATCTTACAATGTAACAAAATTTTATGTAGAGAACGGAATAACCTACAAAATGAATGTGCGTATAAGTTTAAATGATTGTTGCAAAAATGGTGTATGTGATTGGGGCATCACAGCGGATATATATGAAAAACGTAGGAACGGGCGTTTCGTTTGGTGTGCTAGTGGTTGTTGTCACGACGAAATTTTGAAGTATTTCCCAGAGTTTAAAACATTTATTGACCTACATTTGTGCAACCATTACGGGCAGCCAATGTATCCCGTTGAAAATGGAGTATATCACCTAGTAAACAGCGACAAGGAAAAGGCAATAAACTACCTACGTATCACTGAAACAGAATACGATATATTACGTAATAATACAGAGGATAAGTTGTACTTTAAACACCTACTATATACCCTAGGGATCGTAGACCGTTGGAAACAAGAAAGTTTAAAGGCTATCAAACAATTAGAAGCATTGACGGGTAACACATGGGAAAACCCGTATAAACCCGAAAGCGAACGTTTTGCATTAAAATTGACGGACGAAGAACGTACACTAATCGAAAACAGAATTAAGGAAGGGTATTATACTAGTGAAGCCATACAGGCACGAAAAGACCAGAAAAAACGTGAAGAATACGAGAAGAAACGCAATGAAATAATTGCAGATTTCGAAAAAGAAACACAAAAAGCGGAAAATAGAAAGCTAGTTAGGTTAGCCCTTCTTGACACCGGGATTCCCATTAAAAACGTAATATACTACAATCATAGCAATGAACTTGTATTTAATTGGAATGATTACGAAGAAAAAGTAACGCAAGAACAATTTGACGAATTTATCAAAACAGTTGACAAAACTAAACTTCCCGAAAACATAACCTTTAAATTAAAGAAATTATGAGAACGTTTTTTTGCGCAAGTTGAAACAAGGTATCGGGCAATTAAAATTTGCCCGTTTACCCCCGCACATGTAGCCAAAGTATTTGACGGTTATATGTGTTTTGAAAGTGATAATGATTATAGAGTGTGGAAAAATCAAAAGTAATAATTTAAAATAATTAAAGATATGAGAACGAACAATAACAACCTAGTAGATTTTTCAAGCAAACAAACATACGTGGCTTCTGAAAGTTTATTACAGGAAGCAAAAGACAAACATAGTGATATATACCTTAATTTCGCGTACACCGATTACGGTGGATCATTTTTAGACAAGGTTATAATATCTTATTTCAAAGAATATTACCCGGAAAATATAGTACATGAAAAAACATCCTGGAACGGTGAAAACGCGTTTATTTTTGGAGAGCCTGCAAAAGATTTGCGCGACTTTATAAAAAATAGTGATATACTAGATTTTGATTGTTATCTAGGACAATATTATACCGAAATGAAATTTGATATAATAATGGAAGCCGCACAACAATATGTCAACTATAATAGGCTAGACAATGATTTGCTTAACATTATATACGGGTGGATCTGCAATAATAGTAGAATGGAATCTAATTTTGTAGATTATTCGGAAATTGATCTAAATGAATTTTTGCAAAAAAACGGGTATCTAGAGCAATGATACAGACTACCAATATAGACGGGCATACCTACTATATAGTAGATGCCCGTACCATTACACCGTACATAATAATCGCTCGAGAAATTAATCTTATACTTAACCATTGCAAAAAACACGGAATACCAATAATATACGTTGCATCCGTCAATCAGTGTATAATGCAGCACGAGCGATATATTAGATATAAGTATCATAAGAGCATCAACATAAGGCGAATTAAATGCACATGGGAATATAATCACTACCTATATTATTTACATAAAAACGAGCGTATATACGTTTTGAATAATGTTTTTGATAGTTCATAACTCACTCAATTTCAACGTTTTACCTATCATTAAACATTTATTAACAAAAATAATTTCCCGAAATAGTTGTTATTTCGGTTTTTATCCTTACCTTTGCAATGTGATTGAAAAAAACGATTAACGAACAATTAAAAAATACATGCTATGATTGAAACATTAATATTATTAGGTTGCTTGTACCTATCCATACAGATAACCGACTATATCGAAAAACAGAAACAAAACAATAACAATTAAAAAACGTAACATTATGGAAACAAGAAACGACATACCTAATTTACTTGCAATGTATATACGCAATACGCGGGAAATATACGATATTACAACATGGCTGCAAAATTGCATAATTAAGAAGGTAAACAAGGGCATACAGCCATCAATAGAATACCTTGCAAATTGCAGCGCAATGAAAAGTATAATCAGAGAAGCCGCCAAACTATTGTACAAGTATGACGGAATAACACCCACCAGACAAGAAAAACAGCAAGCGGCTAAAGAGCACGCAAAATATATACTTGACGGTGTGCAATTCTCTATCCAAAAACACCAATAGAAGGCAAAATAAAGCCCTCTATTGAAAGATATCAATCAATACCGATATATTATCCATAAAAAACAAAAAGATATGATTTATAAAGGATATATAATACATTATTGCTTTTGCGGCTATAAAACGAAAATGTATCTAATTAATTTTCCTAATATCCCTACATTTCCAAAAAATATAAAGTATGCGCATAAGACCATTAAAGAAGCAAAACGGGAAATCGATAGGGTAATAGATATATTGACGCAAAAATAAAAACATATCGAAATAGTTTAATATTAAAACAAAAAACATTATGATACTAGTAACAGTAAAAAACAGCAAAACAGGTAGCCAATATATTTGTAAATCGGCCTCAAAAACGGTAAAGGATATAGCATATAAACATATAAGTTATCATTTGGTATGCAGACATAAAGATCACCCGTTTTTTAAACAGTTTTACCACGGTCCAAAAGGTATATATATAGATTCGCCCAGGTACAAAGAAATAGAAGCCCTAGAAAAACCTATCTGGAATACACCAATATACAAATTACTAGAACTAACTATCACGGAAACACCCCTAGACGGGCGTACACGATACGCAAAACAGTTACCCGTATATAATACGGACGTATTGGCGGAACTCACCTATTAATCAATCAATCAAAATAGCAATAATATAATCATGATACAATGATTTATAAAAACTATCTGAAAACAGGTACAAGGAATAGACAAACATAAACACCTTGTACCTGTTATTTTTGTGCAAAAATCACGTCTACAATACCATGTGAAACACATTTTGAATGAATTTACCGAAATAACACTATTTCGGTTTTTAGCAAAAAATCTTACCAAAAATAAAAATAGGAATAAAAAGACATTCATACAATAATACCACCATACCATACAAAAGACGCATGTATATCACTATCACAGGGAAACTACATCTATATACACCCATATATACCACCCTAATACGGAACACAAGGGAATTCACCCGCATAATAGCGAAAACACAATATAATATACTGTATTACATTCAATCAGTAGAATAAATCACCAGGTAAACCGGAAATGATAGAATAACGTTCCAACAACATTAATAGGGATTATAATAATAGTAATAGTAGTAGATATACGGTTTTGAATGATTTGAGGGCTGTTTTTTGAATGGTTTTGAAATAGGAATTGATAGGTTTTGATAGGTTTTGATAGGTTTTTGCCTAGCGTGGAAGCCATTGGGAGTAACCAAAACATCTAATTACCCCTTTTATCCTATTCCCACCTTTCCACGATCACCAGGCAATTATTCCATGTTATTGCCGTTCCTGGTATGGTCTGCATATACGCGTAAAACCGCCTAATTGTGTATATAATCTAGTTGGTTACTGATATTCGATTTTTGTACATTGTACATTGTACCTAATATACATATACATTCTTTCGTGCTGCAATACATTCGTATATGCAGCACACACGCGTGTACACACGCATCACAAAACAATGATTTGTCCTATATTATTACTATCAATGCTTCGATTTGCATATAAGGGCGGATGCAACGATTTTTTGGCTTAATCGTCTGAATATCAGTAACTTAATGAAAACACCCCTGTTTTTGACCCTGTTATAATAATTTACTATATGATAATCGGGAAAGGCACACCCTACCACAGGACACGCAAAAACCGCATTCCCGATAGGGCGACACACATAGGGTACGAGCCGTTTTAATGATGTTACGGGAACAATGTGGCAATGGATGGGTAACAGTATGGAAAACGGGTGATCCTTGTGTGTAAGGGCTTAAAATAGGGTATATGCGGGTGTAATGCCTGGAGAAGCAAAACACTATGAAACGAGGAAGTCGGGGTGTCGTGCTTAGCAACAAACACCCTCTCTCCCTATATTCCCCGAAATACCTTTTTGGACCTTAAAATTTTTCGGAAAAACAAAAACCGCATTTTACCCCCATGGGTGATGTCCTCTCTTCCTTCCTGCCGAAACCTTTTGGCTTACCATTCCTATTCCAAAATTTTTCCGGGAAATGAAACGGGCGATATACCCCACGGGTGTTGCATATATGGGATGGATGTCCTATATTTGCGGTAGTCATATTTTCTTTCAGTAGTTATTTTGGTACTATTATTTTCGATTTCCGTATCATAGGGTGGGTGTAATGCTCACCCTATTCTTTTTGCCACAATCATTGTTCCCATGATAGCGTGGACGTGTTTTTCATAAAAATAACCGAAATGGCATTATTTCGGTTATACATACAAAAACAATGCAGGATCATATCATCACGACATATCCTGCATCCAAATCTAAACTATAAAAAGAATCATTTATTATGGAGAATTATTACAAGTTGCCTGTTGCTGTTTGGGGAAATGGTAACGTACCGTCCGTGACGGACACCGTTACCTGTTTTTGCATAGGTTTTTGGTAAAAACATTAATGGACAAAAAACATATCCTGTTGCCCCCTCCCTATTCCTATATCACTTTTCCTAATCATTCACCACTTTCTGTTTTTTGCAATTTATTCCCTCCTGTCTATTATACAGGTATTGTTGTAGGGTGCATCGAACACGACATTATCATCCGTCATTTGATTCACCATCTGATCGTAGGGTGTGTTTCTTCCCATCTTCCATATCCGCACCCGTTTGTTATGGTTGGTGAATCCCATGACATATTTTGATTCACTGTTCGATACGAACTCTATCGGCTGTTCGTTGATATTGTCCGTCATGAATATGCGGAACCTGTCGTTTCTTATTATAACCGTTATCATTGTGTGTTTATTTTCAGTTGGGTTTCTGGTTGTCGTTGTTGAATATCATGGGCATTTCGATATTGTTCTCCGTGGATTCTTCCTTCTCCCTGTCATTGGGTAGCGCGCCCATTTCCTGTCTTGCCATCTCCACGCACCTGTCGGATATCATGTCTATGACGGTATCGGTAAGGATGTGTAGGAGTTCGTTGAGTTTTGTGGGCCGCTTGCCGTTGCCAAGCCCTATCTGGTCCATCACTTCTGTCATTGCAAGTGCCATGGCACCCGTTATCTCATGTCTTGACACTTCTCCGTCCTCCGACACGTACAGGTTTTCATCCCCTATATAGACGAGTGATTCCTTGGTCAATACCAGCATGATGGATGCAGTGAATGCGTCTGCCATCGCGAACATCCTTTCTTTTCCTGTTTTCAGCTTTTTCATATCTTCTGTATTTTGGTTGCTTCTATTCTTATGATGTCATCTTCGAGTGCCATGTTTTCCGTTACGGTTACTGCCGAACCTGTCATGGATATGATTATCCTGATATCCACCTTCCTTACGGGTTCCTCTTGTCCCTGGTCGAACATGGGTATCCTTCTTGAATAGGCTTCGTTCAGCCTGTCATGGGTGTTGCGGTTCATGAGGACACGGAACTTGAACTTCCTTCCATTTTCCCTTCCTATGCGTGCGACAAACTCGTTGACGTAATTGTCTATCCCGAACGGATCATCGTCCGTTATCCTGTAATAGGAGAACCACACCGTGTCCTGTACTATACGGGTGTTCACCTCCGTACATATCTTTCCGAACTCATTCATCTTGCAGGTTCCTCCCTATCTTTACGAACTGCCATGTGGCGTGTATGAATACGGCAAGGGCGATCATGAGTGTCCATGACGATCCTATTCCTCCCATTATGACGATGTTCACGAGTGAAAGGGAGAAGTACAATGCCCTTAGCATGTCCTTTACAGTCAATTTTTCCATCTCGAAAAATTCAAGCAGTTTCCTTGTTGTTTCCTTTATTGTTCTCATATAATCATTCGGTTTTTAAGGTTTTAAACGGGTGCCACCCATACGGTCCACACCCGTACACAATCCGTTTCCGTAAATATTGCGGTTCCTGATAATTATCACTTTTTATGTTTTTATGTTTATAAAATGATTCATTCGGAATCGGACCGCGCGTTCTCATTTCTCTATTCCTTTTCCATAGGCACCAAATAGTTTTAATAGTTTGTCCTTACTGTTATCGCTTGTAAGGGTTGCAGTTCCGCGTTTTTTCGCTTTCTGCTCCCATACTTTCACATATCCCGGTCTTATCCTTCTTCTGTTTCCCATATCGGTCATTCATTTTCGTAAAAACCGTTCCTTATGTCGTCCACCACTTTGAGGAATCCGTCTATCTCTTCCCGTGAGGGGATGGATATTTCCTCCAGATCACACAGGTAATACACTCCCGATACGTCCCTGACGGTCACCGTACCTGTCTTGTCACCCGTATCCCACTCCATGTACCGTGTGCTTCTAAGACCCTCTATCGTTCCGAAGCCCTGGTCAAACCTTACCGTCTGACCGATTCTCAATTCACGTATGTCAATCATGCCTTCTCAACTTTATGGGCGACACCTTCCAGATATACGGGCTTCCCGTCTATCTTGGCCGTAGCCGTAAAGAAATAGGGGTTGTTGCCCGTACTTGTGATGGATACCTTGTCACAATTTCCCTTCTCCACCATCCCCGCCATGTCGGGGTAATCTTCCGGGAACACTATCCATAACGGTTCCCCTATCCATTCACATATCCGTCTTTTCGTTTCTTCCGTTGTGGAAGCACCGTTCGATATCTGGCTCATCCTTGTTTCGGAAAGCTGCAACGCTTCCGCCATATCCTTCGCCTTCAATCCCCGGCATCTCAATAGCTGTTTTATCTTGTTCATTTTAAAATATTGTTTAAAGTTTTGGTGGCAAAGTTACAATTATCATTTGAATAGTCAAAATTCTCTTTTATGTTTTTATCAACATCAGGAATTTCTTCCGGCATGAACAGGATAGACATCAGTATGAACGATACCGCCAATATGAACAATGTGGCCAGAAAACGTTTCATTGCTTGTCCTCCTTTAACAGGGATAATATCTGTGATGCGTAATCGGCAATGGAATTGACGTCCTTTGTTCTTCCTATCTTGCGTTTCGCCCTTAGGACGCTCATCACGTCCGCATAACGTGTTCCGTCAATGGATAGCATGTATCCTTTATAACTGAACCTGTTTACTGCCCACACGTCAAATATGACACCGTGGAAACTGAATCTGTAATGGTGCTCCGTTGTAGGATACCTGCTCGCATCATTGTTGCCGTAATAGGTTTCATTGAGCACGGACAGCGTTTCAATTATGTTCCCGTCACCCTCTCCGATTTCAATCTCCATGTCAATGTCACCGGGAGTGCACTCGAATCCGTGATGATAGAGGGCAAGACTTCCTCCTACTATGAAATCGGATGATATCTTCTGCTTGAATTTCTCCAACGCTTCATCCATTTGCGCTATTGTTATTCTTGTTTCCATTATTATTTAAATTTTATTTCAACTTTCATGTTGCAAATTTAATTGGTTACTTTAATTATCCAAAAATAATTTCATGTTTTAACATTAAATTAACATACAGATAACATTTTATTTAAATAATGTGGGAGTAAAATTTAAATTGTCTACCTTTGCGATGATATAAATTCAGTATTCACCAAAAATTTAATCACATGAATAAGCAGATAACGGAAAGAAACAAAGTGACCGCAAATTTCAATCGGAATGGGGAACTTGACGAAATTACCGTAACGGATGAAAAAGGCACTCTTACCATTAAGGAAAAGAAAAACAGGCATGAATTAGAGAACAACGGCATTGACAAGTCCGTTGACGTGGGATATGGTATGAACGTGGATATAATGAAGTAGGATTATGGGAAGGATGGCTGACAAATTCCGTCTTGTGTACGGACAGAAGCTGGAAACCTCCTATTCCAACTTCAAGAATTTCACGATAGAATGTTTCCGGGTGTTCCCGTCAACCGATATAAACATGTTCAACCTTGATATACCACACAAGGATTTCAAGAAGAAGCCGGGAACATATTGCAGGCTTATGGGAGGAAGCAGGTACATCATGGACGATTCCCTGTTCCGTGAACACGGATATGAGCCGTTTTTGAAGGCTGCAAGGGGAAACATACTTATTGTGGGGCTAGGGTTAGGGATGGCACTTGAAAGTGTCCTAAAGGAGCCGGAAGTGGCTTCCGTGACCGTCCTGGAGGAAGAGCGTAACCTTATCAAACTCATGGAACCCTATTTTGAGGATTCTGCCGTACCCTTAAGGATGATTAAGGGAAGCCTGTTCGGTGACTTTACGAAACTCATGCCGCAACAGGGGAGGTTCTTCGATACGGTATTGATAGACATATTCCCCAATATAGAGAACACCAATGAAAGACGCGCCATGATAGAAGTCGCAAGAAGCAGGCTATTACCCCTGATAAAGCCTGTAAGGTTCAACAAGACGGAAAGGGCGATATTCGTATGGGGAGAACCTTACATGAAATACTTTCCAAGGGGGAAGGGGCCGGATTACAGGATGTAGGAGAAAAAGAAATGGTAAGGGGGAAATTACCGAAAGCCCCTTACCATTCTCGATCAATCCAGATCCTCTAATAACTAATAAGTTTAACTAACTGAAAAATGGCTGACGTTCTGTTTCACAACACACCGAGTATCAAATACCTTCAACTTCTTCAAAAAGAAGAGTGTTTAAAATGCTTATGTTACAAAACCCAAATTTTTAAGTGCAGGAGCAAATATAGGGATTAAATTTCAATCTCTGAAACTTCTCCCTATAAATTTTATCCATCCGAAAGGTTTTCTTTTCAAATGTGGAGCGATGTTGTTCCTGTCGGGTTCCCATGAACCGTCCGTAAACTCAAAATAACGTGCTTCACGCTCGAATGACAGCATACGGTATGCAGTATGCAGTATCTCCCTTGATCCTTTCTTACAGAGCAAATAAACAAGGTTTCCTATATAGTTCAACCCGTATAGAATATAGGATAACACTACGGATATTACGCAACCGTATATCATGGTATCGAATCCCAGTCCGAGAATAAACATTATGAATGAAATCAGGAAGCCTGTGTACATACATTCCTGCCATTGCAGGGAATGACAATGCTCGTGTGCGAAGAACGATTGCTTGTAATGCTGTGCACTCTTTTTGCACAGCAACCAAAAGAACAGAAGTATCGCAGAGTGGAACGGAATAATGACCTTTGCGATTTTTGAATTGAATATGACTTTCATAATAGGATGTATTTTAATGAAATCTATCTGTATTGCAAATATAACTAAAAAATTCAATTGATTTTTGGCTATATCACATAATCCACTGTATCTTTGCATCAGTAATTGACGCCCCATAGTCAATACAAACAACATAGTAAAAGATGGTTCGATAGAACTTTTCTATATTGTCTGTAATGATATGATGGGGCATTCATTACAGACTTTCTTTTTTATAGCGTGGTATTCCGAGGTAATATTATTGCAGAAATGAGGTGTATTACCCTATCGAGGTCATATAGAATCGCACACGGAAAAGAAAGTCTATTTCTTATGTGGACGGATAAGACTTAACGGTGGCGCATAAGATTGAGAAATACCTTACTCCACGGGATAACCTGACGGTAGGGTTGGTAGTGCGAAATCGAGATGCCAGGTGGGTTCTTTTGAAACAGGACCAAAGACTCGAAAGGATAAGCAGGTTTCAGATGTGCGAGCGATGCACGGTTTTTCAAAAACAGTCTTATCCCAACTATAAAATACGGGTGACAGGAATGTAACAATATTCGGTTGACAACAAAACAACTTTATATCTATCGTTCTTACCATTATCCGGTTAAAGTTGAAAGCACAGGCACTGTATCCTATTATATTTCAATGACTTATAATAGATTAATACAGTTCCCCTATGGGGATATAGTCTGTGCTTTCAACAACCGGGTTCTTGGAATGTAACAATTAGTTTTTGAATGATATTGGAATATCATAGATTTCAACAATCAATTGTTATAAAAGGGAATAGATATAAAGTTGTTTTTGATACGGGCGAAACGAAAAATTTTTACATTATTTTCATTTTTTTCATTACATAAATTGGGTTTAAGGTGCTTGTAAGCTCTAAAAACGATAAAATAACCGAAATAATGAATGAAATAACCGAAGTAGTAAATGAAAATAACCGAAATAATGAATTTTCAAACATTAATTGAGTATAAATGAAACAAAAGAAGTTACCCAAAAAGAGCAAAAACATAGGGAAGTTCCCGTTATGCTCTACCGTTATCTGTAAAATGAATTGCAAGGATGATGCAATCATGTTCATTGATGTGTGTCTTAATTCGCCAAAAGTTCTTTTTGTCGACACAAAAGGCAACAAGGATGTTTATTCCTACAATTCCTTTTTTGTAAGGGCGTGTTTTAATCATATTGTTGTTGCTCCGATGGAAAATGAATTTAGATGTCCTGATTCTCCTATTGTTCCCATGAAAGAATTGTTTTGGGTGTGTAAACAGTATTTTCGTTTTCCTCAAAAGTATCGCAATCAAAATAATAAAACTGAAATAATAAACGAATAATTCCTATTGCCATGTTTAATGTATTTGTAGCTTATCCTTTGGACAGCACTTTAAAACCTTATAAAGGAAGATACGATGAAGTAAAGTTTTCTTGTGACTTCCAGATATATACTTATGATATTAAGCAAAATAAGATTTGTAATGATAAAATCGTTGCATTTAAATTCGATGAGGAAGTATTTAGGTCTATATTACTCCGGCAGGGACAAGATCTTCTTGTCTTATCCACTTATTCTTGTTTGACTAAAAATGGAAAGGATTATTTTATTCCTAAAGCAAATACAAGGTACGTTAAAATGGTTGATATTTTATCAATTGGAGCGGCAACTAGATTGGTTGCCGCTGAATATCTTTTGACTTACGGCAAAAGAAAAACAAATTTCTCTTATAATCAACTTTGTGATTTTGCTTCTACTATAAAGTCTTTAGATAGTAAACCATTGACATTTTTCTCGAAGAATGAATGCAATAAATATCCTATGGACGAACGGGAAGGAACATATACCGTTGAATTGTATGAAGAAACGTTTTTTGATGATAGCGACATTTATTTTAACGTTGATCCGATAACGGAAATGGTTTACATGTGTAATGATGATTATCTTGAATCATCATTTTGGTTCATTGAAGCTGAACGTCCATCACAAAAATGTTCGCTTAAGATTCGGGATTGTTATCTTGCAAAATAACATTATGAGGACACGAAAATCAGTTAATGACGCGTATGACATATTCGGGAATCCGACACTGATGGACCGACACCATGATATTCACTCCTACCTTATTCCCGATGAGGAAAGAAAGTGGTGGCGATGGTTTCATGTCAGAAACAGGGGTTATTCCATTTTCGTCCATTTATGGAAAAACAGCAAGGACGGCATTTGCAAGACTGTTTCCTATACGGAACTACAACGGGAATTTTCTCTTGTAAGAAGCAGGGTTGCCATAGAGGTGAAAAAACTGGAACGTCTTGGGGTGATAGAGAAGCTGAAAACGGGTATAGCATACAACAGGTCCGTGTACAAGGTCCTGTCACCAAAGGAAGCACGGGAATTAGTTAGACAAGCGTATGTGCAATCACATGGATAAGAGGTGATTTTTATCTATCTTTGAACAAGATAGATGATTAAATATAAAATACATGCAGGATTTTGTAAAAAAACGGTTTAGGAAATATGTCTTTTCCTTCTATTACCCGGTTATCATGGGATTGCCGCTTAGCTTTATAGCGGATTTTTTTGAGGAATTTCTCTTTAATGATTGGGCCTATCTAAAGTTTCTTGTATCTCTGATTGTAATAGACACTATTCTTTCGTGGGTATATCATTTCATAAAAAGAGATCTGTCCTCTAAAGGGTTCTCCATGATAGGATTGAAACTATTGGTTTATTTTTCATTGCTTATCATGGCGAACATCGCATCATCATTTACTGTTCGTGGTTCGGTGGTTGAAGGGTTCGGATGGTTCTATACATTGGTATGCACATCCCTTATCATTCGGGAAGCGATGTCAATAGCGGAAAATGCGGCAAAGATAAATCCTAATCTTGTTCCGAAATGGATTCGGAAGTATTTGAGTGACTTCGATGAGAATGGATTTGCCAAAAGGCCATGTGAAAACAAAAAACAATCTGAAAATCAATAATTTATGGAAACTAGCATTACAAGACAGGAGTTTAATGAACTCCTTAAATCCTCTGAAATAGAGGTTTTTGAAGCCGATAAGGTTCTTGGATGGCTGTCCGAAGTATTGAAATCGGCAGGCAACCTTACCCTATCTGAAATATCGGCAGCGAAAGTGGAGTACGATTCCCTTTCTCAATTGACGGTTGTAAATGATGATCTTACGAAATCGTTCTATTACACCCGTCCTACACAGGTTGAGGAACGTACATTTGTTGAAACTACCGTGGATGGAGTAAATAAATCCATGACAGTGAAGATGTACAAGGACACTCCTTTAAACCGTTTCCGTGGCATAGTGGGAATTGCCGTGAACGACAAACAGTCATTGGAAAAATCGGTTGCCGAAGCCGTAGGTGTCAAAAAGAGATATGCGGACGGACGTGTGTATCAAAAAACGGAAAGCGGGTGGAAGCCTGTTGCGGAGAACAAGAAGCGTCCTGAAAAGACTAAACTGAACACGGCTGGGCGTGATCAGAAGAAAACGTTGAAGGAACGTATCATATCTGCCGTAAAGCGCATGAGTGACGGACAGATAAAGGTGTTCCTGAAAAACAAGGATATTTCCGGATTAAGACGTTCTGAACTTGAAAAGGAAGCCCGGAAACGTGGGATAATGAATTGACAACCAAAAATTAAAACCTATATATGAAATCGCTGATATTTACAGACAACAACGGAATACGTGTCACCATTCCTACTGACGGATGGGGCACGCAATCCGTTTTCAACATTACAGAAAGCCCCAGTGGGGATGGTGCGGACATTCTTGTGAATGAAAAAGGGTTGTGGCCCAAAAAGGGTAGCTGTGTGAGCATGGAAGAGATGGAACTTCTTGCCAAGCTGATGGAGATGGAACTTCTTGAATCCTATTCGGAAGAGGATGAAAGAAATGTTTGTGCTGATGGAAAGGAAGAAAAGACAATAGTTTCACGTGGAACTTCTGTCCTTGATGTAAGCATAGAGCCGAAAAAACTGTATTTGAAAGTCAAGGGAGAAATTCATCCCTTATTTATTACATGCAACCTTCTGTTTACTCCCGATGGCGGAAAATCGGAACTTATAAAGATACCGTATGCCACTTCATACAGTTGGTCAGGGAACTCTGTGAATGTGCATGAACAGTTTTTTAAGGTGAAGGATAGCGACAGGACGGTCATGTGTCTTATGGACAATGACCCGATAGGCAGACAGGCATTCTTCGGTATAAATGCAGTTCTGCCGGAACCCTATAACAAGTCTGCTACAATGACTGTTGTAATGCTTCCTGTGAATCCGTCACCTCTGTTTTGATTTGTCGCATGAAAAGCGTATTTTTGAAACAAAGATAGATTATTAAAACTTTGATATTATGAGATTATATAGATTTATTGACACAGATAAGAAGATTGACGTTACTGTTGTTACCGATGGTAGTTGTGATCAGGAACGCATTTTCATTACCGAGATACGTGGTATTGTAAGCCGTGGAAATGTTGATGCCACTGCGGATGAAATTGAAGGAAGCGACAATATGCAGGCATTGGGATTCAACTGGGTTGTCGGTCAACCTGTAATGCACCAGGAACTTGTTGCATTTGCGGAAAACAACGCTCTTATCCTTGAACTGAATCCGCAAGGACAGAATGAAATCGTATCTGCAAATGTGGAATGGAATGGGGATGATGAATGTGTTATCACCGTAAGAACACAGCTTCCTATCAAAAAAGAAGTTGAAATTTATTTCCCTAATACCGTAACACTGAATGAATCTGCCGGAAGATGGGGTGTTATCCGTGGTGATCGCAAAGGTCTTGTGACAAATATCCTTAGTCGTGTTCCTGTTGTTCTGACAATGGAAGATATGGGTCTTGTAGACAAAGAGGATTTGAATGTGGTTATTATGGCAGAGGGCGGCATTCAGAAGTTTGAGTTCACCGCTAAAGCAGATTAATTATGTTACGGCTGTTGTTTATAAATAGAGATGAAAGTCACCGTTTAACGGTCATTACTGATGGCATAGACAGCCAAATGAATGTTTTTGTGACTGAAAATGTCATAGGTGACAGGGAATATTATGAGGGTATGGGTGTTGTGATACGTGCCGGACTGACCTATAATATCGGAGTATTCAAACAATGGGCCACAAACCATGCACTGCAACTTATAGCTTATCCAGAAGAGTTGGGAGGAAAGGAACAGATTCTTGTTGATATAGTTGAAGAGATGCGTTATTTTCTTATTCCGCAAGATAAGACAATGGCGTTTCCCAAGGAAGGTGACAGCATAGAGGCTGTTGTTACTTCCTATAAGCAACTTTATGTAAACGGAAAGCCGACAGGTGTACAAACACCGTTGGAAGTTGACTTTGAAACACAACTTCCTTATGCAGTAAGTGAAGGTGGAACGGTGACAATTCCTGAAAATCCTACCAATTCCATAAGAAACGGGGTTTTGACCGTAACACAGCATGAGAGCAATAAGAAGATTACTATTGACCTTACGCAAGCTGCATCCACTGTAACCTATACTTACAATTTGGTGGTAGATCCAAAGACACTTTTATTTGTGAATACGGGAGAAACAAAGAAAGTGACCGTTACTTCAACCAAACAGACTGTGGTAAATGGAAAACCGTCAGGGGCTCCTACAAAGATAGGTACGGATATAGAACTTGCCGGAGCAGGATTCTCCCATGAAGCCATTTCCGATGGATTCAACATTAAGGTGACTGAAAATCCAGGTAATACGCAGAGAAAGGGAACTGCAACCATTACTATGGATGAAGGTGGTAAGAGTGTGACAGTGGATCTTACACAGGCAGCATCCGTCATTACATACGAATATTCTTTGCTTCCTACGCCCACAAGTATTGCTTTCGTTGCAAAGGGTGAATCCAAGTCATTTAATGTGGTTTCCGAAAAGCAGAAGAAGGTAAATGGTAAAAATTCAGGTTCTCCTGTTAATGTAGGTTACACGACTACTGTTTCAGGAGCAGGATTTACGAAAGGTAGTAATGATACAACAGTTGTTGCGGCTGAAAATACAACCGAATCACAGCGGACAGGAAAAGTTACCATTACTGCAAGTGAAGGTGGAAAGACTGCCGAAATAACTTTAACCCAGTCCGCAGCCACTGTAACTTATGAATATGAACTTACAGTTGACCCCACTTCACTTCAATTTGCCGCAGCTGGAGAAACCAAGGTGTTTGGCGTTACTTCAAATAAGCAGAAGAAAGTGAACGGAAAGGATTCAGGTGCACCTATTGTTGTAACTTATACGACAGTTGTTTCCGGCACGGGATTTACTAAAGGCTCTACGGATTATTCGGTAGTTGCAGCCGCAAATACAGGCGCAGTCCGTACAGGTTCGGCGGTGGTAACGGCAACAGAGGGCGGAAAAGAAGCTACTGTGGCACTTAATCAACTTGCTGGAGCTTCGGCATAATATTTTTGCAGAAATGAGTAGAAAACGGAAAAATACATATAAAAATGGGAAGCCTGACTTGTTGAAGTCTTTGGCTTCCCTTGATTTCAATGAACTGGACAGATTAAGCAAGACTGTTCCCATGCTTTTGCAATCAAAATTACAATCTTCTATGATGTCTAGGGATGTGGAAGATGTGATGAAAGCAAATCTGTATCTTGGTTCAAAGACTTCGGATAATGGAAAACTTCAATCCGTTTTCTTTGATCCGCAGGTATGGAACGATAGTGGACGTGATTATCTTGCTCAAAGAGGTATTCTTCCATTCAGTACGTTACGTAGAATGGGTGGAATTTATCTTGTAAGGGCCATCGTAAACACACGTATAGAGCAGATACAGAACTTCCTGCACTTCTCCGATGACGAGCAGAAGGAAGGTTATACCATCAGAAAGAAAAGAGGTTTGTTTGATCCGGGAGATTTGTCTTTATCATCGAAAGACAAGAAGAAGGTAGAAAAAATCGTGGAGTTCCTGGAACGAGGTGGCAACACCGACAAATGGGATAACTATGATACCCTTCCCGACTTCATAAGAAAGATTTCGTTTGATTCGCTGACACTTGACCAGCTTGCGTTTGAAACCACAAGAAACAGGATGTGGGAACTTGACAGATTCAAGGCGGTGGACGCGTCACTTGTACGTTTCCTTGGTGCGGTTGACCCACGGAACAGGCAGGAGTTCGAGAAATATCGGTTTAAGGGATATTTGCCCCGCTACTGTATGGTGTGGGATAATCAGATTCTCAAAAATCCCGTCACAGGCGAATCAATCGTCTATTACCCGTGGGAACTCGGTTTCGGGGTGCGTAACAAGTCAACCGATGTCTACCGTAACGGATACGGGGTTTCGGAACTTGAAACACTCAATGAGATTGTGACATGGTTCTTATGGTCCTTACAATCCAATGGTAATTCATTCAAGAATGGCGTATTCCCCAAAGGTCTGTTGAATATCAAGGGTGAAAATGTTTCCCAAACCACTTTGAACGAGTTTAGGCAAATGTGGTATCAAATGATGGCAGGACCTCAAAACGCAGGAAGAATCCCTGTTTTGGCACAATCACAGGTTGAATGGATTGATTTGACCAAAAACAACAAGGATATGGAGTACAATTTATGGAACCAATTCCTTATTGTGCTGATATGTTCTGTCTATCGTATAGACCCCTCAGAACTAGGATTCCAGTTCAAGGAATCCGCACAGATGTTCGGACAGGACGGCCAACGACAGAGATTAAAGCATTCACGTGAGAAAGGTCTTAAACCCATGTTATCCTTCCTACAAGAAATCATAACAAGATATCTTGTATCGGAACTTGATGAATCATTCGAGTTTGCTTTTACAGGCGTTGATCTTGAAGATGAAGCATTGAAAGTGGAAATCGACAAGAAGAAACTTGAAGCAGGAATGATCTCATTGGAGGATGCTTTTGAAGCATATTCAGGCAGACCGTTCAATCCTGAAAAGGACACAATCCTCAATTCCGTATGGATGAATTATAAAATCAACAAGGATAACGCTGCTGCCATGGGAGGTCAGATGAACGGAGGTGAAGTGGAAGGTGTGGAGAATGAGGAAGAGCAACCATCATCCAATGTGGCAGCAGAGGAAGAAGATCCATTTGCAAAATACAAATCCATGTATGGTGACAATCCCATCATGGACAGGGCCACGGAAGTTATCAACAAGATGTTTGGAGGTGAATGATAATGCAAAAAGGACTTCAATTCATTAAAAAGATTGCTCCTGATGGGAAGATATTCTATAAATCCCGGACAAAGGAGCAACCTCCTTTCCCAAAGGTTCAGGATGTATATGAGAGTGAGGCCAACGACATCTATAAGGATGAAATTTCTAACATGATAAAGCAGATAACGGAAGAACTGATAGATTATGGCAGAAAACAGGATAGATAAGGATTTGAGGTTTTATCCACCTTTTTATGAACAGGACGGAGTAATCAAGAGGATATTCAGAATAATAGACTATCGTCTTGTTCGTCTTATCGTAAAAGTGTTGGGGAAACAGTTTATTTCGGAATCAGACAAGAAACTCCTTAAAGAGTTCAACTTTGATTTTGAAAAGGAGATGAAGCGAATCCCACCATATCAGCAGGCCATGATTTTCGGTAGACTTGCCGGAGTTCTTGAACCAAGACAGACTGCATCATTAGGATATGCTGACTTTTATAAATTCGTATCATCCGAACAGGTTTCCCAATTGACGCTTACAGATCAAATGCGGCTTGGTGTGGCGGCTACAAAAACATATACCTATCTCAAAGGTCTTGGAGATAAGATGAAAAAGGATGTGGCAGAAGCTATTCTTGGAGAGGTTGCATCCCAATATGACAATGCACAGGCAGAAGCTGAACGCAGGGTGATTCAGGAAGCTGTTATGAATGGTGCTGTATTCAATAAAAAACAGACTATAAAACAGATTGTAAGTGACATAGGTCATAGAACGCAGATATGGGAAAAGGACTGGCTTCGTATCATGGAAACAGAGATGCAGAATATCTTTGAGGAAGGAACTGCACTTAGTATTCTTGACTTGCATGGTGAGGATGCCCTTGTATATAAGACAGTGTTCAATGGTGCATGCTCATATTGCATACGTTTCTTTACTACAAATGGACTTGGTTCAAGGCCCAAAATTTTCAAACTGAAAGAATTGCTTGCCAATGGGACCAACGTAGGGAGAAGGCAGAGAGAATGGCTTCCTACTGTCCAGGCTACGCACCCTTTCTGTTATGATGATAAAACAGAGGTTCTTACTGACAAAGGGTTTATGTTTTTTAAAGACTTAAAGGGTGATGAATTATTTTTGTCAGTTAATCCTAGTTCTGGTGAAGGTGAATATGTGCAAGCAATTAAGTATATAAACCAACAATATAAAGGTATTATGATAGAAAGAGTTAGTAGAGATTATAACCTTTGTACAACCCCTAATCATGTACATGTTGGTACAAATAAGTATAATAAAGGAAGGGGTAGAAATATATTGTTAGTAAAGGAAAGCGATCTTCCTAAAGATTTTACCTTTTTAGTTACTATACCTAAATGGAAAGGAACTGATTTAGAGTATATTGAGTTTGATGGAATAAAGTATGATTTTAAGTTGTTTTGTGAATTTTTGGGCTATTGGCTTTCAGATGGAACATTGGTTGAAGATAGAAAATTAATCCAATTGATTCAATTAAAGCAAGAGGTTAAGGAAAAGATGTGGTTATGTTCTTCTTCTTTGTTTGGGGAAAAGGCTAGAAATGATAAAGATAGAATCACTATTTCTGCTTGCAGTAAACCTGAATTACTTTTGTTTTTCTATAATTTAGGAAAGCAAGATGTAAGATATGTTCCTGATTTTATAAAGCAAACAACTTCGGAAAACATTTCTTTATTTTTAGAAGCATTTAGACTTGGAGATGGTACTATTCATAAAGGAAAAGTGTGGAAAGGGTATCAATTTAAGCCACAAGTTCATTATATAACAACTAGTAAAAGATTGGCTGATGATTTGGGTGAATTGATTTTAAAAACCGGAGAAAGACCTTCTTTTAAAAATACAGGTAAACGGTATTATAATGATGTAAAAAGGGGAAAGGTATATATATCTAAGAATGATATTTTATGGATAAATGTATTAAAAAATAAGTACAATCTTAAAAGAAGAATACAGGAAAATGTCATAGAATATGAGGGATATATATATGATGTTGAATTGGAAAGAAATCATACGTTAATTATTCGTAGAAACAATAAGGTATGTGTATCAGGTAATTGCCGTTGCTCGCTCCAATACTACAACCCGATGTTTGATGAATGGGATGAAAAATTAAGGATGTTCGTCACTTCTCCTATGAAAGAAGAGAAAAGAAAGGTAAGACGAAAATCCAAAATTCATATCAAGGTTGGAACTAAGGAATTTGATGTTTAACAATTAAAACCTATAATCATGTTTTTGGATTCAGGACAAAGAATAAAGTGTGTCTACGAGAATGTTCTTGGGATTAAAAGCCCAAAAGTTCTTAATGAGTTACAGGAAAACAAACGAATTATGACAGGTGACAAGACATTTAGAACAGTGCAAGGCTCTCCTGTTACTTTGCTGTTTGACCGAAATTCCATGAAGTTTTGCGATGGAACCATCGTAAGCGTTACCCCTATCGAATATGAGGGGGATTTGCTTCGATTGGAATTTAAGAACTATGTCGGAAAGAAAACGTGTTTCCCCTTGATGCACCCTGATACTCTTATCATGTGCAAGGAAATACCCGACAATCCTAATGATGTGGTATGGATGCCGTTCATAACAAAGAAAGTGAGTGAAGTTCTTGAAGGGAATTATTGCTTGCCTGATATCGGGCCGGAAAATTCCATGTCATACGGTTCAAATATCATTTATTACAGACGGCACAATATGAATGTTACCCGTATTCCCGTAACATCTACTATATATGAAGTGGAATGTGAGCCGGGATTCTCCTATGTCATGGAAGATACTTTCTTGCGTGCATTGGATATGGAGAGTGCACGGGTGTTGACAGGAAACAAGTCAGAATATAAAGGGGAGGAATGATTATGGGATTCAATTCGGGTTTTACAGCGATAAGGACAATAGAGGGTGACAAATACATCAAAGATATTGTTGTTGGTATGTCTGTCATGTCCTATAAGGAAAGCTATCATATAGCCAAGAAACTTGTTCAGGAATTGGCAACCAAATATGATGTTTCCTATAATATAAGATGTGATGATGATATTGTAGGTTATCGTTTTCAAGGAGTGCAGCTTGTTATGTCGGAAGATGGATGGAGATATGTCAAGGATTTGAAAAAGGGAGATAGTTTATTAACTTTGAAAGGGATAAAGAAGATAGTGGATATTGAAAAGATGGAAACTATCAATAAGATATGCTATTCTCTTGAAGTAAATCGGGCGCATAGTTATTTTGCTGACGGTATTTTAGTATGCGATGAGATTATTTAAAAATTTGATTATGAATATAAGAAGTTTACTTGGGTTAGAAACTGCTTCGGATAAACTTAGAAAATATAGAAGTGCTGTCCGTAAGTCTTATGAATACAAAGACAAGGGAAATGAACTTGCCAAGTCTTTCTCTGAAATGTCCGCATTGAAGTCCATGTTCATGGAGAAAGGTGAAATGGATGAAGATATGAAGGATGCAATGAACCGATATGATGATTTTATCAAGGAACAGGGGATAAAAGTATCCGATTTACGTGGCCTTGTTATAAAGAATGAGAGCGTGATGAAATCCATTTCATCCGACAAGGATCTTTCTATTGCAATCAAGGAGATTGACAAGGCGGAAAAAATGAGATACCTATATCAAAAGAAACAGATAACAAAATCTGTGTACTTTGATTTTCTAAAAAGCAAGGGTGCCGTGAAATATGCGGATGTTATTGTTCAGAAGTTCACTCCCGATGGGATAAAAATACTTATCCTTAACCGTTGTACCGATATGGGAGAGGCAACGGATGATTGGTGTATTCCCGGAGGTCATGTAGATGAAGGAGAAGAATTTAAAGTAGCTGCACGTAGAGAATTGTGGGAGGAAACGGGAATAGAGGTGGCCGCAGACCGTTTACGTGAGGTAGCCACCTATAAAAACAACGATGCGGACATTCACTATTATATGGTCACTCTTGATGAAAAGGAAGGTGCAAGCATCCTACTTGACAGCGAAGAGGAAGTTGGTTCTGCATGGATAAAACTGGATAAAATTGATAATTACAACTTTATTTTCGATATGAAAGAGAATCTGAAAAGAATTATGGGTCTTGACGATTCATGCGGTATAACAAGGATACTGAAAGCATATTCGGAAGGATATATCAGCAAATCAGTATTTGACACCTATTGTAAGGAGCATCCTGATGAAGTTTTGAAAGCGCAGAACAAAACTTATTTTTCTCATTCAGAAAGAAAGGATCTTGCAAAGAAAGGTGAAGCGATGCCGAACGGTAAATATCCTATCAGAAACGAACAGGATTTACATGATGCCATACGTCTTGTAGGAGCATCCGACATGCCCAAATCAGAAGTAAAGGCATGGATAAGAAAACGTGCAAAGGAACTTGGTCTTACAGACAAGTTACCTGAATCATGGGGAGAGAAGAAAGAAGGAAAGGTTGAGAAGTCGGAAAACGAAACAGGTGTTGAAGAAAAAGCCATGACTACTGCCGATGCTGGGGAAATCGCTCCTGAAAGTCTTAAAGAAGAAGTTGTTGGTCCACAGGGTTCAGGTGTTGAAAACGGTGACGATAAGGTGGAGAAGGCTATTTCATTCAAGAAAAGACAGTATTCGGAGAAATATGTGGAGGTTGATGAAAAGCCGATAGAAGATGTATATGGACAAGGTTCTTTTAGTTATTCGGGGGTAAATTCCGAAAGTGCGGAAAAGTTCTTTGACATGTTGGGCATGATACAGAAAGTGTCCGGGAGATGCGCTGATTTTTCAGTCAAGGTAATCACTCCTGATAACGGTGAACAGGAATGGAAGTTTAACCATAACTGTATTTATGTAAATGGTTTGAGAAGGAACGAAGAAATAAATAAGTCCGTTGAAAACGATGTCAAAAAGGAAAATGATGATATAGAGAAATCTGAAAAGACAAAGAAAGCCGATTTTCTCTCCTATATCAATTTCTTACAGGGTATGATTACCCGTAAGGACAATCTTCATTGGACAGAAGAAGATAATTCTAAACATGTGTATCTTGATGAAGTGGGTGACTTGATGAATGACTTTAAGGATACTCTTGCCGAATCAGGACAGGCATTGTTCGGGCGATTTGATGCCAATACGGTTGAATCGGAAGAAATCGAAGAATCTGATCCGTTGAAGTTCATCAAACTGTTGTTTGAGAGAACAACCAAATTCCGTAAATCGTTGGACGGGGATGAAGATTACTTTGGTGAACTGTCATTGATTGATGATTTTCTTGTCAAGACAAAACAGTCTATATACCGATTACAATTACATTAAAACAACGGGTGCCATGGCGCGTAAATGTGCTCCATGACACTTTTTGATTGAAGTTTTTGTTTAACCAAAGAAAAATATTCATCTTTGTGTTAGTAAGTTAAGATTAAATATAATAAGACGTGTTTGACGATAACAGATTAAATTTCACACTGGAAGCCATCATTCATAAATCAAAATTCAATCCGTTGGATTATGAAAGAGGTGATGATCGCAGATATCAGAATATGATATTTGAAGGTCTTGCTTCTGACAATTCAGAGGACTTTGAAGGTGATTCTATGGAGCCGAACGGCTTTGTTCTTGACGTGTTCAAGAAGCGTGGATTGATTAATTTAGATCATCTTCCTACACGTTCCCCAATAAACAAAAGTCGCTTCTTTATAGGAGTTCCGTTGGAAGCAAAGGTTGAGAAAAATAAGTTCTATTTGAAATGTAAGTTGTGGAGCAAATCTTCCGAAGCAAGAGCATTCTACGATACAGCACTTGAAATGGAACAGTCTGAACCAAAGCGTACCCCAGGATTCTCCATTGAAGGAAAGGCGTTGGAAAGAGATAAGGATAATCCTAAACACATAACAAAAACACTGATTACCAATGTGGCCCTTACAATGAATCCAGTAAACGGTAATACGTATGCCGATATTGTTAAGGGTATGCAGAAACAGGATTTTTATATTCCTAATGGTGACTTTGTTTATGAGGATAATCTGCCTTTATTGAAAGTGGATTGCGGTAAAAATGTTATTATTGTAAACAAGAGCCTTGAATTGTCCATTGTCAATAAGAAGGAGTTCTCCAAGGATGATTTTGACAGACTTGTTTGTGCGGTCAAAAATGGGGATGTAAATAAATCCGTTCTTATGGATTACATGAAGATGGTAAGCGGAAAAACAGAATAATTTAGTTTGTATATATAAACATAATCGAAGTATGATAAACTTAGAAGAATACAAAGACAACGAAGTGTTCAAGTCACTTCAAGCTGTTTTCAGTGATGAATATATCGCTGAACAAATCGAAGCCGGAAATATCCGTATCGAAAAATCTGCAAAAGCCGGGGATAACGAATCGGAAACTAAGCAGGAAGAAAAGATCGACAAGGAGGAAAAGGCTGCTGTTGATGCTGAAAAGAAAGTGAAGGAAGATGAAAAGGACTACAAGGAAGATAAGGATTCAGAAGGCAAGGTTGAAAAAGGACTTGACGCTGATGTTCTCAAATCTTTCAGAGAAAGCCTTTCTGCTTCTATCGTTGCAGGCATGAAAGAAGGTTTTGCTGAACTGAACAAGTCAATCAATGAAAGATTTGATGCAATGGCAAAAAACACCGCTCCGGGGTTTAAGGGTGATATGGGTTTGTCTGCTATCGAAAAATCCATTGACACTGAAATGAATGAAAAAAACGGTAAGTTGGAAGTAAGTGTTACAGGACAGCGTGAGTTCTGCAAGAGTCTGTTGCAAAATCTTTACGAAAAGGCTGATGAAAACATTCAGAAGTCAATCGAAGATGATTACAAAACATACATGCTTGATTCCTATGCAAACACAGTAGGAAAGAACTTGTACAACTACGCTAAATCAAAAGGTTTTGTTTTGTGCAAATAATGGCGCAAGCTAACAGTTAGATACAAAATACAAATACATTGAATATGGAAGATTTATACAATTATAGTGGTTCATTTGACGGTTTCCAAGTAGGAAACGAAAACTCTGCCGAAATCTTGAAGGCTATGGAAGCCGGATTGAAAACAGGTATGCAGTACAACAACGAAGTTAACACAGGTGGTGGTCTGAAAGTTGAATCTTTGGATGCAGTCCTGAAAGTGTTGACTAACCGTTTGGATCAGTTGGTTTATCTGAACGAAATGCCGAAAGACAAAATCGACAACACCGTTCACGAATACAACCAATTGTCAAAATATGGTGAGGAAGTAGGTATCTTCAATGCAGAAGGTGAAACCCCCGAAGAAACCGATTCTCAATACATCAGACGTTCAATCGTTGCTAAGTTCATGGGTGTTACAGGTCAGGTTACTCATCCTGCAATGCTTGTTAAATTGGCTGGTGGCGTAAAGATGTACGCTCGTGAAGTTGAAAACAAGACTTTGTTGTTGCAAACAATGCTTGACCGCAGATTGGTTGATGCCGATTCTTCTTGTGTTCCCGAACAGTTTGACGGCATCTTCCGCCAACACATGATCGGTGTTGTAACAAAAGAAGGTGGTACAATTGAAGGTATGACTTCTGAAAACGTTTTGGATGCTTATTTCAATGACCCTGCTGTTGTTGATGCTGACGGTTCGGTATTGAATGACAAATTGGTTGAGGATGCAGCCAATGTAATCGTTAACGTATATAACGGTGAATTTGATCGTATCATCTCTAATCCGATCGTGTTCAACGACTATGTTAAACAGTTCCACGAATCAAAACGTGTTCTTGTTGGTTATCCTAACTCTGTTGTGGGTGCTACAATGGGTCAGAGCGTAAACGACATTGTTACACAGTTCGGTCGTGTGAATATTAAAAATGACCGTTTCTTCGATGAACGTAAGCCGAAACGTTTGGGCGATCGTGCTACTTCTGCAAAAGCCCCTGTTGCTCCTACTAAGACTGCTGACGCTGCTGCACAGAACAGTGATACGAAAACTCGTTTCACCAACCATGCAGGTAACTACCGTTACATCGTTACAGCTAAGAACCGTTACGGTGAATCTGCTCCTGTTGCTATGTCTGATGCAGCTATCGCAGTTACAGCACAGCAATCAGTTGATTTGCAGTTCGCAGCCGGAGTAGGCGGTGCATACGCAGCTACTTGTTTCGTTGTATATCGTACCGAAAAGAACGCTGTTATTGATGCCAACACCAAATACTTCCCGATTTTTGAGGTTTCAGTATCTCAATTGGCTGCCGGATATGACGGTGCTGCCGCAACCAAGGTTCGTGACCGTAACCGTATCATTGCCGGAACCAAGTCAGCATTGATTTGCTACAACAACTCTGAAATCAACGAATACTTGCAGTTCGCAGATACTATGAAGATGGATTTCGCTATCACATCTCCATCTCGTAGATTTGCTATCTTGAACTACGGTACTCCTGTATTATACCAACCTGCCAAAGTTGTTCGTATCGTTAATATCGGTAAAGAAGGTTTGGCATAAGTTCAACGATTATAGGTTTTTAATTCAATAAAAGGGAAGGAGTTTGTAACCTCCCTCCCTTTTTAATTTAAATAAATGATTATGGAAGAAAAAGTAAGAATTGAATCAAAGGTTTACTCTAATCAGAAATTCATGTTTGGTAATGAACTTGTGAAGTTTACAGGTCGCAAGGCGGAAGTGTCAAAGGAAACGTGGGAAGCAATGCAAGCATCGAAATACCCAGGCGTGTTCCTTGAAGGGAAGATGCCTGCTGCCAATACCAAACTTGAAATCGAACTGACTGACGATATCAAGAGATACAAACAGGAGATGGAAGCGGAAGTAAGCCGTTTGAAAAACATTATCGAAGCACAGAGCATTGAAATCGGCAAGGCAAAAAAAGAAGCCCTGGATTGGAGAAATTTGTGTGCTGAACTTCAAAAAGGAGCAAAAATGCCTGAAATCAAGGATGAAAAATCAGACAACGGAAAGGCGGATGAAAACTCTACTCCAACAGGAGGTGAAATCAGTGTGGAAGATGAATTAAGAAAGGAATTGAAGGCAATGAAAGTTGATGAATTGAAAACTGTCGCTCTTGAAACGGAAGGTATCGGACCGTCCGATATTGAGGGTAAGAAGAAGGATGAAATCATTGACTTGCTTGTAACAAAAACAACGAAATAAAATGGGAAAACTTGTGCTGTCTATTAATTACGGAAAGAATACGGGAATTGTGTATTCGGTTTCTGAACTATACGACTTGTTCCTATATGGAGTAAGCATGAAGAAAGCTGATGGTAGTACATTATCAGATGAAGCTGTCTTTGCTTTTATACGGGCAGCACAGACGGAAATGGAGAATTATTTCAATCTGAAAATAGCCAAGCAATTGATAACAGAATCGGAGGTGTTTTATGCGCTTGATTATTGGCAGTCATTTCCGATAATTCCGTTAAGCTACCCCAATACGGTAGGATTATCCCTAATAGGATTACTCAACAAGATTGAGCAGATAATCTACCCGAAAACATGGCTTTCGTATGCAAAGAAAAGTGACGGTCCAGGGGCAAGACGGTTGAGTGTCGTTCCTACGGGAGCATCCACCACACAGGCAAATGCAGATGTGATATTAACGGGAATAACATCACAGATAGGTATGCAGCGTTTTGACATGATACCCGATTATTGGGATGTACAGTACATTACGGGATTCGATCTCAAACATTTACCTTATGACCTTATGCAGATTATAGGTAAGCTGGCGGCAATACAATTCCTTGCAATCGCAGGTGACAACGTATTCCCTATTGCCGGACTTGCAGGAATGAGTTTGAGTGTGGACGGACTTTCACAATCCATACAATCCACAGCGTCAGCTACTTACAGTGCATATTCGGCACGAATAAAACAATATGGTGATGAAATCACATCATCATTGAAGAGATTGAAAATGGTATATGATTCCATTAAATTCATGCCTATTTAAAGATGAATAATTCAAAATCCATATTACAAAAACCGAATCCCAATACCGGATGGGCGAATCCTGAATTTATCAAACCAGCTTTCGATCAGGCGGTATGGGATAACGGTTATGAGGTATCTCTCGAACGTGCGGTACGCTGTCCGTGCTGCAAGGGAGGGGATGCACTCATTGATTGTCAGAACTGTTTCGGAACAGGCTATTTCTACGTGAACGCCATTTCCACCCGTGCGCTTATTACGGGAATAAACGTTACCAACCGATACATGAGATGGTCAGAGGAACTTTTGGGCACGATAGCCATTACCGTGATAGCTTCTGACAAAAACAACCTGTCATGGTATGACCGCATTACTATACACAATGAATGGTCTTATTACAGTGAGGTTCTTACAGTGCGTGAAATAGGCTCACAGAGGTTCGTATTCACGACTTATCATCCTGTCGATATATTGGGTATATATCAGTACGTAAGTTCCGTAGAACCGCTTAAAATGGTTTCTTCTGACAATTTCATAGTCAGTGACAAGAACGGGTATTGCGTATTGCTTGGTGATAACGTGGACATACAGGCAGGAGAAACATTGAGTATCTATTACAAGCACGAGCCGGAGTTTCATGTAATAGACATCCCGCATGAGATACGGTCTGATTGGGAAACGGCACAGGGAGGGAAAGACAAGATATATCTTCCTATTCAGGCAATAGGCAGACGCTCCCACCTGATAGCCATAGAAAAGCCTAATTTTGACGGTACAGGAGTACAGACAAATGAGAATATGAAATACGGAGGATAGAGAAATGACAAACATCCCGATAGACATTGACTTTACAGACCTTGTAAGTGAGTTCTCGCTTTCCGATACGGAAATTTCGAGAATAGAATCATCTATCATAGATACTGTAAGTAGTCTGTATTGGGAAAGATGGACTTCTCTAGTGAATCAAGGACTTCATGGAACACGGCCCGAATACAAGAAGGCCATGGTCCAGGACAGGGTTGCCCCCAATGAAATAGTTTTTGGACTGTATGCCGATTTTCCTCTAATGATAGAGGATGGAGCATCTCCGTTTGACATGAAGCCCGGATTCAGAAATTCTCCGAAAGTAAAGAGTAAGAAGATTGGTTCAGGATGGTACATCGATATCCCTTTCCGACATGCAACCTCACAAGCGGTTGCAGAATCGGGGGGATTCGATTCTATAATGCCATCATCCATCTATTCTAGGATAAAGAAAGAAGGCGGGCCGCTAACAAGAAATCAATTGGGGAAATATAACGTACTTGGTTCACGCAAGGAAATAAATACCCCTCAATTGAAAGTGCCCGAATATATTCATAAATCTCCCAAATATGAAGGTCTTGTCAGAGTGAAGGCTTCTTCTACTGTAACGGAAAATAGAAGTAAATATATGACATTCAGAAGGGTAAGTGATGCTTCCAGTTACGCATCATGGTTTCATTCTGGAATTGTTGCAAGAAAATTCATGGATAAGGCACTTGATATGGTGGATGTACCCTCTGTGGTTGACAAGGTTGTGGATGTTGTTTTGGACAGAATTTTAAACGGTGAATAGTTATGCTTCCTATTGTACACATAAAGAAAATGGTGGAAGCCTTGCTTGGTGTAATACGCAAGGATTCGCAACAGGACGATCAGACAAATACGTTCCTGTATAAGATATTCAATGATTCAACGGACGGTACATTCAACTTTTATGAACAGGCAAAGTCACTGTTTCTAAGAGGTGATGAAAGTCCGAGAAATGTAAAGGTAGGATATGAACTTCCCAAAGACAAGACAGGATTACCCTGTTATGTTGTAAGGGAACCCCATAAAATAAAAGGTCCGGGAAACGCAATAGGGAAGATTGTTGCCTTTTCTCCTGACGGACAGAACATAGAATACAGGGATCATCGTAGATATAACATGGAAATACTTTGTGTATCAGATAATTACCTTGAATCTGTTACAATGGGGGAAGCCCTTTACGCAGCCTTCCTAGCTTCCTACGACACATTGGCAACAATGTATGATACGATTGAGTTTTCACAGGATGAAGTGATGGTGAATACTGATTTGGTACCGTTTCCTGTGTTCATGAAAACTGTTTCTGTTGATTTGTCGGCAATGGAATTGGTGACGTCATTCTCGAATGTGGACCTGTTAAGTGACGTGATATTCTTGGATGCAGGACAGGCCGCAGCAGATATGGAGTATGGAACGGAATAATTTCCTATCTTTATAATCAGAAAGATAAAGTAATAATTATAAATATTATGGCAGTTATTTTACCAGGAACTTATGTAAGAATAGCCGGAGCGATAGGAAGCGAAGGGCCGTTCAGAGGTGCAGGGGGCGGAAGTTCTTATGGACCCGGTTCCTCTCCTAATCCGGGAATATGGAATAAGAAATACGGCACTATGAGATGTATCCTGGCAACAAAAGACGGTTACATGGTGCAGACTAACGAGAAAGCATTTGTGGTCACGAAACCAAAGAAACTTCTTGTTCCTGTTGTATTAAAGACACAGGGAAATGGTTTTGTGGAAACAAGCGATGGTTTTATGGTTGCCGTAAGACAGAAGTAAGAATATATCTGATCTAAAAATTAGAAATTATGTCAACAACAAAGAAAACAAAAGCAATGACGCAGGCAGAAGAAAAGGTGCAGCCTGTTGCAGATCCGGCAGTAGATCCATTATTGGTGGCAGAACTGCCTTATACCAATCAGGAACTGATTGACCGTTTGCAAAAAGGCACATACATGGATGTGGAAGCTGCCGGATATGGTGGTACACAACAGGAGTTCAACGAAGGTATTGCAAAACTTCTCACCCCTACTCCTGCAAACAAGATAACGGGATTCACATTGAAGGCTGTTACAAATAAGGCAAGCTATGAAGCCAATATGCCTGCCGAATATGTAGCACAATATCCTTGGAAAGATGAGGAAGCTGCCGGATATGGTTTGCCTTGGGTTATTGCTACATTTGAATCAACCGTAGCTTTGGATGAACAAAAGAAAAACCGTGTTCCTATTCAGGTATCATTTTCTCCCGAAGTTACATTGAATGAAGCTGAAATGAGCAAAGTGGGGGTTGTTCTTCCTGGAAGGAAATCACTTATCATGAAACGCGGTAACGGTGACTGGACTTCCGTTTCATTGCATAATGACCTTGGACTTGTAGAAAACTTCACGGGAGAGGTTTCAATGTATGTAATGGATTCTGACTTCAATCTGATTGTAGAGAAGATTGAAGTTCCTGCCGTTTCATTGAAATAATTTTGAAAGAAAACATTAAACGCTTAACTTTATGGCAGATAAAGTCTAAAGTTGGGCGTTTATTGAAAAAGTTAGAATACAAACAAATTATACAACTATGGCTAGTATTTACTGGAACAATAGAAAAATCACACTCCCTGGAGCATATTCACGCATCATAAGCGGTGAATCACAGCCCCCACGGGTATCAGATTTTGGAACCGTGCTGATCATCGACACAGGTGTTTTCGGAGCAGGATTTGGCGGTGGTAGTGGTATTGACGGGCAGAATTTTCAAGGTCAAGAATCCATCTATTCATTCTCTACAATATCAGAATTTCGTGATTTTGTAAAAGGTGGGGCATGGTGGAGAATGGCGGAAAAACTGTTTTCTCCCGATCCGTCAAATTCACAGGCAAACGGTGTTTCACAGTTGATGTATGTGCGTGCCGCAAAAACTACATCAGCAACTATCACATTGACAACTACGGCAGGCGGAACATTCGCAGTCGACACACTGGACGAAGGTCTGTATCCTAACGGAAAGATGCAGGATGACAACCTTATCACAGGTTACGGGGCGAATTGTATTCCGGGCGTGGAAGATCCTACAAAATACATCGTACAGTTCTGGAGAGGAACATATACGGGTAATGCGGAAGATGGTTATCCATGGGGTGACACAGTAGCATCAGCCGCAAATCCCACACTTGTATTGCAGTCACCAGAAGTATCCACAATCAACGAACTGATTGACTGGGCACAGAACGGAAGCGACTTCGGGGAAGTGTTCACATTGAACTCCGCTTCAAAACCGCAGGGTGATGGAACAATCCAGGAAGAGGATGTTGAAAAATGGAATGCTTCAACCTACATCCTTGCAGCAGGCGGTACCGAAACATTCAATGCAGATTATTTCAATGACGTATTGGAACAAATCAAGCCGTTGGATTACAGTTTCTGTATTATTGACCAGTTTGGCACCAACGCAAATAGTTCGCTGGTTAAATCCTATATGGCGCACAACTCAACAGAAGCAAAATTCACTCACTTCCTGTTTGTGGGTGGATATGATTCCAAGGCAGACTTTGATAAGTCATGCAAGTTGGCACAAGGATTCAATAGCGATACTGTATGTCTTGTACATGGCGCGGCAGGAATGCAGTCGGCATTCGGCAACCGTTTGCGCTGGTACGGTGTAATGTACAACTTATGTGCAATCGTAGGACGTACAGCAGGAAAGGCACCTTATATCCCTGTAACAAACAAGTCAATCGGTATTGACAAGTTAATGCACTCACCCAGTGATGCAGAAGCTGAAAAGGCTATCAAGTATGGTGTATTGGTTACACGCTGGAATACATACGTAAACAAATACGTTGTATTGCAGGGCATCAATACTTTGCAGGACAACGATGTATTGTTCAACACAAGCGGACAATCCTACTCCATTCAGTTCATGCGTATTGTGGCACAGATTAACAAGGAATTGGTTATCAATTCGGAACTTGACCTGTTGGCCAATGAAAACGGTGTCAATGCAAACACATTGTCGGAAGGAGCAATCAAGAACTGGACTATCGCCTATTTACAGGCACGTGTGGCAACAACACAGCAGGATAATCTGATTCTTGGATTCCAAGATGTTGCGGCAACACGTCAGGGGGAAGCATGGTTTGTGACCTACAAGATTCGTGTAAACAACGAAATTAACAAGTTATTCTTCACAGGATACTTGATCTCGTAACTCTAAAAAGATGTAATTATGCCAAAAGCAACAGTAGGGCAGGTATTTACTGCACCACAAGCATATATCAGAATTGACAATCAGATTGCAGGTTTCGTTCGTAACCTGCAATGGCAGGAAACTGTTCAGCGTGCAAACGTACAGGGATTGGGAAGTCTTATTCTTCAAGAAGTTCCGCCCGTTGGCTATCAATGTACATTTACCGTTGATCAGTATTTCATTGATTTGAATACTCCCGTAATGGAAGGTATGCTTCACAGACTTGGTTCTGTACAGGCTATCATTGACACCCTTACATTGGGAGAACTCGGTTTTGCTCTTGAAGTGTACAAGAAGAAAATCGCTCAACAGGATGCAACAACCAAGATGGTTACACAGGTTAACGAAACGGGTAAGACAATCGTAATGTTGAATCCGTGTTTTGTAAATAACCAATCGTTTTCATTGGCAGAGGGCGGATTAGCTGGCTATAATGTTACGGGCCTGTACTTGAACCCAATTTCAACGATAAATAACTCAAATGAGTAATTTAAATCACTGATAATCAAGGACTTACAAAAATTGTAAGTCCTTATTTTTATCATAAAATATTGTGGTTATTGGTTAAAAACAGTTAATGTAATAACAATATTTGGATAAGTGATTGTTCATACTTACCTTTGCAGTGTAAAATTTAAAAATACAAAATAATGAAAGCAGACTTTGAAAAAGGAACAAAAGTATGTTCTCGTTGTAAAAGAGAACTTCCTATCAGTGAATTTGGTAAGCAATCATCAAGATTCGATGGACTTTCTAATAATTGTAAAAATTGCGAAAGAGAACGTGGTAAACTTAAACGTGAAGCGGTAAAAAATGACCCTGTGCGTCATGCTAAAATGTTAGAAGCATATAAACGTTATCATCAATCTGAAAAAGGGAGAGAAAAAGCAAGAGAGCAAGAAAAAAGAAGAAGGGATTCTCCCGAAAAATTAAAAAAGTTGGCCGAAAAACAACGTAAATACTATCAAGAAAATCTTGCTCATCCAAGACCTCCTAGAGAATTTATAATTAATGAAGAAGGCAAAGAATGTCTTAAATGCTGTGAGTGTGAACAAATTCTTCCTAAAGAGTTCTTCTATAAGGAATCGGTCAATCCATTAGGGTATGCTTATAAATGTAAAAGATGTAAGTATGAACAAGATTCTGCTTACCATCAAACAGATAAATTTAAGCAACGTATAAATGAATATAATAAAACCTATCGGCGAAAGGAATCCTACAAGAAAATGATGAATGAATGGTCTGCAAAGAAACGTCAAACAGATCCAGCATATAAAATGACTGCTGCTTTATCAACTTCATTTGTAAAATGGGTAAAGGGGACTGGGGAAGGAACGTCTATACTAAGATATGTAGGGTGCTCACGCTCTGATTTTGTTGAATGGATTGAAATGCAATTTACTCCTGGTATGACATGGGAGAATCATGGATTTGGAAAAGGCAAATGGCATCTTGACCATATACTTCCTAAATCAAGATTCAATCATTCGGACGAATATCATAGAATGGTGTGTTGGCATTACAGCAATTTCCGTCCTTTGTGGGAAGAAGATAATCTCCTAAAAAGAGAATCTCTTATTGACGGATGGGGAGATTTTCTTGAATCAATTAAAGAGGAAGTGGGAATTCCTAATGAGGACATAGAACTTGCCGGAGTTACTAAAAACGATTTGAAGCGATATCATAAATCATAAAATAAACAACCACCCTGTTCTCACGAATTGGGTGGTTATGAAAGCTATTTTTGAAAAAGGAACTTGATTAGTTCCCGATGCAAAGATATAAACTTTTGATTTAATCATAGCATATCATTGAAATAAAATTTAAACTTTTTATATTTTATCATTTTAAGATCATTATCAATTATGAATAACCGAAATAATAACATCTTCGGCTTTTTAAAAAGCAAAAGCCTTGTTTCACAACAAGGCTGTAATTTTAAAACAATTCGTTTAACCCTTTAATTATAAAATCATGGACAAAGGTATTAAAATTTTCCAGTACAACAACTATCCTGTAACATTTAATACAGGGAAATCTACAATGATTAATGCCACAGAAATGGCGAAACCATTTGGTAAACGGCCAGCAAAGTGGTTGGAACTTCCATCTACAAAGACCTTTCTTTCATCACTTTGTGAAGTCCGAAAATCGGATATCACTAATTTAGTGGTAACAGCCAAAGGGAATAGTGGTTCATTTCAGCAAGGTACATGGATGCACGAAGATGTGGCTATGGAATTTGCCCGTTGGTTAAGCCCAGAATTTGCGATATGGTGTAATGACAGAATTAAGGAACTCCTATTGAACGGAAAAGTTGAAATCAACCAATCTCCTTCCTATATGATAGAAGATCCGATCGCCCGTGCCGAAGCATGGATTCAGGAACAGAAAAAGATGCAGGAAGAAAAGAAGTTGTTGCAACTTGAATCTGATATGTGGAAGAAAGATTCCAAAGAGATAACGGAGGAACTTGTATCTCATATCCCTAATCTTGAATTTGTAGAACGTGTTGCTACCCGTCAAACAAAGGGGATGTATAAGATGAAATTCATTGCCGGAATATTGAATATCCGTTTCCGTTCCAATAATTCCCTATTGGGAAGGAACAGACTATATGAACTGTTACAGGATGAAGAAATTCTTGATTCTGACCTGATGCCATACCAGGAATATATAAACTATGGGTGGTTCGTGTTGAAAATGTATTCCGACAATGGTTCACGAGAGTATGAACATTACAAGGACAAACCTATCGTATATGTAACCGACAAGGGATTGTATCGCATTCTGATGCGTATCATAAGGAACCATTCCGAGAAGTATGTAACCGATGTAAATCCTGATAACTTCAAGACATTCTAGGGTACAATCGAATGGCAGTTGTGAAACCGACTGCCATTTCGTATATTTGTCCTATATTAATAACCTTATAATAATTGAACAAAATGGAAGAAACCAAGATTGTAAAAATCAAAGGAAAGGAATATACGGTAAAATTTCCTAATGTAGGAGAGTTCTACCGTATTGAAACCAACAAACAGGCATTAGGACGTGGTTACTATAACACCATGCTGTCAAACCGTACCAAGATGGCCCAAATGGCACTTGATGTGATTGATATTGAAGCTACGCTGACGGTAATCTGTCCGAAACTTATAGACGATATCAAGGTTCCCATAAGTGAACTTGGGTTTGCTGATTTCAAGGAATTGCGTGACATATACATGAAAGAGATATTCCCGTTCATTAAGGAGGGATTTGATCTGTTGTCAGACACAGAAAACTGATTCCTATGGCGAATACCAAGGATGAATTGAAAGATTTTATCATCCGTTGGAACACTCGCTTTCCTTATGACAGATATGTCCGCAAGAAACATAACATAGCCTTTCTTTCGGAGGAACATAAGAGCATGTCCTTTTTCGCTTCCATGATGGAATATGAAGAGGATATGCTCTTTTCGGAATTAAGGAAAGGTGACAATGAGGACAAGAAAGTGGAATACATTCCTAATACGGGTGATTGGTTGATGTCTGACTTTGAAGCGACAGGAGGTGAGATTCAGGAAATAACCAAGAATGATATGGCGATGTTCCGTGAAGAGATATACAGGATAATGAAAGAGGAAGAGGAAGCCGCCAAAGAACAAGGAAGTAAGGAAGAAAACATAGAGAATTAACGCTATGGCAATTGAAAAGGAAATAAGAATAAAGGCAGATGGTTCCGGGCTACGGCAGTTAAGGGAGGAAGGTCTTGCCATGTACAGGGATCTGATAGGAGGTTCACAGCAGCTTTCGGAACAGCAGGAAAAGGCTCTTGAAAAATTGCGTGAACAATTGCAGGTCATTAATCAGAAGTCAAGTCTTGACAAACTGATAGGGGATATCCGTTCCAGTTATACGGGAGCAAAACGTGTACAGGTCATGCCTGATGTTTCCGATGATGTGATACAGGATTCCAGGCAGATTGCCGTAGATAACATCCGCCAGCTTGTTTCCGATATGGCGGATTCTTTTGAGGAAGAATTGAAGCGACAGACGGATGCACGCAGACAAATGGGTGGCGCAATCCCTCCCACTCCCAACCGTACAGAGGAAAAGCCGGCCCCCGGACAGCCGAAAGTCATTTACGATGATGATGGGAACGTTCAAAGTCTTGAATGGACCGTTGAACCGCCTGTTGAACAGAAACCAAAAAGAAAGAGGAAACCGAAAACGGAAGCAATCGAGTTCGATGTTGACGGGCAGCCCGTGACACCGCCACCGTCAACTCCTGTTGATACAGAAGGTGTTTCCGCAGGATTTCCGATACCACTTCCCGTGCAGGAAGTTAACCCTATTCAAGTACCTGATTATAGCGATATATTACGTGAAATAGCTGACAACGGAAAATCACGTAATAATGCCCGTACTTCTACCGATCCTGTACAGGAACAAATTGATTTTGAAAGAAAGTTGATGCCAAGACGTGCAGCAGCAGGTCTTACGGGTGACAGTAAAAAGATTGATTCCATATCAAGAACGGTTGATGATTTAAAAGATGATGATATCACACCTATTTCTTCCCAATCACAAGAGGTAACAAATGTTTCTGATACAGGGGGTGAAACCATTAGGGGTGAACATAATGTTCGTACCGAAGTCGTTAACGAAACCAATGTAGAACGGAATGTCAACAATGCCCGTGAAACAGTTGACAATTCACATACCGAAACGAATAATTCCTCTACTATTGAGCATATAGCCGAATCAACCCGTAACATAGACAGGAACACGGAAAACATAAACGAAACTGTCCGCAATGTAAGCAGGGTGAATGAGGATATGAAGGCTGAACCCGTATCATCACCTGAATTTAATAGGACAGACGATAGTAACACGTCTTCTATCAATTCCTACGATGATAGTGGCATTATATCCTCTATTGAAAAGAACGGTGAGATAATTACAGCGGTAGGTGACAGGATGGTTGGTATGCTTCAATCCCTGTCGGAAGTCACGTCAAAGATACGCCCCGTAATACAACAGGGTAATGCGAAACTAGAATCAATCTACGGTGCCATCGTATCGCAGTCACAGAGATTGGATGATTGGCGGCAAGCTGAATTGGATGCCATAGATGATTTGGGTGACAGGATAGGTGATACCAATGTGGGGGCAGGAGTGAACGTTCCCGATGGTGATACAGGAAGTATCGGCAAATCGGTATTTAAAGGGGTACTTGGCGGAAACATAGCTTCAATGGTTGCCCAATTCGCCATTGATTCACTTAAAAACGCATGGGAGGTATTCAAACAGCGTGATATACGTAATTACGAATACGACATGCGTTCCACATGGGATAACCCTATCCAAATGACAGCCCAAAGAATGAGGGTTGAAGCACAGAATGAGGGCGATAAGGTAAGATGGATTCCTTTTGTCGGTGAATGGCTGGGAAGAAGAAAGGATGTTGAAGGAGAAGTGGCGGCAGACCGTTTTCTGACTATCATAGACAGGGTGCAGGAAATGGAGCAAAATGTTCTTGCATGGTCACAAACAACACAGGATTCCATCACGCAATCAATCAGAAGAGGATATAGTGAGGGAAGTTATGCGGCTTCAAGTCTTGGCATGACTGTTGACGAATATATGAACAGACGTGCAGGGTTGTTGCGTGCTTCTGGCGGTGTGATAGGAACGTCACAGACAGGTGATATCCAATACGGTCAACGTGAAGCGGAATCATTGATGGCCGCAGAACGCCTATATGGATTGCAAAGCGTAGACCAATTACAGGGAGTTATGCGTTTTGCATCTACCGAAGATAATATGGTACATGCTTCATCCGTTATCATACGTTCATTTGAACAGGCAATGGCGAAAGTTGCTACTCCGTTTGAACAGATAGCTTCTACCCTTGACGAACACATTCAGACATTCACGGATATTTCCCGTGACGTATTATCCCGTACAGGCGAAACGGATGCAGCCGCAATCGCAGCCATACAGGGCATAGTACGTGAAAGGGGTTTTGTAGGAGAACAGGGTGACAGAATATCCAAGGCACTTGCAGGACAGGGCATATCACAGAACGATGTTGCACAGGCTTATTTGCAACGTGCCATCGTTGAAACGCATCCCGAAGTAAATACGCTTGCCGATGTGCGTGTTATAGCCGATGATTTGTCACGACAGCCCGAAGTCATAAGAAGGCTTCTGTCCAATTTCCAGGAACAGTTGGGAACAGGTGAGAGCGGGTACAACAAAATGCGTGAAATCCTTCCTAATATATTCACAGGCCTTAGTGATACCGATATCAAGGAACTGATGGATGAATCACGGCAGATGATACCCGAAGAGCAAAGGACAGGGCAATGGTATGACCTCAACACCCTATTTGATTCCATCATGAAACGGATGGGGGAATTGAAGGAAGCGGAACCCGGTACCATGCAATATGAACGTGAAGCCGCACAAAGGACTGTCGGACCTGTTGAACAGTTGATGGATAACTGGAAAAACAAGATTGGTGGAATGGCTACGGAAGAAACTCTTGGTTCTATAAAGGAACTCCTTGAAAAACTTTATGAAGCCGTTAAGCCGGATATAGGAACAGGTCAGGAGATTGCCAATGCGGTTGAAGATAAGGTTGGACGTTATGACAGAAATGTATATGATGGTCCAGCAACAACGAATCCGGGTGTATGGAGTTTGTCACAGGAACAGATGGATGCAGTAAGGGCGTTCTTCGGATTGAAATCTGCAATAGATGAAAATACAAAAGCCTTAAAACGTAAGAATATGGCAATGACGGGGGCTGCAATAAATAATGTTGTTGCGGCAGAAAATCAATAATTGAATTTGCTTATTACCAAAAAGAGGGAGAAAATCATTCTCCCCCTTTCTTTATAGGAACTCCTCTTTCAAAATCTTGTTTCCATTGTAGTTCCTGAAAGAAATCTTCCTTAATCTTTTTCTCCGTTCGTCCAAGACAGTGAAGCATCAGTATTGCAAACACAGGGGTCATAAAGATAGCGCATACTGTCCATATAAAAATATCCCTTCCTAATTTTTGTGCCAGTTTACTTGTTTGACAAACAAAGATAACGTACACTACCACACACAATACGAACCACAGTCCGCTAAACAATACTACATCATTTGTATTCATACCCATAATATTTAAAAAGTTTTACATATAATTGTCATTGTCATAATCACTATCATACCAAGGATATACAGGATAACACTGAATTTTATCCCAACCCACAATCCATAGAAGCCCCACCATATAACTGAACGGTCTTTTTGCTTCTCTTTCCTGTTATTTTCAGTATCTTTGTTCATAATCGTTAGTTTAATTTGTTGGTGCAAATTTAAACTATTTCATTTAAACTTGAAATAAAATTTAAAGAATTAACATTTAATTAACATATAATCGTTATGGCAGAACAGGATAAGGAATATCTTTCCGTCATTACATCCACAAAAATAGAGGATGTTCCGGGATGGATCGAAAGTTACCAAAAGCGTGCTCCGAAAGACCAGGAAAGAAAATATACTCCTGAAAAGTTTTGGACGGAGTGGAAAGACGAGAAATTAAATAACAACAACACCAATTTGGAAGTTGTGTGGAATACCTATGACGATATAGAAAAGGTGAAATATAAGGATGCTTATGATGCAAAGGCACTTCCGTTCATAAAACCGCAGACCACCGTAATATTCAAGGGTGACGGATTTGAGCGCAGGTCATTCCCCGATTATCCTAATATGGATTCTGTGTTTGAAAATATGGACGTAAAACCTTATTATTCGGCACAATACCTTGAACTTGTGGGGGATGATAAGTTTATAAGATCACAACAGGTATTAAATTCTGATTTCGTTGAAACAGGAATGAGCCTTCTTACAATGCGTGCGAATTGTCGTGTGTACCTATATATGGTGTCACTTGACAAGGTTGTTGATATTACTCCCCTTGTAATATCATTGAATACATGGAAAACAAGAAAGACAGGTTCATTCTCCATGACGGTTGCCCCCAACTATAAATCGGTTCTTATGGATACAGGCGGTTCCATTGTGGAACAGTATGCGCAAATGTCGGGAGGAAAATATCAGACCAAGAGTTTCCTTGAAAAATTCGTGCAGTACAATGATACGGTGTTTATCAAGTTTGAAACATTGGAACTTGAAGAATGGGAGGATCTGCAATCAACAGAGGAAATGGATCTTGTCATACAGAATAACAAGCCCGGAGAACTGTACTGGGATATGATAGGGTTCGTGGACAACTGTCAGGTATCTTATGATGGACTTGACAACATTACGTCCATAGAGATAACAGGAAGGGATATGTCGAAATTCTTTGATGAAGATGGCGATTGGTTCCTACCGTTACAGACAGTTTCCAAGGCACTTAATTACAGCTATAATGCCGAAAGTACACAGCAGAGGAATCCTATAACAGGGGAATACGACTTCCTGTGGAAACTTGACTTCAAGAAAATGAAGGAATGTGTGTGGTGGATAATAAATGTAATGTCACATGTAAGAGCAACAAGGGGAACTATATTCGATAATTTTCCTGACAAACGTTCAAGTGATGAATCAGTGCCCGGACAAAAAACAGACAGTCCGAAGGGCGTATGGCAGATATTGAAAGTCTACATGGATTCGGAACTTGACAATCTTACGCTTTGTGATCGTGGCATAGCCAATCCGGGAGGAACAATGACCGAATATATGGACAAGGTGTGTCAGTTCCCGTTTGTGGAATATTTCTTTGATACCTATATCAATGACATAAACCTTGTTGTACGTAGACCGCCTGTTACGAAAGCTGCAATAGAGGAAGTGTTCAGTAGTAATACATACGTTACCATAGACGCTTCAAACATCATTTCACAGTCACTTTCCTATGATGATAGATTCTATTCATGGTATCAGATAGATATAGGAAACTCATGGCTGGGTTCAGACCAGGGTACGGTACGTACATTCATTCCTATTGTGTCAATTCCCGAATTTGCGGAGATGTGGGGTATGCGACAGTTAAGAATGACAGATATTTATTTGCAGGTTACGGATGTCCATGGCCCGGATGCGGTTCCTATCATAAGCAATTTCCAGCTTGCATGCCTGACAGACCTTGTATTCCTTATTGAATCCAATATGTATCTTCCGTTCACAAGAAGGGGTACGATAACCATTGTAGGTGACAGACGGATAAAGGTAGGTACATTTGTAAAGTCGGAATTTTCCAATGAGTTCTTTTACGTAACGGGTGTTACGCAAAACCTGCAATTCTCCACTGACGGAATACAGAGAACAACAACGTTGAATGTGGAAAGAGGAATGTACGTTCCTATTCTTGAAGGAAGTTCGCTTTCTGACGTGAACAAGAAACGTACCGATAATTCCAACGGTTTAAGTGGGGTAAAATCCTATTTCGATATAGTTGACCTCAAACCGTTACGTGATATGGTACAGGAAGTGAAGCAGAAGAAAGAGGAAGCCAAAACAATTGCATCATGGAAAAATGAAATACACGTCAAACAGGATGTATTCGATTTCTTCGTGCAACGCAAAATGTTTGGTGAATAACAGGCGATTCCTTATTTTTGTGATAAAAGGAGAATATAAATGAATAACAGAGGAAAATACAGGGCACTGGCAAATTCGCTTGACGGGATGAATATAGGATATATAACCATCCCGTCAGGATGTGAACGCAAGGATTTCATCGATACTTGCATGAGAAGGTGTAAGGTGATGGTGTACTTTGACGGTGGCGTGTTCAAACAGGATGTTCCTATTACACGTGAAGCATTGAACAACATTACGTTTCCTGATACTCCGGGAGAATTGGGAAGTCCTGTGGTGGTTATGTCGAACAGATACACCAACGCTTCCATTGTTACAGGAACGCTTGTGAATGAAACGGAAACGCCTTCCGGGTATGAGAATACGATCCAGTTCAGAAAGATTGTCAACGGTGTTTCCTGTGCTGTTACGATTGATCCAACAAACAATCATATAAGCCTTGATGTTCAGAGCAAGGATGAGGTGTCAGTGGATGTGAACGCAACAGGAAGTGAATCTGCAAAAATCAACCTCTATTCCACGGGTAGCGTGAACGTAAAGGGATGCAAGAAGATAGAATCAACCTCCTATAAGGAGCATATAGAGAATCTGAAAAACCCCAAACTGCCAAAGGAAAAGTTGGATGATGAGGTGTATGAGATAAAACATGACCTTGAACAACTTTCCTATAAGCAGATATATGGCGATGATAAGATAACAAACTCAATCTTGTTCAACAAGGATAAGTTTGAACTTATACAGAATACCAGCAAACAGACCGTCACCATTACGGATGGCAAGTTTGAAATGACATTTGGTGAGAACAATGATTTTATCCGAATGACAAAGGATAAGATTGAAATAATGTCGGGAAAGTTGGTTGAAATAAACGGAGGAAAGAATAGAGGGGTGCTTAACATTGCACAGTTTGAATCATTCATACAAGCGGTGGCAAAAGACCTTCTTGCAGCCATGTCCGGCTCACAGGTATCATCATGGATGGCCAGTGAAATGCCCAAGATGGAAGATAAGAATTTTACACATTGATGTTATGGGAAGTCTAGGAATATCAAAGGAAATGATTGTCCGTGCCAAATTCAAGGATTATATAGCCACATTGGGTGACAAGGCGGATGATTTTGTAAAGGGAATGGTGGATGCGGCCGGAGATGCGCTTCAAGCAAAGATAGATGAAGCGGACCAACTGTATGATTCGATAAAATCCTCTGTTGAAAACATAGCTTCTACTATCGGAGGTTCGGCAGCGAAGGCGGTTGCGTCAATGGAAACCGTGAACACATCCGTATCAACAACGGTTACGGGTACTGCTGGACCATATCCCGTAACAGGAGCGGGATCGGGAGCAGGAACAGGGGCAACCACTTCCACCAATGGAGCGAAAGCATCTTTGAGTGGTACGGTTGATGGGATGAACAGTGCAATAACTATGACACAATCCTCTGTAAAACAGCTTTCGGGCCTTGTTATACAAATGAGTATGCAGGATGTGGCAGGAGGTCTTGTTTCAGGACTTGATTCGGTTTTAAGTGGTGCAAGTTCCGCATTGCAGGCAGCAAAAGCACTTCTAGGATGATATTTTAATGAGAATAAACAATGGCAAGTAGTATTGTAAATACAATAGTCAATACAGCGATAGAAACCGCAAAAACGGCCGGAAAATCGCTTCTTGCGTCAAAGTTCCCTACGGATTTTGAGGTGTATCTTTGCGCGCTTGAACTGACTGATGATAAGGGTAATACGATAGACTATTTCACCTTCCCCATACAACCCGATTCCATTTCGGTAACGGAAAGCAAGAATACGACAGTGCAACAAACGGCAGGAGGTCTTTCAGTGTTATCCTCTACTGCCTTTGTTCCCAAAAACATAACCATAAGAGGAAATTTCGGCAGGCAGTTCAAGATTATGTTGCAGACAGGTGTGACCATATCGGGTTCTGCATTTTCCATATCAGCTGGGAAACGTGCCCTCTATCAGTTAATGGGGAAATCCAACGGATTGAAAACTGTTTCGATAGACCCTTCTGGAACAGTGAAGAACGGGTTCGGGTGTATCAAGATAATGCAGTCTATCATAGACAAGAGCAATGGAGTGAGTGATCAGACAGGAAAACCGTTCAGACTGTATTTCTACAATCTTGCATTAGGGGAATCCTACATGTGTATCGCACCGCCCAACTGCCTTAACTTTTCCCAAAGCATGAATAGCAACATGATATGGAACTATCAGTTAAGCCTTATGGGTGTCGCTCCATTGGAAGCCGTGCAGGGTGCACAGAACAAGACGAAGAAGGCATTATCTTCGGGTTCGATACAGAAGGCAGTATATGATATTGCCAACGTGATAAGAAATAAACTGTAATGATATGACAGATACCACCGCATATAACAGATTCAAACAGGCCACGGGATATGATATAAAGGCTTTTTTTGAGGAATTTGTGAATTTCTCAAATACATACTATGCTTCCGTCGTTACCTATTACCAAGGAGGGGAGATGGTTCCCGAAGCCTTTTCGCGACTTGACGATATGGAAAGGAAAGTCAAGATTATCGAGCCGTTGTTTTCTCTGAACAAGACGGTTCTTGACGATATATCCATGTGGGATATTCTTGACGATTTTACAGAGGTACAGACAAAGATATGGACCATCAAAAATTCTGCAAGATGGTTACGTTCTGCCGAAGTTGACAATACCAACTCGATACAGATAACCACACGCCTGTCACCTAATCAGACATTTGAGGATATGTCCTATAAACGTGGTGACGGCAATCCCGAAGATGATTGGTTGAATATTGTAACACGCCAATATATCATAGAGGAAGATTATACCCCCGAAAACGGTTCCAAGAATACGTTCCACGTCAATTTCAAAAACTCCGGCACAAATTCCGTTGACAGTGTGATAGACACATTGTCGGGTAAGAATGTGTTGGGGAAAGATGTTACAACGGATTTTTCCATTGATAACAATGACCTTAGAACAATACGGGAAGAGCCTTGTATGGTGCAGGCACTCGATATCATATCCACTGCAATGAAGGGTTGTATCCCCGAATTTCCCGAATACGGCCTTCCTAATGAGTTTGTGGGAACAACGCTCAATGCCATACAGTATGCTTCACTCTACAAACATCTTCTGAATATGTTTCAACGTGACAGTAGATGGGTATCCGTGGAACTTCTGAATCTTAAATCGGAAAATGATGCTGTGTTCCTAGAAGTAAAGGCAACCTCTGTCGGCAATCAGGAATTTGTACAGAAAATAAAAATATAACTTGAATTAAAAATATAATCGTAGTAAGAAATGATTACAAAAGTAAACAACGGTATTTCTACTCTTAAAAACCTCTTTTTAGAGGTATTGATTGATCAGACATCGAAGATAAGCAATGTTGCTGACGGTTCAGTGGTCAACGCCATTGCATTTGGTGTAGGTAAGGTGGCACAGAAGGCAATCAAGGATATTGCCATTGTGGAAGCACAGTTATTCCCCGAATATGCCACAGGTGATTATCTTGACAAGTCGGCAGCTTTGTTTGGTGTAAGCCCAAGAAAGAATGCTCTTGGTTCGTCCACGTATGTACGTGTATATGCCGAACCGGGAACAAAGTATGCTGTTGGTTCTACTTTTATCAGTAAATCGGGTGTACGTTTTGAAACGGATGAAGCACTTACCGTAAATGAATCGGGTTACGGATATGTTCATGTACGAAGTACCATTACAGGACTTGCATCCAATGTGGAAGCAAACAGCATTGTCCAGATTTCTCCACGCCCTTTAGGACACATTGAATGCACGAACGAATATTATGCTATTGGCGGACGAGATTATGAGGATGATGAAACATTCCGTAAACGTATCAGAAATAACGGTAACAGATATTCCCAAGGCACGATGGAATATTGGACACAGATATTCCAGGAAGCTGATGATAGGGTTTTGAAGGTGATGAATGTCGGCCTTGGAGAGGACGGTAATACCTATATCTACCTTGTTACACAAAACGGTGTATTGTTTACGGAAGATGAATTGGGTGTGCTTCTTGAAAAAGTGAAGTCAAAATTCTCCATTTCCGAAATTGACCTGAACGGAGATGTAATCGGAATACGTCTACGCAATGCCAAATGGATGATTGTAGGAGGTGAAACAGGTATAGACTTCCGTGTGGAACTTAGTTCGGAATATCAGACAGCCGAAGTAAGACGAAATATTCAAGTGGCATTGACCAAATATCTTGACTTCCGTTTTTGGGATGCAGGAAAGACGGTTCAGTGGGATGATTTGCTCTCTGTTGTGAAAAATGCGGAAGGTGTGAAATATGTTCCCGACGAATACTTCAATCCAAGATATGATATGGAGGTTCCAATCAATCAGCTTCCAAGAATACAGGGATTCAGAATGAGGGATTTACAGGGTAATATCCTGTATGATTCAAACCAAACACTTTCGTCCTATTTCTATCCTGCAAGTGAGGGGGATAAGATTGTGTCACAGATAGGAACAGGCATTACCTATCTTGCATCATTTAAGGTTGTAAACACAAGAAACAATCCTGTTCCTGATGCAACAATCTCTATCGGAAACTCTGTTATCACAACTGACAGTAAGGGTACGGCAAACATTCTTCTTGAAAACGGAGAATACAATTATACGCTTACCAAGAAGAATTGGGTGACACGTACAGGACAGTTCGTTATTCTAAATCAGCCCGTATATATCACAATCAATGATTTCTACGCTATCCCCTACAATGTAACGTTCAAGGTGATTACAGGTCTTAATCCTGTTGAGAACGCACTCATTACAATCAACGGTGAGGAACACACCACAGGGCCGGATGGTACGGCTGTCGTGTCATTGGAACCTGGTAGTTATGCCTATACGATAGAAAAAGTTAACTATCAGACCATTACAAACGGATTGAGCGTGCTTAATCAGGATATTCTGATTGAAGAGGAAATGTTTGTGGAAACGATGAAGGTAAATTTTGCCGCAATAGACAGAATGAATCAGATATTTGTTCCCGATGCAGTCATTTCTGTCCGTAACATGACCACCAAGACAGACCTTGAAGGACAGGCTTCCATGCCGTTACGGATAGGAAGTTATGAACTTGATGCGGTCCGTGACGGTTACTTATCTTTCCACAGAGAATTTGATGTCGATGCACGCATAGACAATTGTGTGCTCCTTGAAATGGAAAGCGCACCCTATCAGATAACATTCACTGTCATTGATATTGAAACGAACAAGGTCATTCCCAACGCTTCATTGCAAGTCAACAATCAAACCTATCTGACGGATGAATCGGGTCAGACAATCGTTTCCCTTGTATCGGGAACATGGGATTTTGTCGTGTTCAAATCCGGCTATCTGAAATACAACGGTACTGTTGTTGTGGATGGAGCAAGCAAATCGGTTCTTGTACAACTTAGTGTTGCATATTACAACTATTATCTTGTATTCCGTGATATTGATACAGGAGATTACTTGCAGGGTGTACAGGTAACTATCCGTGGAAAGATATACATTTCTGATGTGAACGGGCAGATTGTCGCAACACTTCCTAACGGTTCATACGATTATATTGCAAGAAGGGCGAATTACAAGGACAAGTTAGGTACCATCACCGTACAGGACCAGGACGATAAGGAAATCGTCTATATGGAGGTACGTGACAGTATCAATACGATTACCGTACTTGACTACCTTTCAAACAATCCGATAGAGGGTGCAAGTGTGAAGGTGTATAACAAGGGTACGGGTGAAATGATTCAGGAATTGTTCTCCCTGTCAAACGGTGTATGCCAGTTCTCGGCACATTCGGGAGAATACTATCTGATTGCAAGTCACCCCGATTATATTGATACCCCGCAGCTTGACTTCACTCTTGAACGTCTGAAAGACATGACAATGAATGTTCTTATGGACAGACGTACAAAGACCTCTATCTTTGAAATAGATGAAATTATCCCGAAAACATCATCATCTCTTGATTCTGATGAGGAAACTGCAACGGCTAATCCTATTACTAATGGTATAAGTATCAAGGTAACAGGTCTGCAATGGGTGTCAACCAACAGGTTTGAAACTGTTACCAAGACCTATGCAATCAGTGCAAACGGACAGGTGACAGTTGACATTCTTCCTCTTGTCGAATACACGATAGAGTTTGTTGACAAAGGATTCTATAATCATGATTCAACCAAGCATTCATGGAAAATGGATGTTGCAACAGACTTTTTCAGATGGACCGTAACCTGTATTAAAACATTGACTTTCAATGTGTTACAGAAAAACTCAAACCTTCCTATCGAAGTAGAGAACGGCCCGGAGGAATATCCCGAAATTGCCGTTACAGGACAATCACGTCCTCAAAGAATACGGGTGGATGCACTAGGGGCATCCACATTCTATGTTTCTCCCGGAACATTTGATACAGTCACAACACAGGTAGACCATATAACACAGAATAACGAACTTACATTTACAACACCTCCTACTGCCGCCAAGACAATCTATCTTGACTATCCCGAATTGATATGGAAGATGGATATTGACGCAGATTTCCCTGTATCAACCAAGGCAGTAGGATTGATTGTAGACATTCACAGACAGCTTGCTCCTGAATATGTGTTCACAGGTGTTACAGATACGGACGGACAGTTTGAATCGGACGGTAAACCCGAAATGTATCCCCTGGCACCCGGATATTATGTTTATGAATGGGGTTCGGACGGTAACGATTCTGACTGGAAGCCTAATACCGAACGTATCTATTTCCCTGTCGGACATCAGAAACCGACTGAATTTATCACAGATATCGCATTAAGAAAAGTTACCGAAAACAAGGGATGGACATTGACACGAAGATATACTGTACAGGATGGTATTGCTCCACAGGTAGAATCCCCGCTTCCTGCAAACATACCGTTTGATATTTATGCGAACAACCAATTGCTCCTATCCGATCAAAAAGTGAATGCACAGGGCTTGATTTCATTCGACACGTTCGCAGGGATAAGATACAAGTTCCAGTTCAAGGAGAACTACAACATATTCTATGCCGAAATAGCGCATGTAGTCCTTCCTAGTGAATTGACAGGAGGAAATTTGCAAATGGTGACAACACCACTTGTATCGCATGCCATAACATACAACAACGTGATATACCCGTCACAGACCATCAGTACGGTACAGAATCTGACAGTGGAACTTGACACATCCAACACTGCACTCAAACAATCGGCAGCAACGGCAACGCTTCCCAAAAATATCTGGCTTTCTCCCAATGAAATGCGTCTGACGGGTGAACTGAAATACTTTACCAATACTCCCAACGTGTTCAACCCGTATGATCATATAGGAGAAGAAGATGTGGAAAGGATAAAATTGGATTTCACGGCCAAGCAATATAACATTCCTGTGAAACTTACGGAATCAATTACAGGAGGTATTGCGGCAAACTGTCCCATAACTATTGTTTCCAAATGGAATCCCAGCATCAAATATACGGCAACAACGGGCAGCAATGGTACTGTAACCATTCCTAATGTATATTACGGAGATTATACCTATACACTTGGCGGGAATGCCGTATATGAGCAGAAAACAGGTGAGGTATCATTTCCAGTGAACGGTGTGGAATCACCTCTTGCGACATGGACAAACTCGGTAACATACAATACGGGCGATGTGACTGTCAATATGAAATGGCAGTACAGGGAAGGACTTGTTGTCAACCTTAACGGAGGTTTGTTCTCGTTCCAGCAGGGAGGTGGTGAAGCAAAGACATTTACAACCGATACAAGCGGAAATGCCACCATCAGTGTCGTTATCGGATTGCCCGTCAGCTTCACGTACAAGAACAACAATAACCTTATCGCCACCAATGCTACTTTCTCCCATACATTCGGTGCAGTAGGTGAATCCTATTCATATACCCTTATATCCAAGGTGTACACGCAGAAGATTGTTGTAACGGAAAAGAATACGGGTGACAAGGCAGACGATTGTCGTATCATTCTCACGCACCAGCTTAATTCGTCCATCAAGTTCGATGTACGTACAGGAACGGACGGCACTGTCACCATACAGAATGTTCCTTCCGGGCCTTACAACTGGACGGCAGGTGAGGATGTTACGTATGACAGTATATCGGGTACGGCAACAATTCCTATTGGTGGCGGAGCGACATCCAATGACCTCAACATACAGGTTGTATATAACACAGGGCAGGTGTCACTGGAAATATGGACAAAAATCCCGGGATTCGGTGATCAGGCAAACGGTAAGATACATTCAGGACTTGCCGTTATTGTCACACAAGCAGGGAAACAGCTTTTTTCCGGCGTGACCAACGAACAGGGAAAGGTGTTCTTCACCGCATCACTGGAGGTTCCTGTCACATTTGAACTTCCCGATTCGGCAGGAATATGGACAGGAAGCATCCCTGCACACACCTATCATGCGATAGGAGAGAATTACAAGGTTCTTCTTACAAGAAAGACAGGTACGGCCACCATAACCGTAAACAACTCCACAACGGGCGGAAAGGCGGCTTCCTGTCCTACAAGCATGTCACAGACATTGAATGGTGTTACCGTATCATTTTCAGGAACAACAGACGCTTCGGGAGTATGGACCGTACCTAACGTTCCTCTTTCGGGTGGTAATTATGCAGTCAAGGCAGGAGGAAACAATATATTTACTTCCGCTTCGGGTAATATGCCAAGTAGAACTACTTCCATGTCAATTACCCTTTCGGTTGCATACCAGCAGGCGACATTCAACGTTACGGTTCGTGAGATTGTTCCGGGATTCGGTGATCAGACAAACGGGCAGTTACTTGGAAGTCTAGGTTCGTTCAATGTCACACAAAGTGGTGCAACCAAGCAATATACGTCAAACGAAAATGGTGTATTAGCCATACAGGGATATGTAGGGGTTCTGTTCTCCATACAGATACCCTATTCGGGTAACTATTCCAACGGTACACAGTCATGGACACCTGCAAATACAGGTTCTTCCACCACATTGAAGTTTACGATAAGCAAGAAAGTGCGTCTTACGTTCACCAACAGCATATTCGGTCAGAATGTTACAGGCGTTGCGGTATCGGCAACAGGCGCAACCGCCACACAGACATATAACAGTAGCGGTAACAATTATGTGGATGTATATGTAGGAGCAAGACAGGTTTCGGCAACCGCATCACGTGCCGATTACAACAATAAGGTAACAGCCATATCCCAAACATCGGGAAATCTTGGTGTCGCAATGGAACCCGTCAAATACAACGTGACAATAACCGTCAAGGACGGTACATGGACGGATTGGGTTCAGAGTATAAACGGTGCGACGGTAAAACTTACCTCAACAAGAAAAAACACCGTTACCTATTCGGGAACGACAAACGCGAGCGGACAGGTTGTGCTGAATGTCTACAAGACATCTCCTTATACGGTAAATACATCAGCCACCAATTTCACGGCTGCAAGCGGAACTCTTGGAGAAAATGCGACAGCACTCACAATCAACATGAAGCGCGTATCGTTTAACAAGACAGTTACCGTACAGGTAGGAGGGAAGAACATTACGAACACGGCCGTAGAAATGATGTGTTGTGAAAACCATAAGATATTGTTCAACAGTAATACAAACGGTTCAGCACAGTTCACAGCCACCTATTATCAGGGATTACATTACATAAGCCGCATAAAACCGTGGTCAACAGCTTTCACTGCGGGAGGAATCACTTCCCAAAATTATCAGGAAATACGGTTCACCATACAGAACGGATGGAACAACGGTTCGGCAATAAGTACCGTATGGTGGAACGGAACACAGAAATTTAGCCATACTCCGGGTGGAATCACATCGGGAAACCGACTTATCTGTACGTTAAGGGTGAAGGTGTCGGACGGTTCAGTCACCTATCATGAAACACGTGACACGGCCACATGGGTGAACTGGATAAAGGCGAACCTTACGACAGGCGGCTATATCGCAATCGTCCATACCGTATGTTACAAGACGCAGGGATTCGCCCTGAACGCTTCGGAAGCGAACAGCATTGTCAATATGGGTAATTTCGGACAGTGCTCTATTCCGGGATGGTGGACACTGGGAGGAAGATATGTGTTCGTCCTTACCAATTCCCCTTCCGGCAGCGGACAGAACACGGGATGGATGGATCTTGACCTGACAAACAACACGGTAGGGACATACATAAGAAAGGGTTCCGTATCACCGTTCACCGAAAACAACAATACGGGCGTATGGGGTTACAATCCTACCACATCCGACACGGCAGCTTATACATGGAACATCAATCCCGGATCGATAAATGCTAACGGTGGAACATACCCGTACAACCATTTGAAATGCATTGACGGTTTCAACAGCGGTATCCTTTCGGGTGCGACAGGAGTTGTCACATACTCCATGGGATACCAGACACAGACCACAGGTTCATTGGCGGACAACGGTGAGTGCTGGGGCAAGATGCTGCCCGGAAACGTGTCATGGTCTGTTTCCAAGTCGGGTTATCTGTCCGCTTCCAAGGGTGCTGTCGGATTGTGGACATCACGTTATCAGGAAATAACGCTTGCCAGACAGGGTATGTTTGTGAAAATGACATTCCGTGACACGGCACAGAACGCGACAGCCCCTGCGGGCGTTGCCGTTCAGATAACGGGTACGGACGAGAACGGTGCGTCAATAGGAACCATAAATCTTACAACAGACGCTTCGGGTTCGGCCATCTACAATGCGAAACGATTGAAGCAAGGATCGACCGTAACATGGAAATTCAATTACAATTATGCGACCATGGGATGGTTCGATTCGACAGGCAGCTTCACCTTACCTACAAGCATCCCCTCCGGCGGTACATACGCTGTCACCCTCTCCGTAGACCGCATCGGTGACGGAACACCCTGGGTGGAGGAGAGGGGGTTTAAAACCAGCAGCATCTGGAATACTGGTCTTTCATCTTTGAGTGAGAGTACATCCGTTTACCCCGTCCAGGACATATACAGGCGAAATATATGTGCGATCGGGCCTGCTCCCTTCGGAACACAGGCATCAGCCGCCTACAATCCTACTCCATGCCTTATTTTCGCCTATCTGATGATATCAAAATTCGGTTCGGGAAGTTCTTCCAGATGGTCTTACGTTCTATGTGGATTGTCTGCACAGCTTGCTTTTGATCCAAACATATTCACCCTTTATTATAATCCGATAGGTTCCGTAATAACTCGTCCGCAGGTGATAGTGGCAGGGAATAGTGTGAACATGATGTGTTCATGGAATCTGACCACCTTCATATATACAGCCGTTTCTTATAGTGACAATACATCATATTCCTTTACCAGCACTTTTGGATTTTTTACATATTACCATATCAATCCGTCCTATTTTTATTTTGTAACACATAATGACACTATTACCATGCAAGGTGACACCGACCATACTGCATGGCCTGCATACCATGCAGGAGTAATGTACCAAAACTTTTTTACCACAACCGCTACAAGTCGTGGCAATTATACGCTTGCCTACGAATATTATTTCATAGCGGAACGTGACAAGGATATGTTTGGTAGATTTTATGTTACCTATGGTGTTTTCCAAAATATGATGTATGCCGACACTGATAGCAATAGCCCCATCGTCGCTTCAAGTAATGTGTACAGGTTTGGAAAGGCTCTGACATCATCATACAAATTTTATATGTCACCATGCAATTATTTCACCAATACATCCCTTTTCATAGCGGAAGCCATCATGTATAATGGAAAGGATTATTCGTTTCTGGAAAGCGTAATCAGAAACAGGGATATGTTCCAGTCGGTCATATTCTACAATATACTAAAGACACAGACTGTATCCGGGATGTACATCCATCAGTATTTTTTCAACAATATCTACGGTGTTTATTTCGCATACACAAAACCCGTATCGGGAATTACGGGAAGCGGAGCGAATGCCCTGTTAGGATTGCAGTTGTGTCATCCGTTCCAACCGGATAATACCATGACAACCCTGAATCAATACATCACATCGGATTGCAACGATTACATAGAGTATTATAATACGGGAACACTGGCAAGCGGAAACGTGTACAACAATTATATATTTGCACACAACTTCACAGGCAACAAACCGAACTTCTACCTGTTCCTTACCCTTACCGAATTCAAGAAGGATGTGTATATCAACAATTACTCGGGATGGCAGATAGGAAGCATGGATGTGACCGATCTGTCGTCACAGTCACCATGGAACACCCTTCTATCGGGTTACGGGAATTTCAAATCCGTATGGAGGGTTCAGGCAAACAGCGATTTCTCGAAAATCCTGATCTACATGATAAACCTTAACAATTCACAAAAGATTGGATTGGCAAATAATCCGGAAGGTGGAGAAATTATCATGCACTCATCATCCAATTACTGTACCCTTGACGGAATAATAGCCGTACAAAAGGTTTCAGGTGGATCATATAAGGTAGTGAAAAACCTCAATCTGATAGGATGGACGGATGCAATGAGGAACAAGATCATAGGGAAACCTGTTGCCTGCATGGGATTCACGTCACGAAGGCCTGCTTCCTTTGTTTCCGTAAGCAACCCCAATGGGGATGTGGATTCAAGTAAAATCGTAGACGATGATGAAAGGAAAAGAATTGTAGAACAGTTCAGCGTACCCGAAAAGCATGCCGTTGTCATTAACCATACACTATCCGTTGTAAACAACATGTATCTGAAACAAAGTGCCGTAAACAGGGATTCAGGTGCCGATCTGATGACAGAGTTCATCATAAAGTTTTAGGAAGGATTATAACCCTATCGGTTTTTAGGTTTTCCGATAGGGTGTTATAAAATACCAAACAAATGTTAAATCTTTAAATTTTGGATAATGTTTGTTTGTAATCTTAAAATAAAACTTTATATTTGCACCATAAAACTTTAAATAATTTAAATATGGATACAGTAAATATAAGTGTTTTGGCTGGCCACGTGAATGTTGTATCTGCTATTCACGACAGACTTTATGTATGTATAAATGCCGATAAGAACGATCTGGTAAATGAGGTGATTTCTGAATGTGGCGGACAATATATCCTGTCAAGAATGAATCAGGACGAGATAATCTCCCATCTCGAATCATTGGGATATAAAGTCGAGTGATATGGATTTAAGAGAGAAAATAAAAACCAAGGAGGTGAATAATGAATAGTGTACAGACACAAACACTTTCCATTAAAGGAAATGGAGGTGGCGAAGCATATATTGACTTTTGTGATGGACAATTATGTGTTTCTGTTGTTGTAGAAGGGAAACAAGCGGATTTTCACTTTGAACCTGTTACTCTCTAGGAATGTTTGCCCATGCTTACAAACTGCATTGTGAAGAGTGTAAAGCCTATGAAAAACGTAACGAAAATAGCCAAGAAGTCAGCCGGACTTAGCCAAAGATGTTCGATTTGCCCGCTTTTGAGAAGCTGCACTCCGGAAATAAGCAGAACTTGCTTTGACAGCTTTGTGGAGGGATTCAAGAAAGGGGTTAAGGCGGCAGAAAAGGAAATAAATGAGAAATTCAAAACAGAACATATATGAATGAGATAGAACAAGATAAAAGATATGTTTTTGGAGATATGATTATAGTAGCCACTACTGACTTTGACTTTAATCCTATTTTAAAAATTAGCACAGATGCCGGAAATGTGATTGTAATGCCATCATCCGATAATAAGATAATTGTAAAATCAACCGTAAATAAATAACTATCAAAACGTATAAAATATGAATAATATAATTGTGTTTTTGATGTGGGTTCTATGGTTGATAGCTTCAATAATTCTTGCAATTATCATATTCGGTTGGCCGTTAGTATTCAAAGAAGAATGGTTAGATCTTGGCAGTAATTTAATTGAAAAACTAAATAAAAATGACTAAAGAAGAATTTAAATCAAAGAAAGAAATTATCAATTCAAAGATGAATGAATTGAAGAACGAAATGATAAAATTAGAGAAGGAGTACATTGAATCCAATGCGAAGTATCCTATCGGAAGCAAGGTGTGTATTACTATTAATGAATCAAAACGATATGCCTATGTCAAGGATTATAGGATTGATTTTTCTGACAATATTGAACCATTGTTTAACAAGGTGAAGAAAGATGGAACCATGTCGGAGATGGGCTTATATGTTTGGTCTTATCAATGCCCTACGATAGAATTGGTAAAGTAGTAATTTTTGTTTACGATGATGGAAAAGGTGGAAGTAGGAACCCTTGACATGGGCGAACTGTTTGAACACAGGGGTGTGATATATGAGGTCTTATACAAAACGGATTATTGTGTCCGTTGCAAATACCCAAACGACAAATACCGTTACAGGGATATATGGAAATATCTCTATACCGAATTTAGTTTGTGGACAAAAGTGAATAAGATATGAAAACACTGGTTTTTGATGTAATGCTTGACGGGCGGTTTGTACATACGTTCAGATACCGATACTGCCCGTTGTTTCCGATAGACGAAGAGGAACTAGAGAAGTTTGTCACTGACAGGCTTCCTACGTTAAAAGGAAAAGATTTTAAAATAGTATTTTGATATGAAACAGCAGACAGTAGAAGAAGCAGCAAGAGAAAATATCCTGTTTAATCACAGGACAGTTGACAGAACTTTGTTTGGTAAAGATTTGGCAAAGTTTGGAGAGATGAATTTCGTTCAAGGTGCCGAATGGCAGTCAAAGCAATCTCCTTGGATAAGCGTTAATGAACGGTTGCCGGAACCAAACAAGCTTGTCCTTTGCAGAATGGTATCAAATGGAGCGATTGTTAGTGGCTATATCGTTGTTTCACCTGGGAGATCGCCATACGTTGCGACAGACGGAGGATTTGAATTTGAGGATTGGAACGGCTACGAGTGTGACATGTGGATGCCCATCCCGTCTTTCGATGATATACTCGAAGCCAACAGGGATGTACTTGAACGGATTAAAGAGAAAGGAGATTGAATATGGAAATAAAGAACGGAATAATAATTGATGGAGTGCTGCATGAAATGGTTGAACTGATTGATGCGCGATGTCTGAATTTTGATTGCAGTAAATGTTCGTTGAATAAAGAATGCAATGAGTGTAAGATGGAGCATGAATCATACCTGTGTAATGTGATGGGTTGCTTCTTCTTTGTCAATCGTGGTAAAATAACAGAGATTAAAACAGAGGAGGAAAAGAAATGAAACAGGTATTATCATTCGAGCAAATGAAACATTTACAAGAACTTGGATTATACCATATCTACACCTTGCAGGATATTCTCGATAAGCTGCCTTGCTTCATCGGCAATCAAGTGCTTACCATCCAAAAACTTGCAGATAGCTATACATGCTTGTATATGGAATATTATACTAGGTCTATGATAAAGATTACAGAGAGTAAAGAACTCATTGATGCAGCCTATGAAATGCTGTGCTGGTGCATCGAAAACGGATATGTTAAAGTTGGGAAGGAGGAATAATTATGGGATTTACAATACCGTGTTTCATACGCAAAAACACACCGGAGCTTCGGAGAGAGCTGGAAGAATTGGGATATGAAATGCTTAATTTTGGTAATACAACCTTAGATGGATATAATTATGACGGCAATGGAAGTCATAAAAGCATTGAAGAAGGAAGAGCAATCATAACATCTTATGGGAATTTATATGGGGTGATATATGATATAGATACCGTAACCAAGAAAGGAAGGATTGATTGCGGAACGAATGAGGAACTTTTTCTGGCTATCGCTGCATTGAGGAATGATACAGACAAGAACCAATGGGTTACGGATGGTAATAAATGGATTCTGTGTCCTGAAATCAAGTTCTCTACTTATTGGATTTACAATGATGTTGATGTTAATATAGATACCGTTCACAAGGCTACCGTAGACGAATTGATTGAACACTTTAAAACAAAGGAGGAACAACTATGACCGAAGAACTTGTAACATTAGGAACAGCTAAACTGTTGAAAGAGAAAGGATTTAATGAGTATTGTAAAGATATTATTAAAGAGGACAATAATCGGATAATGCAATCTGTGTTCCGAACAAATAAGAATTTGCCAAAATTGTGTTATAGTCGTCCCACTCAATCCGTTGCACAAAAGTGGCTGCGTGAAATAAGAGGTGTGTATGTATATGTAGAACCTGTTATTGGAAAAAGATGGACGCTTTCTTTTTGTGATTTCAATGTTCCAACAGAAGAAAGCGACTGGATGGAGAACGAAATAAACAAAGGGAATGGCTATAAAGTATATGTCACCTACGAAGAAGCACTTGAAGCAGGATTACAGGAAGCATTAAAATTGATATAAATATGAGCCTTGGGCGGCTTTGTAAAACCCACATAAATTTTTGAAATGAAAAAGTACATTGGAACAAAACAGATTGAAGCAGAACCTATGACAAGAGGTGATGCGTGGGGAA